GAGGTAGTATCAGAACATGTCAACTCACTCACTCATCGCAATCGAGAATCCCGGCGGCAGCGTCTTGTACGTCTACTGTCACTTCGACGGTTACCTCGAGGGCGTCGGTCGGGACGTCGTCGGCATGACGCGTGAACAGGCACGCGCCCTCATCCTCAAGGGCGACATGTCGTCGATCGACGATCACTACCGTGATGGACCTCCTCATCGCAAGGTGACGAACGTCGACGCCTTCCTCGAGGAGTTCAAGCGCTCGGGGTGTCACTACGCCTACATCATCAACAAGCGAGGCACGTGGAAGTACTGCACCCACGACGGCGTCCTGAACTCTCTGAAGCTCGCTCTCAAGCAGATCGACAGCAGTGTAACCCGGCGTAATCCCCTGGTATGATCGTACCATGAAGAAGGTCATCTGCATCGATGATTCGTGGGGGTCGAGTGACAAGACACTGATCGCCGGCGAGGTGTACACCATCATCCAAGAATATCATCGTGAGGACGGCGAGGAGATGTACGAGCTCGAGAGCGGTGGTCGCTTCAAAGCAAAGCGCTTCAAACCCGTCCCGCCTACTTCGTTCACCACCACGATCACGTGGACGAGCGCGGATGAAGAGGACAGCGATCCCGAGGAGACGCGTCTTCGAAAGCGCTACAACGCTCCCCGCGTCGGGAACTGCAAGTGTGGATTGCCAAAGTCACAGTGCGTGTATCACCGCGACACCTGAACCTGGAGTTCACTAAGCCATGAAGAACGTCACGACGTGGACTTACGACAGAAAGACAGGCGCTCACGCGTTCCGCGTCGGGGGCGTCGTGTGGGGAATGATCACACGCCACCGTGAGTGGCCCAACTGGCCTGCGCCGCCGGAGGGCGTCATGCGATACAGGATCAGGACGCCATGTCCAGCGTACGCGTACTCTCACTCGACTCTCGGTTGTGCGAAGACCGAGATGCGAAGGGCGCACACTCGCTTCCTCAAAATGCTCAGTGAACTCAAGACTGTGCAATCTGACCCGCGACGAAGGTAGGATAACCCATGAACGATGACAGGGATGATCCGATTCCGCCGCTCTCGGCACATCTCGGCGAGATGAACGTCAAGTTGAAGGACATCACGACGTGGGTTGAGGAAGTCGTCCAGGAACGCAACACGGCGCTTGCACGGTGCGAGAAACAGCGACTTCGCCTCGAACAGCGCGGGAAGATGATCGAAGACTACGAGCGCGAGCTGGCAGAGGCGAAGCGTATCCTCAGGGCGTGCGGGACGAGTCGAGACAGCCCGGACACGTGCGGCGTGTGCGGAAAGCACTTCGCTGACTGTGACAGCCACGTGCTCGTTGATCACGAAGAGTTCGGCGAGGTTGAAGTCATCATTGACAGCGACCTCACGCCTCCAGATGCGCAGAAGGCGTGCCCGGGCGCTCAAGCCCGCAGTGTAACCGGTTGAACACGTGGGGTAGTATGGTGCCATGCTAAGCAAGGAACTGTACGCTCAACTTCGCGAGAAGGCACGTGTGAACCCAACCAACGAGATCGTCCTCAACGCCCGAGGAGAGGCGGTCGGTTTTCGACCCACGACCGAAGCAGAACGCATCGCAGCGTTCGAAGCAAGGCACGGTCCCCCGCCTCGGTGATGTGCAGTGCAAACCCTAACCCAGTGATGGTAGAGTGGAACCATGAGCGAGACCACAAGGACGTACGACTGGTACCTGCGCCGATCACCCGCCAGGGGACACACTGACAAGTGGTATGTAGAGAAGGACATCACCCGCAAGGGTGGGAACTGTCCCTCTTCGCAGGACCACATCGATCACTACGAGAAGTTGGGAATCCTCCACGAGGTCCCGACGCTCGAGAACTTCAAGCCCCTCGTCGACATGTACGTGGCGTGGTACCGCAAGGTCGGCGAGGACTGGTCACTCTTCCAGGAGGAGGAAGCGAAGGGAGGTCTCCTCGTGACGCTTCACTGGACGCTCAGCGGTTTCCTCCACGATCCAAACATCGACCCGCGCATCCTGCAGTACCTCTACGACAACTACGTCGACAAGTTCGCGATCTCCCTCGTCGACAACCCGTCGTTCCCAGACACCCTCCTGCGCGAGCTGATCGAGGGCACAGGAAAGAAGAACCCGGTGAAGGACACTCGCGGCGGCGAGATGGCGTGTTTCATCCTGCACAACAAGAGCGCCTCGTCGTCGATCGTCGACCTCTGTGCGCGGAAGACGAAGAAGGCTGGGATCCAGAACGATGCGATCGGTCACCCGAACGTATCTCGCGAGACGCTCGTCTTCCTCTCGAAGAATGGGAAGTCGCCGACCGTGAAGCGGTACGCCCTCGAGGCGCTCGTCAAGAAGGGTCTCCTCAACGTGCAGTGAAACTCACACAACTTCGTTGGTAGGATACAACCATGGAAACGAACACCAGCGCCACCCGTGAGATCACGCTCGAAGAGGCACATGCCTTCATCCAGTCGCTCACGCCTGACCACGTCCTGCGAGCGTACAGCGGCAAGCACGGCTGCATGTGCGGGTGCTTGGGCAAGTACTACTCGAACCCTCTTCACAACGAAGAGCTCGAGGAACGTGATCGCCCGAAGGGCAACGCCCGAAGCCTTCTGATGATCAAGAAGATCCTTGACCGCCTCAAGGCGCACCCGTCCGCGTCGCTCCAGGACGGGTACATCGTCTACGTCCCGCGGGATGACGAAGAGCGAAACTACATCGTGTACCTGTGCAAGTCCGCGACCCTAGACTGTCAGTGCAAGTCGCTGACTGCCTGAGGTAGGATGCTTCCATGTTCGGACCCTACAGAACTGCCGCGAGGAGAGAAGAGACCATGAAGCTCGAGATGGATGAGAACACGATGTACTCGAAGGTGTGGCGTTCGATCGTCACGATCATTGGCTGCGTCTTTGCAACCTGTTGGGCTCTGAACTCGGCGGTGAGCTGGCGAGAAACGGGAGTCAAGGTCGAACTCCTACGCATGCAGGTCACTCCCGAAGGGATGCGCTACGCTGAGCTCGCTCGCGACAAGGCGATGTTCGAGTCCGTCACCAGGACGAAGCCATGAACAAGCTCTCCCCCATCATGATTGCCGCGTGTCTCGCCTCTGCACTCCTCGGCTACGTCGTCTACGATTCGACAGGCGCCGAGGTCGGGATCGCGGCCGCGTCTGCCGTGTGCTGGCTCATCGTCTCGCGCCGGTCGTAGTGCAAGTCAACCCTCGACCGAGGTAGGATGATTCCATGATCGACAAGGCAACGAAGGCAAAGATCGCCGACTTCATCTACAACGTCACGATCGGGAACGGGAGTGTGGACGAGGACACGGACTGGGAACCCAACCACGACGTACTCGACGCGATCTCCTTCGACCTGCGCCGAAAGCTCACGGGAGAAGAGATCTCCTTCGCCTGCGAAGAGTGGTCGAGGAACGTCCAGCAGGCGCAACAGCCGTGAAAAAGACATTCGTCGCCTGGGACTACAACCCGAAGCGTGAGTTCCAACACGTCCTCGTCGACTCTTACTACCACCAAGTGTGGGGGAAGATCCGTCGAGGGTACGACATGGACAACCACGTCTACTACCTCGCCATGACACCCACGCGGGGAACGCAGCACTTCCACGCGCTCAAGCCCGCCCGGAAACACGTCGAGCACGAGTGCAAGAAGGTCATGGAGTTCATGTCGCAGAAGGTCAAGTGACTGTGCAACGACACGAACCGGCGAGGTAGGATACGACCATGAGCAATACACAACGCAAGGCGGTGCAAGTTTGCATCGACCATGGGTAGGATGGCTTCATGATCAAGACACTAGCACTCATCGGAGCGCTCACCCTCATCAACTGCGGTGCGACGGAGACGAACGCCAACCCCTGCGCGGATCCGAAGGCGACGTACGTCGTCAGGACGATCGTGGAGGAACCCGGCGGGCACTGCGGCGCATTCCCGAACCAAGCGGTCGTCACCCAGCTCGACGACGACGGGTCGCTGTTCACCCTGGCATGCGAGAGCGTGACCCAGTCCGGATGCAGTTCGCTCTCGGCGGGCTGCGTCGACGTCGCAACGGGGCGAACATGCACGGTGATGTCGAAAGTCACCTACGAAGGGTCCTCGGCCTCTGGCACCGCGTGGGTCAGCTGCGAAGGCTCTTCGCCATGCCAAGCGACCTACACGATCTATGCGACCCAGTGACGGGAACGCGTGACATGTCGCTCGTCGACGTAAAGTCATCAGCGAAATGATCACAGCACGGTGAGGGAGCTGAAAACGTCAGTGCATAGAATGGGACTGACCTGATAGGATCCAACCATGAAGTTCACCTGCCCGGGCTTGCTCATCAACCGGTGGGGCGAACATACTCACGAGCAAGGCTACAGCTCGCCAGGCGAGGATAGTGTCGGGCTAGAGAGGCGGAACTCGCGGAGAACATGCACTTCCTTTCTCACAGAGGGGCGTTTTGACAACGGTGTGCAATCGCGATACCCTAGTTGCCATATCAGTGTTGACCCACGGTGCGGGAGTGCAGCTGAGAAAGGGATGCGGGGTGACGTGGGGAGGAAGGGGAGGGGAGACACTCGTGGCGCTACAGATCGTCATCATAGGCGATCTCTTTCGCTGTTGATCTCATGTTCGCGGCGAGCCACAGATCCCGTTCCGCACGCGTTCCGCACGTCACTAATCATTTCAGGATCTTCCCAACCACAGATCCCAACCTATGGCCACTCGCATTCGCGCCCGCGGGCGGGCGTCTAACGCGCGGATCAAGATGTCGTATGGTTTCGGCCCGAGCGCTGGCACGAGCAATCGTTATGAGTCCGCGCGGTACACGAGTACATGCGTAGGCTTGAACCGCCAGCACGGGCCCATTTTGCTGCCCGCGCGGGGAGGCGAGCAGATCATGATCGATTGCGATCTGATCGCGTTACGGATCGCCCCTCGCGGTCGGGTTCGTGGTGTTCATGCAGCTGTTCTACCAAGGACGTAGCACACGTTGCACAGTGCAAGGACGGAGCCGAACGAGGTAGGATGTACACATGGTGCTGAGACCTTGGATGTACGTCGTCATCGGTGCGGGGTTCGGCGGGTTGTGCATTTGGCGCGCTGTCGCCGGCGCCCCCTGGGAGTTTGTCCTCTACGGTGTGGGCTGCATCGCCTGCGGGTGGATGGCTGACGGCGCCCGGGAGCACTACCGGCGACTGTGAAATCCGGCGGCTGACGGAGGTATGATCGGACCATGCAAAAGGATCCCACATCACCGGTCACGTGGCACGGCCCGAACTTCGGGTCGATCGACGCCTCCGACCTCGGGCTCCGCCCGGGCGAGTGGCCCCAGCAGATGTTCATGGTCGACGTCGACGGCAAGAACGTGCAGTTCTACCTTGAAGGCTTCAAGCGCACGCCCGATGGCGATGTGATCGCCGCGTACTACTCGAATCTGGGTTGCACCGTCACCGTCTTCAACGACTGAGAGCGACGGTGTAACCCGATCCACCGCAGTGGTAGATTGGAACCATCAAGCGGAGAGGAAAACATCTTCCGCGAACCTCAACACGGAGGTGCAATCATGCACTTCCTCACGCAGGAGAGAACACCATGTCCATGAAGAAGAAGAGTGACCCCCGCCGCCCCTACGTCCGCGCCGACCAGTTCCTGGTCTGCTTCGACGGGAAGTACTACGGGAAGGCGGTCAAGCAGAGCGCCTTCAACAAGGAGGGGCTCATCAGCATCGCACTCGACGAGACCGGTGTCTCGGTCCTGAAGCCCTCGGGCGGCAAGCGCCGCATCCAGGTCACGCAGGGCGAGGTCGTCGAGACCTGGCGAGAGCAGAACGTGGTGTTCAAGCCGCACGCGGCGAAGATCCCCACGGTCGAGGCCTCGTCCCCCGCGCCGGAGGCGACCGAGGAGCAGTGACACGATGAAACTCTTTCCCCTGCGGTGGTGCAAAAAGGCCACCGCAGGGGTTAGAGTGGAACCATGAAACGGTGCGGAGAGCACCAAAGCAGTGCACTCGATGCACTGCGAGTCCCAACATCCAACGCTACGGAGATACACACAATGTCCGAGAACACCGAAGTCACCACCACCGAGTCCACCACCGACCAGAGCGTCACCGCCATCGACGCTGCCCTCCAGGCGGCGCGGAAGCGCCAGGCCGCGAAGGCCACCCCCAACGCCGACGGCACTCCCGCCGCCCCCGCTGCGGGTACCCCGCGCCCCCGCATCACGGAGGAGGAGCGCAGCGCCCGGCAGGCGAAGATCGCCGAGCAGCGCGCCGCACGGAAGACGGAGCGCGAGGCCAAGCGGGCCGAGAAGCTCGCTGCCCGGAGCGCCAACACCCGCCCCGCTCACCTCGCCAAGGTCCAGGCCGCGGCGTCGAAGCTCGGGGCGCTCAGCGAGGACGCGCAGCTCCTCTTCAACGAGGCCACGACGAACCTGAGCGCGGCCGACCTCACGGTGCTCGCGGCTCACATTCAACACTTCAACCGGGAGAACAGCACGATCCGGGCGCTCAACACGAAGCTCGAGGCGGGCCAGCGCGTCACGGTCACCGGCGGCGACCCCCGCTTCATCGGGCAGGTGGGCACCCTCACCAAGGTGCAGCGCATCCGGTGCTACGTCCAGCTGGACGGTGTCGAGAAGGTGCACTACGCCTTCACCAGCGACGTGGCCCCCGCCGCGGCGGCCGAGTCCGAGGCGCAGGCCGAGGCGGTCTGAACAGAACGTCCGGCGGGACACGACGCCGGCGGCACTAGCGGGTCCGACCCCCGACGGCGGGCTCCCGAAAGGGATGTCCCGCCGGTGCTCTTTCTACGGAAGTGCCCGAGCTGCACTTCCTTCTTCTAGAGCAGCACCCTAGAATATTCGTGCCCACACCGTGCTGGACAATACAGCCGAAACGTACGAATATATGCTGCGGTGCAAGGCGCGGGACCGCCGTGGTAGAGTGGTGACATGAATGACGCCACAAAGCGCAGGTTGATCGCACTGAAGTCTCCCCAGAGCACGCGTTCGGACGGCCGCCCGCGATGCGAGGACTGCGGAAGGGTGCTCGTTCGCCGCGACTTCCTGTCGTACTGGGACGGAGATGCAGAGCTCGAGCGCCAGCACGCCGTGCCTCGGTGCTGCGATGACTGTGCAGAGCTCGTGCACGAGCGCAAGTCTGCGTGAAGGAAGTGCAGTGAAACTGCGCCTTCCGATGTGGTAGGATCATGACAGTCAAGGAGAACGGAACATGTCAAATTGCAATCTCAAAGAAATCACCCTCGATGGCGTGAAGTACGTACGCGCCGACAGCATCGCATCGCCCATCGTCCCGGGAAAGCGTCACGTGCTTGTGCTCGATCGTGGTTGGATCGTCGCCGGCGACCTCGAGGAGAAGGATAGTCGCATCCTCGTCACGCGGGCGCTCCACGTGCGTCATTGGTCGAATGTTGGATTCGATGGGATGGTCGCGAATCCGAAGTGCAAGGACGTGAAGATCGTTCCGCTAGCCAATGGCTTCAACGTCCCGGCTGAATGTGAACTCTTCCGCGTTCCAGTCGATGACAGCTGGGGTCTGTGATGCTAACTGTGACAAAGCCCATCGGCAACGGCTACGGCTACGGCGACGGCTACGGCTACGGCAACGGCTACGGCTACGGCGACGGCAACGGCGACGGCAACGGCTACGGCTACGGCTACGGCAACGGCAACGGCAACGGCTACGGCTACGGCGACGGCAACGGCAACGGCTACGGCAACGGCTACGGCAACGGCTACGGCGACGGCTACGGCAACGGCAACGGCGACGGCGACGGCACGGTGACCGGCCACCGACGCCGCCGGAGGAGCTGAAGTGCAGTGAAACTGCGCCTTCCGTGAGGGATGCGCCCGCCGGGCAGGGCATGGCGATGGCAACGCCCCGGTGCTGCGAGAACTGCGCAGAAGAGATGGGGTGCAAGTCGGTCTGATCGTGTTGTAAGATCGGACAGTGAAGACATACCGTCCCGACTGGTCGTCGACAGACGAGGAGTTGCTCGTCGCCTTCATCACACTGTGTGAGGATCCTGACACGATCTTCCCGCTCGTCATAATCCAGTACGACGGGTACCCGCTTGAGTTCCAGGAGAGGTCGCACCTCGATGCCTACATCACGGGGTACGCGGTCGCGACCGACGTCAGTGCCAAGGCCTAACGGTGCAACGCAGCATCGAACGGAGGTGGAAAGCCTCAGTGTAAGCCATCGGCTTTCAATGATAGGATACGACCATGGAAAACACGGAAACACGGAAGCACGCGTTGCAGGAGCTGCTCGAGACCGTTCGCCGAGCGGGCGATGTCGACATCCACGTCCGGTCGTACTCCGGCCGCGGGATGTACGGGAAGGAGTGCTTGGGCGTGACTGTCCGGTCAGGCGACCTCGGCGAGCTCTTTGCCAGCGTCCTCGATGTCATGCACCACGAGGACTCCTCGTGCGACACGATCGACCAGATCTGCAAGGCATGGCGGCGGATGTCGCAGGACAACATGGGCCGCGACATGATCTACTACTTCCCGAGCATCCCCTACGTGAAGGGCGACCCGGACGTCGATGACGAAGAGGAAAACGAGTGAACGATCGTCCCAACACGAGGTAGGATCTGACCATGAACTCAACGCCTCCCAAGCTTCCCCGTCGAGCGGCCGAACACTGGCAGAAGCGCCTCATCATCGAGGGGCTGATGGCAACGTGGCTCGAGAATCCTGAGCTGCGCCTGGGCCAGCTCCTCGTCAACGCCTGTAACTCCGACGACAAGGCCAAGAGTCGCCTCCCGGAGGACATCTTCTACCTCGAGGACATGGACCTCGGTGACCTCCTGCTCGACTACCGCAACAAGACGAAGGAGATGAGGATCAAGCGCAGACTTGCGAAATCAAGAACATGAAGTGAGGTGCAAGTCCAGGTCCGACAGTGATAGAATTTGACCATCAACCTAGCAGTGCATCCGCTGCACTGCGTTGGAGGCACCCATGTTCGTCAAGAACCCGAACGCAGTCACGCTCTACGCAGAAGAGAACGCTCAGGACGGCACGGAATCGTGCGTCATGAAGGTGACCCTCGTCGAGGAGTGCGAGTACCACAAGGTCGACTGGACGGGTGAGACGTGGGAGGACGGCATCCCGGTCACGAAGGGCTTCGAACGGAACAACCCGGTCCCGCTCTTCCTACCGGCCGGCATCACGCTCAAGGGCGTCCTGTACAACGGACGTGCGAGCGGAATGGAGATCTTCGAGTTCCCGTACGGGAGCTGCTGGTACCGCGTCTACCCGTCTGACGGGACGCTCTGTTCGGAGAAGAACGTCCTGCGTGAGCCTGCCGTGGCAGTGTAACCCAAGCCCGATCCGTGGTACAGTCTACCCATGATCCGCAGGCTGTTGGCACGCATCTGGCACGCGTTCGTGCTCGTCCGCGTGCCGCCGCCCACGCCCGACTCGGAGAACGAGCTCCAGGCGCAACTCAACGACCAGTGGTTCCCAGAGAGGGAGGAGGACGAGCATGAACCCATGTGAGTTCTGTGGCCACGATCACCAGGCAAAGGATCACTTCACCTGCAATTGTGACTACGAGCCCTGTAGTCTATGCAACTTCGATCATGACTATGAGTTTGAAGAAGCTCGACGCTGGCACGATCTCCATCTTGGTGAAGGTTACGAAGACGTTGTCTTCGGAACGCCTGGTGGATTTGCGAGATAGGATAACGCTCGTTCATGCCAATCGACCTGTTCAACACCCGCAAGTTTGACGTTGCAGCTCGCACACAATAGGCCACGAACTTCGCCCGACGTGTGATCATGGTCAATGTGAGGAACAAGTTTTCGCATGGCACGATCGAATATCATCGTGCAAATTGCACACCTGTTTCCTTGCGCTACGATCATAGCCTCATACTGAGGAAGCGTGATGCCGTGATTGTGGTAACAGTTTGATGCTGAGTGTGTTGGAATGCAAGCGCGGCAATGTGTTTGCCATGCGACCGAGCGTATGAAATCATTGTCGCATGATTTGCACTTGACGGGTGCCTTCAACTTAAGTTGAGGCTCGAACGTCGTCTTGTACGTGTGCTTTCGTGCAGGAAATTGACGTGTAAGCTCAAGTTCGTTGATGAACGCACGTAGACGTACGCGCTTGACGGGTTCTCCCATTTCCGTCACGCGTTGCGCGATTGTCGTGAGTGGAAGTCGTTCTTCGCAGAACATACGAACGATTGCGTCCTTGTAGGGCATCAGGTCACGAGGGGCGGGCATGTTCAATTATATACCACGGTGTAACACAGTTCCATTCTGTGTTAGGATCTGACCATGGTAACATACAAGAGAGCATTCGTGTTGGACGTCACCATGACCCACGACGAGGCGCGCCTCCTGAAGCAAGAGATGGAGGACCTCTTCGGCGAGGCGGTTCACAATCGCTCATGCAAGCCCGTGGGCGATTCGCCCTTCGCCGTCCTCTACCGTGAACTGTGCAAGGTGACGACGATCTGAGATAGGATCTGGTCATGATCAAGCACCGTTCGATCACCCTTCGGATCCTCGATGCACTGGCCAAGACGGCCCACCGCGGGATGACCTACCCGCAGATCGTCGCCCTCACGTGGCGACTGTCCCACCCACGTGGGCCGAAGTACAACCCCAAGAGTGAACGCTGTCGCAAGTGGTGGAACAGCAACCTGCGAGGTGCGGTGGAGAATCACATCGGACTCCTCAACACCTTCGCATGGAAGGTGACCCTCCACGGGAAGACCCGCTGGCACCGGAACGACCGGCCGGCGACGGCACACCCGTGGAGGGTCGTCCGGCGGGAGATGCCTGTCCCGTCCAACTTCACACCGGGTCCCGATCCCCGGCAGTGAACGTTCCACCTCGAACCTGGTAGGATCGATCCATCATGAAGAAGCCCGCCAAGCCGCGCAACCCGATCGCCGTCGCAATGTTCGCACGCTTCGGCAAGACGCAGACCACCCACCGGCACCGGGCAGACAGGCGTCCGAAGGACGCTCGTCGCCAGAAGGAGCACCTCGACGGGGGACAGTGACCGAAGGTCATGCACCCGGTGCACCCAAGTCGCCTAGCGACGTTGGGCCAGTGAACAACGGACCACTGAGGTGGTACTGTAGCAGCATGAAGCAGGTGCTCTTCTACACGGGTCTCCTGCTGGCGTCCGGCGTGATCTCGATCGCTCTCTTGATCGGATGCGCCGCGCTCGTCGAAGCACTCATCCACTAGCGAAAGGTCACGCATGAAGGCGAAGTCGTTCAAGCCGTCGCAGTCGCAGCGCATCAAGAACGAGTGGAAGAAGGCCGCGTCGGGCCTCTCGCTCAAGGCGTGGGTCCGCGCACGCATCCGCGCTGGCGAGGGGACGTTCCGCCTCACGCTGTCCCAGCTCCAGGACTGGTCCTTCAACAAGCGGGCGAACTGCGCCGCTCCGCTGAAGCGCATCGGCCGGACCAACGGCAAGAAGTCGGGCGGCGGGGGCGAGCCCAAGAAGGCGAGCAAGCGCGAGAAGAACTGACATGACTTAGGCGGGACGGACGCCCCCTGCGAATTGGGTTCCGGCACCTTTATGCCGGCCAGGAAAGCGAAGCGCGCGCTCGCACCGTCTTTTTGTCGTACAACCCTCAACGGTATCACAGTGTAACCTGACGGCCACTGTGGTACAGTGATCTCATGATGACCAATCAAGAGGTTGCCAAGACGGTGAAGGAGAACATCAAGCTCGTTCACTGGGTTGCGAACAAATATAAGAACAGGGGCCTGGCGCACGAGGACCTGGTCCAGGAGGGCGCTATCGGGCTCATGACCGCGGCGCAGAAGTTCGACCCGGAACGCGGCGTCAAGTTCTCCACGTACGCGGTGTGGTGGATCCGTCAGGGGATCAACCGCGCGCTGGCGGAGCAGGGCCACACCATCCGGATCCCGGAACACACCCTCGCCGAGATCAGCGTCCTCGTCAAGGCCGCCCGGGCGCTCACCCACCAGCTGAAGCGGGAGCCCACCCACGACGAGATCGCCCAGAAGCTGGGAGCTCCGGTCGAGCAGGTGCGCAAGCTCCTCAAGACCGTGAAGGACCCTGTGAGCCTCGACGTTCCCATCGGTGATGACGACGGGGCACACCTTGGGGATACGGTCGCGGACAATGCGACGCCCTCGGCGGCGGCGATCCTCGATGCGAAGGCAGAGATCGACAGCCTGTGCGCTGTCTTCAAGGCGCTCACGCCCCGTGAGGAGAAGGTCCTCCGGCTTCGCTTCGGCGTCCCTGCACAGGCACGCGTTACGAGCGACGACGGCGTGCGAGAGCGCATCATGGCGATCGAGGCGAAGGCCTTGGCGAAGCTGAAGCCCAACAAGCGGGGGTGATCAACGGCGCAGTTTCATGCACTGTGTAACCCGCTGACCCCACGAGGTAATATCTTCTGACCATCCTTCGCCAAGGGCACGCGTTAGGTGCCCGCGACGATGGTGCAATCCTTGGTGCACTGTGGTAGAATGGACTCATGTGGACCAAGGAAAGTATCCAGGCTCTCATCAACTCCACCAACCCCGACACGGCGCGCAAGGCGATCGAGCGGGGGATCCTGGCCATCTACGAGCGCCAGACCGCCGACGAGAAGGCGGAGTCCCGCACCAAGCACCACAACAACATCGGCTTCGACGGGATCCGCGGCAAGCGCGGCTCCTACTACGCCCGGTGGCTCCTCGCCGGGAAGCACCTGACCGGTCAGCACTACTCGCGGGCGAAGGACATCGTCCTCTACCACGCCGGTCAGCTCGCCCGGATCGCGAACGAGAAGGCGCAGTGCAAGGTACCTGGCACCTGAGGTAGGATAAGGACATGGCAAGAGCACCTCCGTAGCAACTTGTGCGATGAGTGTGTTGAAGGACCGGCGTAGAGGCGGGCACCGGATGCGATGAAGACCCCCTCACCTGCTTCCCACCTCGAAGGGCATGAACCAGATGATGAGACGTCGGGGCAAAAGCGTGCGGCGGAGAGGCCGCAGCTAAAGACAGAAATCTTCGCCGGGCGTCCTAAGCGCCCATGACAGCGAGGCGCGGATGGGGCCGGTTTCCGGCCCATTCGTCGTTAAAGCGCAGTGTAAATCGACTGTGTTCGATGGTAGTATCTGACCATGATCACCATCCAGGCTCCGGTCGAGATCGACATCCGCTACGCCCCGCTCAAGGTCGACACGCGTTCCGCGTCACCTCGCGAGGAGTTCGTGAAGCGTCCCACGTGGCTGCGCACGCTGCAGGAGGACGTGGCCATCGCCGATGTCAGGCGCGCCGTCAACCACTTCTTCTACAGTGAAAACTGAATCCCAACGGTGATAGGATCTGATCACAAACCAAGGAGGTCACCATGACGACGCGTAAGGAGATCGAGAACCTTCACGAGAACAGCGGGTCCCGGCAGGCTGCGGCGCTCGCCTTCCTCCTCGGCTACGGTCGGGGATCGTGGTCCCAGCTCCACATGGGATGCACCACCCGTGGCGCGGAGGGCGCCTCGGCGACCAGCCTCTTCGACTTCCTGGACGACAACCCGGGCGTGGTCGAGAAGATGGTGGAGTGGGTCCTGGAGGAGGGGCGGGACTGCGACGGCGAGGAACTGGAGGACGAGGAGGAGTGCGAGGGGTGCGGCCTCCCGATCGACGAGTGCGAGTGCGAGGACGACGAGGACGACGTACGTCCTCCGGACACGGGGCGTGAGGACTTCCACAGCGACGGTTGATGTCACGCGTTCGGACGCAGGCACGCGTTGCGTGCCTGCGGCGGGGAGACAGGTACCAAGAGTGCAGTGTATATCACAGTGATTTGTGATATAATGGTCTCAGATGGTTAACGTAAGCGAAAATAAAAACCCACACGCTCATGGTGCCCACATGCCCAACGCACTCGCCAAGCGCACGCCACGTTTCCAACTCGACGTACACACCCACATCACCGATCCCGACACCATCGAGTTCATGCGCTTCGAAAAGGCGTTACTCACACCCCTCTTCGCAGACGGCACGCTCACCGAGTTTCCCGGCGCCACCATGTACGCGGTGTGCTACGGCATGCTGTGCGCATACGGTCCGGACCCTGAGCACCTCGAGCAGTGTGACCACGCCAAACTACTTGCGGTGCACACCGCGGATTTTCCGGACTGCCAGTGCGACCTGCACAAGGGTACGCGGCACTCGGCGTTCATCGGTCACTGGGAGCTCTAGGAGCCGGTGCGCACCCTGATCAAGCGTACCAAGGTGCGTGATTGCACTCCGGTGCATGTACTAGCGCGGTGAGTTAGCGCTCCTGGTGCCCCCGGATTCTACATCCGGGGGTGCGCAGTGTAACTCACAAGGAACTATGGTAGAATGGTCTCAGATGGAGGAAACCACATGACACTCAATCAGTTGAAGGAACTGGTGGACGACCTGGCGTCCGAGGGACACGGGGACAAGGAACTCCTGATGGACACCGACTCAGACGTCGAGTTTGACATCGAGTTCCTCGAGTTCCGGAAGACCGAAGACGGGACCCCCTTCGTCGGGGTGAGGACGAACGACAACCACTGAGGGTGACGGTGTAAAACACCGTGATCTGTGGTAGAATGGTCTTCCATGGTGGAAAGGAAGGACACATGATCAACGTATCACAGGTCACAAAGAAACTGGTGGGAGACCTGAAGCGCATCCTGCGGGACGCAGGTGTGAAGGACGTCACCTCGTGTGAGAGGTGGGAAAAAGACGGCGTCTTCGTCGTGGGTCCCAAGCCTGATGGTGACGGGTGTGGGTGGTATCTCACCTGTTGCGGGAACGACAACGAGTACTACGACGCCGGCGTCGACTTCATCAACATCTGGTCTGACAGGGAGAAGCACTCAAGCGACCTGAACGTCAAGGTGCGGGACCTGAAGCACCTGAAGCGTCTCATCAAGCAGTTCAACGAGTGATGTGATCCCGCACAGCTTCCTTAGCTTATCTTCGCAGTGAAACCCGACCACAATCTGGGATAGGATCTGATCATGATCAAGGCCAAGGACATCATCGAGCAACTCGCCCCCAACGCCCAGGAAAAGCTCCTCGAGTCACTGTTGACCGTCGTCATAAACGACGCCAACGACCTCTACTCCTCCAGCTCCGACGTCTGCAACGCCCTCCACCGGGCGTTGCACGACGCTGACATCGATCCGTTCGAGGATCCCGACGAGGACGGTGAAGGTAATTGAGCGCAGTGTAACCCGGTCCACTTTGGTGATAGGATCTGATCATGATCAAGAACAACACCAAGACGCATCACATCTGTTCATTCCTGCTCAGCGTGCATCCCCAACCCTGCACGCGGTTGGAGATTCTCCGCGCAGTGCACCGAGACGGGCCATCCACGATCCCGTTCAAGGAGACGTCCAACCACTGTTACTTCACCCGTTACGGACACGGCAACGGCGGTGAGTACTCCCTCGTCACCCGAGGCTTCATCAAGGTCGTGGGAAAGACGATGCGTCACAGGGGTAAGGGAGGACGCCTCCTCTACGCACTCACCCCGAAGGGTCGTAGGTACGCGAAAGCGTTCGACGTCTGGCTCGCAACGCAGTGACCTGACGCACCGCTTCCTTAGCTTATCTTCGCAGTGTAACCCGGTCCCTGACGGAGGTACGATCCAACCATGAACAAGATCCAGATCCTGGTCTCCTCGATCAACGTCATCCACGCGACGGACCGCCGCGAGATCGGTCGCTTCTTCGACGTCCAGCCCGTCCCGGGTCGGCGCCTCGTCCCCGGCACGGTCGCCGAGTTCATCGCCATGGACGGCGGGAAGCGCTCGGGCATGCTGGTCAAGGACGTCTCCGGTCACATCGTCTTGGACGCCTTCGGCGGACGGTAGAGGACACGCGTTCGGACGGCGGCACGCGTTGCACGACAGCGCGAGGATTAACGGTGTAAACCACCATGATCTGTGGTAGGATCGACCCAAGAGGTGAAGAGGCCATGAAGAAGCTCGCGAAGAAGCACGGCATCGCGTACGTCGTCAGCCACAAGGGCGTCAAGCTCATCTTCCCCACGGGCGCGGTGGCGAGGTTCCCGCGGAAGCACGATGCGAGGCGGTTCCTCAAGCAGGTGCACTGAGGTCTGACCTGTGTAAGTCATGGTCGAACTATGTTATAGTTTTATCATGATCAATCACAAGGTTACCTCACTCACACCGGGTCAGAAGCTTTTCCTGAAGGTCACACCCCGGTCACGCGTTCAGGTGACGTTCGTCGGACACTTCGACGAGGTGTTTCCTGGATCGTGTGACGGTCCGACCCAGGCGTGTGTCGTCAGCCTCGACGAGGACCTCTTCCATCCTACGTTGAAGAAGGTCACCCACCACGCCGGCGACAGGGTGGGTCCCTATCGCTACGAGTTGTTCCTCACCCGTGTGGGGGAGACCCAGGTCGAGGAGGTGTGGACGGGTAACCCGTCCTGTTGCGGGTGACCATCACCTGAACCCACGGTTCCATCGGTGAATAATCGGTGGGACCGTGGTAAGATGGTCCTCGCAGTTCCCAAGAAGGTCACCATCACCAGCGCGCCCCTCGGGGGCGATCGCCCGGTTCGCTAAGAAGCGTGAGGCGAAGGCGTTCCTCAAGGCGAACAGACACGCTCGCTGAGAGTGCGGCGAGGTCGCCTACCGCGTCCACTGACGGTGCAACACCACCATCAACGGTGATAGGATCTGACCATGAACCACACCCTGATTGAGCAGGTCATCCTCGTCGCAGCACACCAGTACGTCATGGACTATGCTGCGTTCGCAAAAGCAGACCGCAGCTTCGACGGCGGCGAGTTCTCCCGCGACCTCGAGGCGCCTCGGGAGGTCACGGAGGCGATGGTCCTCCTGGACCGCGCCCGGATGACGACGGACGAGGACGGGAACCCGCGCTACATGACGTTGGAGGAGCGCGTCGAGCAGGACACCCTCGAGGAGTTCCTCGGGTGCGGCGACAACTGCCACCACTGCGCAGTCCCGGCAGACGACAGCGATCCCTACGCTGCCCGCCTCTCGTACGAGGACGCCGAGCAGGAGGAGCTCGAGTACGAGGATGCGTAGTGAATACCACCATCTGTCGGTGGTAAGATGGATTCATGATCAAGGCAACCACCGCAATCCTCACGTTCTCCCTCCTCATCACCTTCTTCGCACTCATCGCCCGGGCGGCCACGTACGCTCCCAACAACCAGACCCACTCGCAGACCCACGTCAATTCGCATGTCCCTGAGGCAGTGGTCACCTTCGACCTCCCGGCCGACCCTCCCCTGATCATCCGGGTGCCGATGATGGTCATCGTCGGCCACGCTCCGGCAGCGAAGGTCTCAGCAGTGCAGCCCAGTGCACTGCGATGGACGTGCGGCGAGCAGAAGGAGCTCCTGCAGGGTTCCGGCACGGCGGCCACCTGCGAGTGGATGTGAGGTGCAACACCAACGACTTCAGTGGTGGAAAGCCTCAGTGAAAGCCATCGGCTCGACCTGAGGTGCTTCAGTGCAACGGCACTTCAGACCGTGGTAGACTGAACCATGGGACCCATCGGCATCTTCGTCTGCATCGTCGCAGCAATCATCACGCTCTTTGCCTGGTCGAACGTCGGCAGACGATGAACGCCTACCTCGACGTGGTGGACGTCCAGATGTGGATCGGCCTGATGATCTGCGTGCGGGTGAAGAAGACCGGCCAACTGCACTACATCTGCGGCCAGAGGGCGAAGCGGCTGGCGCGGTTGCTCGGTGCGACGGTGCAACTCGACTGAGATAGGTGGTAAGATCGGACCATGGAAGCCAAAATCAACCCGCTGTGGTCAGGCAAGGATCCCTGGAAGTGCCCGTTCTGCAACGCCGGACCTCTCCACGAGGATGCGCTGTACTGTCATGGCCCGGCCGGCTGCGGGAAGCTTCTGCCTCCCTTTCTCATCGGGGACGGCGACTGCCATGGCTGCGGTCAGCCGGCGGGGGAGGACCACGACCGGAACTGCGAGGCGGTGTAACCCAACCACGATCGGTGGTACAGTCTGATCATGATCATCCTCACCGAAACTCAGGTCATGGTCACCTCGCACCAGCTCGGCCTCGTCGTCTCGATTCGCAACGACATGGGAGACGAGATTGGCGTCCTCGCTCCCTTCGGCAAGAGGGTCGACCAGGTTGACCTCAACGTCAAGCACGTCCCTGCCGGGTACGTGGCAGAGTGCCTCACCCCGGACGCCTTCGCCTTCGTCGACCTCCTCGATGAGATGCGGTGAAAACCTGGTCCCAACGGTGGTGGAAAGCCTCAGTGAAAGCCATCGGCTTTCGATGATAGGATCTAGATCATGATCAACCACGCCGCCTCCACCCACGCCGATCACATCAACTGCGACTTCTGCAGCACCTCCTGCGACCACGCCTACGTCGACGGCAAGACGCGCCGCGGTCCCTGGGCGAACATGTGCCTCAACTGCTTCTCCTTCTTCGGCGCCGGTCTCGGCACCGGGAAGGGTCAGAAGTACGTGTGGCTCGACGGCGGGTGGATCAAGGTCGCCGGGTGAAACGGGGTCACAGGGGGCCCCATGGGGCGGGGCCCCTCGGGAAGGCACGCGAGGCCCCATACGAAGCCCCCTAAAAGGGGGTGGGGCCCCCCACCCCTCTGGCAACCTTTGTAGGGCCATCCCGCGGTGCGTACGCCTGATCCGGCTGCACAAAAATCACGCGCAAGATCCCGTGCACCTAAGTTCACTGTGCGCACGTGACACGAGAAATTTCGTGACATTGCGCGCTGACGGCCTTGATGCGCACTCGAATGGTACAGCTCTAACAAAGTCCCCGCGCGATCCTACTTAGATCCGTGGAAAGGTGCCGTGACAGCAGTCTCATCCCCCTGAGGATGAACAACACTACCACTACCACGTAGCGAGAATACGAAGGTGTGCGCTTCTGCACGTCGTCGACGGGACCTTTCCACGAAGAAGGGCGACGTCGCAGATGAAAAAGCAGAATGTTGAGCCTCTCGTGCTGAAGGACTACGCTTGGATCGCGGGTTTCACCGCTGTCATCATCGCAATGATCCCGCTGATTGCAGCGTTCGGGCTGCTGTTCCAGGCCGCCTTCGTCGTCCTGGCCCCCGTGGTCGTCGTGGGCACCATCGTGCACGCCTTGTTCTTCGAAAAGAAGTGACCGCCTACCCATGACGGTGTATATTTGGGTGCCCAGTTGGTACCATCCAGAGCATGAAGACCAGGCTAGCTCCCAACACCGTCAGGCAATACAAGCCCGCCAACACCATGCAGCGTTGGGTCAAGCAACCCAGGATGCCGAGGAGTGACGCATTTCTCGTCCGCTCCGTTCCTTCCCTCCTCAAGGAGGTCATGGGTCGACGCGGCCACGAGCTCGCGTCGATCCCGCAGCTCCTCGCCGCCCTACGCGAACACCCGACGAACGCCCGGCACGTCACGTACGCCGCAGTGTTCCTCGCCCTGAAGCGACACCCCCGCGTCTTCGGCCGGTTCAACCCGCTCTCGAACGGGACGGTCATGTACAACCTGATCGGATGAAACGATGAGCATCTCAACGAAGATCATTGGGCTTCAGCACGCGATGGACGTGCTGATCTCGCTGGGTTGGTCGATCTCCGAACGGCATGATGATCGTACGGATTGTTTGGCCGGTTGGTGCCTCAAGCTGGGACCCGCAACCGAGGGTTGCGGAGGGCTATGGGTGACGTGCGGCGACGAACGCGCGTTCATCAAGTTCGCGGAACACGAGGTGGGGTTGCTATGAATGAAACGAGCATGCACGACATTAGCGCTGACCTGATTCTCAAGCTCCGAGCTGCAGGCTGGACGACCAAACACGTGTGAGGAATACATAGATGGGTCACTACATGAACCTTCAAGAAGATGAATCAGTGTCGCTCGTGAAATGGGGACTCGGTATCGTGGGCACCGTCGCCGCCGGCATGTGCATCGTCATGAGCAGCGTTGCATTGGGATGGTGCGGTCAGGCGAACGACCTCGCCCAGCACAAGGTCTTTGACCCTGCCTACGAGCAGGTTCGCCACGATACGTTCACCCATTCGCAGGCCTACGTCGACGGCGTGAACCAGCACCTCCACCAGCTCCAGGTCGAGTTCGTCAAGGGCGACAAGGACCAGAAGGACGCCATCGCATCGATCGTCCTCCACGAGGTCGCAAGCGTTGATGTGTCCCGTTTGTCGCCTGACCTGCAGATGTTCGTCTCTGACCTACGTTCGCGGCAATTCGGCCGCTGACCTCTCATCATCAACAATTGAAAGGAAACTGTTCAAAATGAATCTCAAGAAGATCGGTCTCGTCATCGTCGTCCTGTTCGTCGTCTGCGTTGTCGGCCTGCTGTGCTCGGCGCCCAACAACCTTCCGTCCCGTCCGGACGCCACGATCACGCTCACCGATGCAGGCGTTGGGCCTGATGGGTCCGCACCCGCGGTCGTCACCCTCGACGCTGCGACGGGAGGCTGACCGTGATCGGCGATCGATCGAACCGGTGCCTCCTGGTGGCGGCGTGCTGCCTTGCGTTGTCACTCGGGGTTGCCTCCTGCGACAACACGCCCCCGTCCGCCGACGAGATTCAACGTGAGCAGCAGGAGACGATCCTGAAGGAAGGCACAGCCCAGACGGGGATGCCGGCGATCAGGAACTTCACAGAGCGCAAGCTCATGAAGGACATCATCGAACTGAGGGACCAGGCAGGCCTGTCGACGTTCACCTACTCGGAGACGATGTCGGGTCAGCTCATCATGCGGTGTCGCTCTGTCGGCTACGGTCTCCCGTACGCGACGCAGTACACCTCCCCTCAGAAGCTGCAGTACACACGCGATTCAGTCCGCTCAGGTACGCCCCTCTGGCGCGGGGACGTCATGCCTCAGGCCGATCCGAACGGCCTCTTCGCCCCTCCCTCCGCTGAGGGCACGTGGATCCTGTGCAAGGACCCGAACGGCACCGACGTGAAGCCCGTGTACTTCGAGGTGCGCGTGATCGTCAGCCCGTTCAAGCTAGCGGGTGCGATCGATCCTGCGGAGGTGCCCGCCGCGCGGGTCACCGAGCAGATCATCACGGGTAGAGGAAATCGACCATGAACGACTTCTTTGACAGGGTGATCCTCGAGGGCGACACCGTCTCGCTCAAGTGCGGTCCTCCGGGACTCTCGGATCTGAGGATGACCGTCGACTACACGGACGGTGCAATAGCCAGCTGCGTATGGTATGATGAATCCGGAGCGGTTCACAGGCTTGAAACCCTCGTGTCTGCCTTGAAGAAGGTCGAATAACCGCTTGATCATCATCCTGTACGCATCAATAACGATATTCATCATCGCCGCGTACTTTGCTGCGCGCGGACTTTCCTGGCTCGTCAGGAGGGGATGTGAATATGTTTTCAAGAAGTGGGGTTATCGCATCCCGTGATGTACGCATGTGGGGCGATGATTTCACGCGAAGAAAGAAGCTCATGACAAAAAAGGACTTCATTGCGAGGTTGGTGTTGCAGATGCTCGAACAAGAGCCCCACGCCATCACGGACCGCGTGATGGTGACAGTCTTCATCGAGGACGCAGTGAAGCTTGTTGAAAACATCGATCGCACGCACGAGAGCTTCTTCGATCACGAGCCGATCAAGAAGGAATTCAGGTCAAACTCTGACATCGATCGCCTCGTTCAGGATCAGGATTCATCTTCGATGCTTCCCATCCCTCCTGACACGGCTAGCACGCTGTACCACGATGAATTCCCTCGTACCGGTCCGAGGTAACGATGTGTGCCCACGCCTACGATGATTCTCTCGTTCCTCAGTGTGCCTCCTGTGGTTGCTACGCGATCGGGGACGCTCTTGACTGTGCAGAGGCAAACACCTTCTTGACGATCGAGGACGTACTTCGTGCGGCCCAAAACGTGGAAGAAGAAGAGAGCGACGAGACGTGCTTGGTGTCCTTCACGCGTTTGACAGAATAGCGAAAGTTCATCAGCGATCGCATCCTGCGTCGTCTGTGAATGGCGGTGTGCGTCTTAACCTGGGACAGTGCAACTGGGCTAGCGACCGTGGTACGATGCTAGCATGACAGCCAAGTTCCGCATTGACTTTCGAGTGAGTGAGATCCTCGACGAGGGATCCACGGATGAGGCGCGCTTCGTGACGATGGGCGACGAGGTCACACTGCTCAACCTATACGATTTCTTCCAACGCTGTGGCCTGGCAATCGAGCACGTGTTCATGGGTCTCAAGCGTCCCATGGTGCTCACGCTCAGGAAGGACGTCAATTGGTACAAGGTGAGCAAGATCAACCTGATCAAGGCGATCCGTCAGCTAGAGGACATGCCCCTCAAGCTTGCAAAGGACCTGGTCGAGAAGCCGCAGAGGACGCCGCTAGTGCACTTCAAGGATGAGGAATCTGCGGCGAAGGCGTGGAAGATCATTGAACAGTTCGAGGTCGTCGACGCTGTCGAACTCAACCACAGTGACATCGAGCTGAAGTTCAACGACAAGGAAGAGAGTGTGAAGTTCTGATGGATCGTTGGTTCTTTGAGATCAAGCGCGTTGAGCAAGGCGACTGGAACGGCTGCGGCATCGGTGCGACTGCGACAGTGTGCGGCGTCTCGTACGAGCGGGCCCGGCACGAGTTCTTTCCTCGACGCAAGGTCATCAAGGACGACAAGCGACTGTGGGTCTCAGCTCAGGCGATGCTCAAGGTCATCCAGCGGCTGGGATTCACGGTTGAGTTTCGGAAGGAGAATCCTTGCGACGTTGACCTTCCTGTCGTCACGTTCCTCTCGTACCATCTACCCGGGAGGGCGTACCCTGGCGATCCGAACGCATGCCATGCTGTCGTCTGGGATCCTTTCAAGAAGAGGTTCCTTGACCCGGGCCCAAACCAGGAGCACAATACGAACGCATACTACGCCGAGTTGTGGAAGAACAACAAGTACGACTCTATCGTCCTCACCGGAAAGAGAAAGAAGCGAGCATGAGCAAGAAAACAGAGCAGGCGAGGAACAGGCAACCACGCGTCCCTGCGTACCCTCCGGCGGCCCAAGCCACGGCACAGAGGCTCTCAGGAATAATCGATGCCGGCGGTGAACAGTCCTACCTGGCCTACGCGCTCCTTTCTCGCCTGGCTGTGTTCTGGTCAGGCATCGAGATGTCCTACGGTGAGCGTCAGAGGCGGTTGGTTGACATGATCAGGTGTCTAGGTGTGTTGTTCCCTGACAGTCAGATCGAGAACCTGTGATCATTCGATGAACGATGCGACCAGGTCCGCGACTGACGTGTGACCCCCATCGAACTTCACAACCTCGATTCCTTCCTCAACGAGCGTCTCAACTGACGGGTTGTTCAAGATCGTCTTTACCAAGCGTACGCACTCCTCGATCGTCTCAAACGTGACGATTGATGGGACATCGTGCACACGCCAGTTGTACATCTCTTCGTCGGGTTCCCGAAGTGAGAAGCAACCTCGTCCTGCGCATTCCACGTCACGTTGCCAGAGCGTGTTTGGCATCGGAAGTTCCATGTCGTAGAAGAAACGTGTCCCAGGAAGTCGCACGACCTGGTTGCGCCGCTCGCTCCTGACCATGACGCGTGAGTTCGACAAGTAGTTGAGGTAGTCGATGAACCCGGGCGTCCTCTGCCTCACCTCGACCTTCAACCCGGCCTTCTGAAGCTCTTCAAAGAACACCTTTCTGTGCCCATGCATCGATCCGCTGAAAACGACATCACGTTGTCTGTCTTTCCACGGGATGGGTTGACAGCAATACTTCGGATTGATCCACTGTTTTGCCGCAACGCAAGGCATTCCAGCCATTCGCACCTGCTCTGACCACCACCACGACTGGACGAGCCATCTGCGAATGTTGGGCAGTTTCTCCATGATCTTCTGGTATGATCCGAAGTAAGGAGAGTCTGGCATGAAGTTCTCAGTCGTGTCGAAGTCATTGACGATCAGATTCGTGTTCTTGAGCAACGGAGCGATACGATCGATGTCGTTGTACAAAGTACGCAGTTTCAATCGACACAGGACGTTGTTCTTCTGCATCCCGTAATCGAGCGCGCCAGGTGTTAGGGCATACAACTGCTTCTTCGTCACCTTCACGATGTTGAATCGTTCCTCCAACGTCTCGCTGATGTTCGTCATGTAGAGGTCGTTCGCATCGTACTCGTGACTCTCGATGAGATCGTATAACTGGGCCTTCATCTTCACATCCTACACCACCACAGTGCAAATTTACCTCATCCTGTGTTAGAATGAGAGCATGGAACCCATCGAAGTACTTGAGCTATGTGTTGAAGGATCCCTCCGCGGCGCGCCTGATGACATTGTAGTCCCACACATCTTTTCTCTGGGAGAGTACGAGCAGATGTACGCTCTCAATCACGACCGCTGTGTCCAGCTGTTCGATGAACTCATCCTGGGCGACCACGTCGCTGACGGCCTCGAGCTACTGATGAAGGCCGGCATCATCCGCGCTCTCTTTCCAGAGCTTCAGGCGTTGAAGGACCTTGGGAACGATGGTGAGACTGACGGAAAGGGACTGAAACACAAGGACGTGTGGCTGCACACCAAGCAAGTCGTTGCAAACACAGCGAAGATTCGTCCGCTACGATACGGTGCCCTCTTCCACGACATTGGGAAGGCACGCACCCTCAGGTTCATCGAGGGGAAAGTGACGTTTCACGGTCACGATGCAGTCGGCGGGCGCATGCTCGAAAAGCTGCAGGAACGCATGAAGCTGTTCGACGACAAGACCTACGACCTTGTCGATCGGCTCGTGTACAATCACATGCGCGTTCACTGCAATGTCGATCACTGGACAGACTCGAGCTGCAGGCGCATCGTAGCTGACATGGGTGGAAGCGTGGGATTCACCCTGCTCGCTGCGCTCGGGCGAGCTGACGCTACGTCAAAGTTCGTATCGAAGCGTGCTGCGAACGTGGCGCGGGTGGACGCGATGGTGAAGCGCGTGATCGATGTTCGTATCGATGACGCAAGGCCCAGGCTTCCTAAGAACACAATGGGCATCATCATTCAGCGCGGGATCTGTAGCATCGGCCCTGCACTGAACGCGATCCGCGACGGTCTCGAGCAGATGATGTTTTCCGGCGACCTCCCGACCGACAAGGACGCCGAGTGGTACGCCGTCGAAGGAACGAAGGCACTCTTCGCTTTGCAGGAAGAGATCGCAAGAGAGATTCACGCAGACATGCAGGATGTTCTCGACAGAAGAGGGGAGACTGACTGATGATCGACAAGGCGTACGTCAGGTTTCGTGAGAACCTGCCCGACAACCAGAACACCTATGCCGCGGCGGACGGCTTTGTTCAGCAGGGAATCCCTGTCGTTCCGTACTATGGGTTTGGTGACCTAGAGAAGTTCGGTGACATCGGGCCCAACGTCATCGTCTGCGGTCACATCGGTGATATCAGGTCCGCGCTCACAATGTGTGGAAAGCCAATCCCTCCCAACATCGACTATCCCGATCATCTGAGGTGGATGCTGGGACGGGAGATCAAGGAGTGTACGCTTGAGGAAGTGCGTGGTCTCATCACCCGCAAGTTTGTCAAGCCTGTGCAGCAGAAGCAGTTCACCGGTTTCGTTTGGGACCCTGATGATCCACGATCGCGATTGAACGTTGCGATCTACGAATCAGATACGCCGTGCCTCGTAGCTGACGAGATCGACATCATCAGCGAGTGGCGGTGCTTCATCAGGCACCACAAGGTCGTCGGTGTCAAACACTACAAGGGCGACTGGGGGTACGCACCTACGCTCGGCGTCCTCGAGCGTGCAGTTCGTGAAGGAAGGGGAAAGATGCCTGATGCGTACGTCCTCGACCTGGGTGTAGTCCGCGAGATCGTGCCGTTTAGCGAAGAAGATCGTCAAACGACCGTCCTCATTGAGGCGAACGAAGGGTACGCAGTCGGCTCCTACGGGTTGCCAAGCATCATCTATGCGAGGTTTCTCGAGGCGCGCTGGGACCAACTAATGCGCTAGCTTTGTTCTTTGAACATTGCAACGCTACCTACGATCACGTAACCCAACTCTTCTAGTGCTCGCCTCGAGTCCTTCTGCGTTGTCCCCGTTGTGACGACGTCATCAGCAAGTAACACAGTCTTGCCCGTGGGTTCTTCGGCCCAACGTTGTATAAGTTTATCGCTAGGATCCATAAAATGACTTAGATGATGACGCGAACGGGCATCAAAGTGCGATCGTAAGCTAGGCGTCTCACCCTTACGTATTTTCTTTTTCCATCGCTCAAGTGAAGCGAGTGCCGTCTTTTCAGACGGCTTCCCTTTCATTTTTTGTGGGACGTCGAAGCGAGGCTTGTTTGCGTCTCTTGTCTTTATTACCCCCGCCGGGACGTGATCTGCCCCCAACAATGCTGCTAACTTGTCACCGAATAATTCTGCAACACGACTGCTTGATTCAGGCGTCACGACATAGTCAGGTTTCAATCCCTTGACTTGCGTGAATGTCATTCTTGCAAGTTTTGTCGTGACCTTTTCAAGCAGATCAGGCTCAGGTATCAATTTAATACCCGTTTTTGTCGTAAGTGATCTTCCCGTTTTTAAGACGTCCAACATTTCATTCGCAGTAACATTGGCATTCGGGACAGGGTGCCCTGTGACCCAATTCAGATCGACATTCTTTTCCTTCAACGCTTGCATAGGCGCCCAGATTCCATTCGTAGTGTATCCAGGTTCTTTATTCTTCATTATGTCTCCACGATTTATCGTGAAACCCATATAATCACCTGCGATCAGATCGGCTGTCACTTCCCACTCATCGCCCTTGGTCTGAGACTCATCGCTTCATAAAGCATACAACGTAGCTCACCCAATGTCATTCTCATACGCATAAGTATCGTCTGTACATCGCGCGTGTTGATGATACGATCTGCACATGTCTTATGAAACAGAAATTAATCGCGCGCGTCTGACGAAGCTCGTCAAGGACAATATCCGTCAGGTAGTCAATAATGCGTTACAAGGCATTTCGGTGCAGCAGCTTCATTCAATGATCTATGCATCATTGTTGAACTTGATAAGTCAAGACGCGATTAAGAACTTCAACGTTGACGTCGTCGACAACAAGGGACATAAGGCATTGTATGAGACTGACATCCCAGTCGATGCACTACCCGGTGATTTATTCATCGTCAAGGTTGATGATGAAAGGACGGGAACTATCAAGGAGGTGTGCGAAGGGTTGATCATCTCGTCTGACGGTGAAGGACACGGTGTCGTGTTATCAGATCCAAAAGCAGGTGATGATCCCGGCGTCATGACAGTGAAAGTTGAGATCAAACCTCAATTCCCGATGGAGAATATTTCTATTCAGGCGAAGTGGGTGTTGCCTTGATACTTACCAAGAGAGTTTGACATGAAACACAAGAACATCTTTGCCGAAGGAGAGCTGCTCGTCACGTCATCAGGTTCAGCAGTCGTTAATGAGGTGTTGCCTCGTTCAGTGCTCGAGTCTCCGGAGATCTTCATCAGCGTGGAATTTGATCCTGACGAACCGTGTCCCCCGCCGTGTGGCAGCGACTCGCCTGACGATCTTGATTGGGAGCTGTTCCTGCGCACCGTGCACAGTGAAAATCCCAGACTTGCGAAGTTTACCCAAAAAGAGGAGCTACGGCTCAAGATCATCTGGACGGTGAGCACAGCGCGAACTATCTTGTGGAAGATCTACATCCCAGAGTGACGTAGATCGTGTACAATCAAGGCATGGCAAAGGTCTTGGTGTACGGCTGGTACGGGCGCGGGAATCTCGGCGATGAATTGATGGCGCAAGCGTTGCTGTCGATGCTGAATCCTCACGGCATCGACCTGCAGTTCGTTGACTACATAACCGGCACGATGCTCATCCAGAGCGATGGCGTCATCTTCGGCGGCGGCAGCATGCTGTATGACAAGCCCGTCATTGACAAGGATGCGTTTGACATGTTGCAGAAGAACATGCGGCCATGCTTCTACGTGGGTGTCGGGATCGAAACAGAGGTTCATGCTGATCACCGATCGCTCATGCAGATCGCAAGGGTAGTCATCACACGTTCCCCCACACCGTGGCCCGATTGGGTTCCCAAGCAAACATACGGAGCGCCTGACCTCGTGTATGCATTGCCTCAAGGCGACGTTGACGATGATAAGCACGATGTTCTATTCATTCCAAACGTAGAGGTGTTACCCACGTGGAACGAGCCTCACTGGAAACACGTCGCATTCGAGCGTTTTAAGGACGAGTGTGCCCAGTTCATGGACCAGGTCATCGATGAACGTCTAACGAAGTGTCCGGCGTTCCTGATCATGTGCCAGAACAGCTCGGTGAACGATGCCTGGGTGGCAACGGAGATCGTTGCAAGGATGAAGAATCGCTCAACATACTTCGACCTGCATGCAAACCAGCCAGTTGACAGTCAACACCTGACGAATCTCGTCAGCAGGTACAAGGTCGTCATCACGCAGCGTTATCACGGCATCATCCTTGCGGAGATGGCGGGAGTCCCATGCATCTCAATCGATCATCATGATAAGTTGAAGTATGCATGGCCACGCCGCGGCGAAAATCTTCCATATCACGGCCTAACGAAGGATGGGTTGTTCTCGGCGTGCAAGTCTGCGATGAAGTCAAAGTGTGAACCATCACGTGTTTCTCGGGAGGTGTACGACGGTCTTGCCTCCGCCATGTCGCAGATCGTCACGCAGGAAAGGAGATCCCGTGTCGAAGAATCTGTACGCAGGGATCCGTAGCGGAAGCATCTACGTCGTATCAAGCTCGCCGATTGTCAGCGATGACCCAGGAATTGAGGTTCTGAACGTCCCGACTGATGGTTGTGAGTTTTCCAAGGCAAGCGTCTTCACAGATTTTCGCGTTGTCAACGGGAGATTGAAGCGACGGTACGGCGGCAAAGCATCCACACTCAAAGTAGCGTTCGTCGGCAATTGGAAGATGCGATGCGGCATCGCGACGTACAGTGAGAACCTGTGGCCCGAGGTCGCTAAGCACGTCGGCGATTTCAAACTGTTCATCGAGAGAAATGACTGTCCGACCGGCCCGATCAACGTCATAGGAAACCTTGCCGTGCCGCCCGACAAGGTCATGTCGTGCTGGAACAGAGGACAACCTCTGGGAGAGTTGATCGGCGAGATCAAGTCGTACGACCCCGATATCGTGTGGATCCAACACGAATTTGGCCTGTGGAGCAATGCTGCGGCATGGTTGTCGTTCATGAGCCAGCTCAGCGACTATCGTGTCATCGTGACTATGCATTCAGTCTTTCATCATCGTGACAAGACGATTGTCGAGGCAGCGATGCCTGAGATCATAGTTCACCTCGACGGCGCGAGGAAGGTGTTGCAGGATGAAAAAGGGATCACAGCGCCGATCCACGTCATCCCGCACGGTTGCATGCCAGTCACTGAAACTGAGCGCCTGTGGAACTTCTACAAGAGCGAGCACACGTTCATGCAAGCAGGGTTCGGTTTCAGGTACAAGGGTTGGGAGACGGCGATTCGAGCCGCACATGTGCTGCACGAAAAATACAGTGATGTCTTCTTCACGGCCCTATTCAGCGAGTCACCGTTCAATGCTGTCGATCACCAGGTGTACTACGATGAGCTTATGAGGTTGGTCAACGAGCTCGACATGTCAAACAACGTGGCGATCATTCGCGGCTATCAGTCTGACACTGCGCTTGACTCATACATGAGAACGAACCAGGCGATCGTGTTTCCATACGTCACTCACCATGAACACGAGGTGTTCGGTGCGTCCGGTGCTGCACGTTACGCGATGTCGAAGGCGTTACCAGTCATCACTTCGAGCGCAAATCACTTCTCTGATGTTCCAACGATCAAGGCTGACACGCCTGAGGAAATTGCGAACAATCTTGACTGCATGTTCTCGAATCCATGTGCGCGCAAAGTTCAGGTTGACCGTCAACTCGAGTACATTTCAGAGAACACGTGGGACAAGGTTGCGATGCGCATCATCGACGTGTTCAACGCAGATCCAAGGAAGTGAATAGTTACTCACGTGAAGATCAGACTAGGCGACCTACGCAGGCTCATCAATGAGGAACTTGTTGCTCGTGCAAACAGCAGTTCAGCGCGCAGCGACGATGATGCACAGACTCCGGGTCATCTTCCATCAGAGTTACCGGACAGTGCTGCGATCGATGAAGAGGCATGGGTTCCCGGTAGGTGGAATCCGACCGAGGGAGAGCCCCTCGATGACGACGAAGCGTCCAGGTTGGGAGAACCTCTCGGTGAGACTGACGGCTTCAACATAGGCGATAACCTCGGCAATGGAGAGAAGGATCGCAATGACCCAGACAGCGATGACTTCAGGATCTCCGCCCACTTGCGTGGTGACGATGAAAAATTGTCTCTGGGCGACCCGCCTGACAACGAGGTGATGAAGGACGTCCAGGAAGCAACGATGCTCAACCGTGAGATCAAACGATACATGCTTCAGGAATACCCTGCCGGAGCGGGCATGGTGGATCCCACGAAGGACCCGAAGGGTTTCTACACGAATTATGACCCTGTCAAGGATCACACGGGCACTGACGACTTGTCCGCTACGTGGTACAAGTCGCCCGGGCAACAGAAGGGGACGGCAGGCGATCCGTTCCGCACTGAGGATCCTGCGTCACGCTTGGGCTTTCACCCACCCGATCGCAGGGATTCAACGTCGCATCCTGCGGTAAACGGTGAGGAAGGAAATGCATCTCGCAGAGCGCCCGAAATTTGGCAACTCTCTGGTGGAGGCGATACATCAACGATGTTGGGGCCAAGTGCAAAGGCGCCGGCAAGTGATGTAGGATCGGGCGATGGGGAAGAAGGCGAAGAAGGCGAGGGCGTCGAAGGAGAAGAGGGAGAAGAAAACTCTGATGATGCAAGTGAACAATCCTTGTAACGAACTGTAGAATTGATTATGAGTGAACGCGCTAGCGCAAAGACGTTCTATGGTTACAAACATTGGTCTCTTGAAGAACCTTCTCGCTGCTTCAATGTGGGTAAGGGACTTGAAGGTCGTTCTAGAAGTTTACATAAACGTAATCACAAGTGGCATGCAATCGTCAAACGACTTGGACTTCGTGTTGAGGAATGCATATCATTTATGTGCAATGAACATAAACATCTTTCTGGCGAAAGATGTCCTGCTGACGTAGCGGCATGTACTTGGGAGATTGAGAATATCACGTTGATGAAGACGTTTTCGACGAACCATTCACATGATGATGACAACGACATCGGGTGTAACTTCACTCATGGTGGCGAAGGCACTGCAGGATGTCATCTATCAATAGAAACTCGTGCAAGAATGTCTGCCTCTTTCAAAGGAAAGGCAAAATCTGATACACACAAAGCAAAATTGTCAGCTGCGGTCAAGGCTACATTTGATGCACACCCATTATCAGATGAAACAAAGATGAAAATGTCCCTTTCTCACAGGGGAAAACGAATGAGTGATGTCACACGGTCAAAGATATCGCTCGCTAGTAAGGGTCGTTCTCCCGGTAATAAAGGTTGTAAGCGTGTTGTTATCAACGGTGAAATTAAGTATGAACAAAAACAAGAGAGCTGAGGTAGTCCTGTCGATCGTCGCCACTGACAACACATTCTCTCCCGTCGTCGGACGTCCGACGCAAGAAGAGTTTGCACATCGTCTGTCTCTAAGAAGTCAGATTGGTTGGATGGGACGCTGTATCCACTGTGAGACACATCTCTACGTGACGATGCAAGGTTCAACAGAGTCAACGATCGAGCACATCGCACCGTTATGCGACGGAGGTGATCCCACCGATCCTCACAATCTTGCGCTGGCTTGCAGCAGGTGCAACAATGAAAAGGGCATCCGCCATGATCGTCACGCTGGGAAGGGCGGTCGCGCGGACGAAGTGATACGTGCACTTCAGGAGAAGCGGTCGACACGTTGGCGAGAGGTGCAAGTCCAGGCACGCTGATGGTACTGTACGACCATGAACGAACTGCCTCCTGCGAACTACGTTGACAGGATCGCGACGTTGCTCACGGAGATCGACTGCGCCTGGTCGAGGAATGACACGCTTGTTTCCAGTTGTAAGGTAGAAGGCTCCTGCGAGGCACACCCTGACCGAGGAGAGTGCTGCAAAAATGCTCGTGGGGTATCCTACCTCGTTAATTGCGGCTCTCTTGAAGGGTACTGGTGTGCTTGGGGTGATAACGCTGATGAATCAATCTTTCATCTACTGACGAAGAAGCTCGATGATATGTGGTACTCAAAGATGGCGGAGTGCAGAGCGATCGCAAGGGCCCTGCGTAGCGTCGGGAAATGATGTTCAAGTCCGGATCAACCGTCGAGCCTGTTCTCACGCAAAAGCAGATCATACGCATCAGCAAGGAATGGGACGAGAACTTTGCGCCTGGTGACCTCGTTGAATTGAGGAACTTCTCCGTTCGTAGAAGTGGACGCATCGGCATCGTCATAGGCGTGGAAGAGAGGTTCGAGATGTTCATGCCGGGTACAGACGTGAAGAAATCAACCGTACACGTGATGTGGACTGCGAAGGACGCCACTACTACGTTCGGCACGCATCAACATGTCGACCTGTTTCACATTGTACTCGATGATGACGACGATCATTGAGTTCATCCACGCGTTGCTGATGGTCGCATGGGTCGCGTCCTTCCCGTTCATGTTCTGGCACAGGTGGCGCGTTCTCTCGACATGGTCTGCGATCTACGTCGTGTCGTTCATCGTCGTCAACCGCGTGTCACACTACATCCTGGGAGAGTGCATCCTGACACGCATGGCGAGGTGGGCCGGTGGGACGTGGGACAACGAGTGGTTTACAGTCAAGTTCGCTCGTTACGTCTTCGGGTTCATCCCATCGAACAGGCAGGTGACGTACGTCGAGCAGGCGCTCATACTCATCGCTGCGATCGGAGCGTTCATCGTCATGCGGAGATGTCCGAGGTCTACGTAACGTGCACGACGCCGTCAATATCAACGAGCAACATCCAACACGCGTCCTTGGGCACTGCGACGGTGCGATCGCCTTCTGACGTTTTGACAGTCACGACGCCCGCTGTCATGTTCCTGATCGTCATCGCGTGAGCGTACCCGTTCAGCGGAGGGACTGCAACGAACAGATCTTTCGTCGTCCCTTCGAGCCTCAGGCTCTTGATCCCATGATCGGGTAAGAACTTGACGTCAAGCGTCTTAGGGGCCGGCGTCCTTTGCTTGGGCCACACGATAGTCCCATCAAATGTTGCCTTGATCCATTCGCCCGCTGGGCAATTGCCACCGTCCCCCGACGACGCAGTGGGATCGTCAGGTATGATCGGATCGACCGACACAATCGCAGGCGATGGCGTGACGACCTCGTACATTCCATTCCACGTCCATCTCGGTGGCGCAGCACTTTCAACGTTCAGGTGCGCATCCACGCGATCGTAAAAGTTCTTGGAGACTCCATTGTCACGGTAGCCGTTCCTGAGGCTTCCGCGCTGGTGGACGACGAACGGGATTCCATCATCGACATGAAATTCTTCACTGTAATCGCTGATGTCCTTCGCAAGGACCTTCCCACCGCGTGATCCCTTCAGGTGTTTCCAGCCGACGTACGTGATGTTGTTGTCGGCAAGGTACTGCGGGATCTGCCATGCAACATCGCGCAACAGGTCGTACCCGATTGGTAGGTTGTAGATCTTTGACATACGATCATTGCTGATCTGGAAAGTCTTGTGCTTCGCAGGCATCACGGACAATCCTGACCAACTGTGCCTAGGCGATAGTGCGCACCAGACGACGTTCGGTATGCCTTTGTACGTTTGCGTTCTCTTGTCGCCCGAGCTGAAGCCGCCGACGTCCTCATACGTCACGCCGACAATCCCGATCTTTTCATCGATGAGCTTACACCTGACGTAGTCGTCCCAACCTTTCACGACAACGACGGTGTCAGAGTCGGCTATGATGTGAATCGCGCCGTCGTTTGTTTGCCTGATCGCGTCAGCAACGCCGGCGGCATGCGCGTTCGATCCTGTTTCATTGTCCTTGTTGATGTTGACGATGACGCAGCGTCCGTTCTTCAGTTCACCGAACGCGTTGACGATGTTTCCTAGGCAATGCACAGTCAACCTAAGATCGTCAGGGCGAGTCGCCAGGTTACGCATCGTATCCCACATGAACTGTACGTACTTGACGGTCGAACGGTCTGACACGGTGTGCACGTGGATCGCGGGCGCATTCATCGGTTGTCTGATCACTATGTAACATACACGCGAACCACCAACGTCACAGTGCAAAACAAAAGTGTACGTGAGTGGGCTACAGCAGTATAGTTACTCTTGTTAGTGCAGCGGTACGTAGCTCAGGGGTCTAGAGCGCCTGCCTGATAAGCAGGAGGTCGGTGGTTCAATTCCACTCGTACCGACAAAATTGAAAAAACTGTGAAACAAAGCACAGGTCTTGGATAGAGTACTAGTAAGCAACACGCACCACACGGTCATGAAAACTTCAACATATAACAAGGATCAGCAAAAGCAGTGGCAGTATGCCGCCGCAAATACGGATACGTGAACGGAGCGCACTCTCGCTCCGAGCTTCCGGAGCGAATGAGTTGGGAATAGAAGCCAATTCGACGCCGAGGAAGAAAGGATCTTCTCTCGGTTTTTTCGTTTAAACACACATGTAGGGGCTGAGCATCGGCGAGCTCAAGTGGCTGTAAACCACCCGTTTAGTACTGTGTCGGTTCGAATCCGGCCCCCTGCACCGCGAAGGCATAGTCCTTCACGTTCATTGACAACTTGCGTTCCGATATCCCTGGGTAGCTCAGTGCAGAGCCCGCCTCTTTGTGGCGGAGACGATGGCCCGAACCCATCCCCGGGGGCACCGATACAAGAAAGCGTATCGGCTCATTGGCATGTAGCACAATTGGCAGTGCGCTCGGCTGTTAACCGAGAGGATGTAGGTTCGAAACCTACTGTGCCAGCAGGGACTGAGGATGAATCGCAACATGGGTGGTATTCATCTGAGCGTTTGATCTGAGGTCCCGCCAAAAACTTTCATTGCTCATTAGCTGGCTTGGTGCAGCGGCCGCCTGTTAAGCGGAAGACGATGGGTTCGATTCCCATATGAGCAGCCGACGTTGGTAGTGTCTGCAATCGCGGGCCCATCCAGCGTCATTAGCATGTGAGCACCGGGAATGGTGAACCCAACAAACTCACAGCGGAATTCACCCGTGGGCGAGCGCCCCACGACAAAAACGCTCGCAATGCCTTCGTAACTCAACTGGATTAGAGTAGCGGTCTCTTACACCGAAAGTTGCGGGTTCGAATCCCACCGGAGGCACAGTCGATCAAGTAACCAGCGCAAGCGACACTGTCAGCCTTTGAAGCTGCCGGCGGAGGTGAAATCATCGATGATTATGGGGAGGTAGCTCAGGAGAAAGAGCAGCGGGCATTTAGCCCGCAGGTCGGACGTTCAATCCGTTCCCTTCCCACTGCGAAGTAGCTCAGGAGAGAGAGCGCCGGGCGTAATGGCCCGGAGGTCGGAGGTTAAAGCCCTTCCTTTGCAACTGCCCACGTAGCTCAGTGCAGAGCGCCCGGTATCCACTGGGAGGTCGCTGGTTCAACTCCAACCTTGGGCTCAACGGGTGGGGTACTATCTAGCATGTATGTGTGTAAGACATGTTTACAGGAGTTTGAAACTCCCGGGGCGTTGGGTGGTCATCGACGAGCACACTTTCCTGAGAAATATCGCAAGACGTTCGAAGGAACAGACGACATCCGTATTAAGAAAAGATGTCTTCTTGAAGAAAGAGGACACAAATGTGAAGTGTGTAACACGTCAATTTGGTTGAATAGACCCATCCCAATCGAAATTGATCACATTGATGGGAATCCTGAGAACCAAGCAAAAGAAAATCTCAGACTCATCTGTCCAAATTGCCATGCGCAAACATCAACATATCGTGGTCGCAATATCGGTAAAGTGGTGAACAGTAAACGCGCTAAGACTATGAAGAAATATGCCGGCAAATATCGATAATGAATCCATGGCGCAATTGGCAGCGCAGCGGGCTTTTACCCCGAGGGTTGAGGGTTCAACTCCCTCTGGATTCACTGCGGAGTAGAGCAGCCAGGTAGCTCGCGAGGCCCATAACCTCGAAGTCGTCGGTTCAAATCCGACCTCCGCTTCCAAAGAAGGGCATACTTACAGCAATGAGAATCAAGCTAGGACGTCTTCGTCGACTCGTGCGTGAGGCACTCATTTTCGAGGCGAAGGAAAACAAGCCCGTGACGCCCGATGAGGCGAAAGAACTTCTCAAACGCTTTCCGAAAGGTGCGGCGAAACTAGGAATCAAGGACGTTGATTCATTACAACCGATCGGTACGGGCACGCGGGGTACAGTTTTCGAGGTAGGCGACAAGGTTCTCAAGGTCACGAACGACGGCAAAGAAGCGCACGCAGCATCAATCCTCGTGGGAAAGAACGTCAGCGGAGTTGTGAATTTTTACGGCGTATGGAGCCTAGGCGACACGGGTACATTCGCGATCCTGCAAGAAAAGTTGCAAACTATCAGCGCAGAAGAAGGCAAATCGTTTAATGACGCACTTGTGACGACAGCATTTCCGCTTTGGGTCAAACGTGCAGGAGGCTCCTGGGACAAGGTCAAGGAACTCACGAAGGAACACATCAAGGAAACTGCAAAGAAGAAGTTCAAGTCTTTCACCTCACCTGAAGCGCAGAAGTTCATCGCACACGCAAACGAACAGTGGAGCCTCCTAGTCAAGAAGTACGGTGTGAAGGGATTGTTCGAGACTCTCACGGAACTTGGCATTGACTTTCACGACTACCATGCCGGCAACATGATGAAAAGAGACGACGGCACGCTTGTACTCATCGACCTTGGGATGTCCAATGTCAGGGGAACAGCGGCGATTCAGACGATCACGCAACAGGCAGGCTTACAGTAAGATACCAGGAAGGCAGCGGTCAATCTGCCTCTTTTGGGACTCTAGCTCATTTGGGAGAGCGCCTGCTTTGCACGCAGGAGGCGACGGGTTCGAATCCCGTGAGTTCCACTAACGCCATGGCACAGTGCGGTTGTGTTTCACTCGGCGTAAAAGGGCCTGAAAGGCGAGTCACATAGGAAAGCCGACAATGGAACCTACGTGATTGAGGGTTCGACTCCCTCCGGGTCCACGGGATTGTAGCTCAATTGGGAGAGCGCCTGCACGGCATGCAGGAGGTAGAGGGTTCGAATCCCTTCAATTCCACCGCTGAGTCCTAGAGAGACGAATTCACGCCTCTCGAGTGGAGGCGTTCGCCTCCCGGGAGTCAGCAGCATCTTACGCCGATTGAGGGAGCGACGAAACCCACCGGCTACATCAGCCGGCATTCACACCGAGATCTCGAATCATTGCGAATCAGTGATGTGAAGCGGTCACAGGAGGATTGGCCTGGCTCAACACCAGGAGTCGGCACTGATACGAAATGGATACGTGGGCCACTGGAGGCCATTCCCCTGTCTAGGGAACGCATGCGGGTTCGAATCCCGTCGTGTCCGCTACACGCAATGTTTTACGGTTTATCTACGTCGTCTTCACAATCCCTCGACAGTGGCAGGGAACGTGAATGTAGCTCAATCGGCAGAACATGCGTGTTTCACAGGGGTATCATTTAGCGGCTAGGATGTCCGTCTCCAAAACGGATCACCTCGGTTCGAGTCCGAGTGCCCCTGCTAACTGCGCTCAAATCGACGCAGTGTCTTGTGTGGATAACGTTAGCTGTTTTCATTGCGAGTTGATGCTCTCCCAGTGAAATTATCGACGTCGAACCAGCACAAGAGTGTGTAGCACGATAAAAGAAAAGCATCACCATTGAGGTGTCGTCCAGCGGCCCAGGACCGTGGTCTTTGAAGCCACATACGGGGGTTCGAATCCCTCCACCTCAACTGAGGCATCATACAGCAGCGAGTATGTCAGGTTCTGACCCTGATCACGTAGGTGCAAGTCCTACTGCCTCAACCAAATCCCACAGCACGTCCTGAAAAGGAAGGGTGTCCGGTGCGCACCGGATAACTGTGCCTGGGAGACTACGGCTGGTCCGTCTTCTCCCCGCGCTTCGTCGGAACGCAAGTTGTGCAAGTCCCTTCTCTGGAGAGGTATGATGTTCTCATGGACGTCCCTCTCGTGGGTGAAAGGTCGCGAATGCTCATTGAGTGTTATCGCAGGATCAGGAGAACAACTGACAGCGATGAGGTAGACGACCTGGTCACAACAATCAATGCATTGACGATCCCGCGAAGCTACACGTACGTCAGCCCAGATGATGGACAGATCCATCTCGTTGTGATTGAGGACGCATCGATAATGAGGATGCTCGAGAGAGGTGGTAGGATGCCGGCAGGCCTCATGTCCGGTGCGGATGTCGTCTGGCGTTTTGAACCGCAATCAGGCGTCTGGAACGTGATCAAAGATCGCACGGGCATATATGAATCATTGTGTCCCATCAAGTGCGGCGGCATTCCTCTGACAGTGCAACGTGGGTACAAACCATGATAGGGTACTCCATGGACGCATTGACGCTTAACGAGACTGTCAACAAGGCTCTTGACGTTGCAGATGAACAGCTGAACCTTTCGAAGGAAGCGTTGGGCATCAAGCCCGATCTTGCGAAGGCGTGCAAGCACATGAAGATGGCGGCCATCGTATACGTCGAGATCATGAATTTTGTCCTGGAGACTGAATACTACGAGGACATAAAGGTGAAACTCGATGATGAAACGTTCGAGCGTTGTTCCCGGTACGTCACTGAGTTGACACGCATCGCTGATGAGACAAAGCAGCTCGTCGAAACAATCTCAACGAAGAAGTTTGGTTCTGACCTCAACTGAAGGAGACGCCTGATGAACAAAACTGTGACAGTTGACACCGAAGTACTTGACGCGGTCGCTGCCCTTGTCGCCGCTGCTGACGTGCTATGCACTGCGGTGATCTCGGGTTCGCAGGGTCAGATGAAGCTCGCGCTTGCGACGATCAGGGCGATGGATGACATCAAGCGAATCAGGATCGGCCACACAAACACGAAGAATCCACCTCAAACAAAGTGATTGTACAAGCCTCGAAGGAGGTGTAATATAAACACCATACGTCCCTAACGTCTAAATTGCCTCACAGCATACACAGATGTCAAACGTTGAATGCCCTTCACGGGGCCCTAACGAAAAGAGGAACACGTGCAGAAGAATAGGAAGCAGCGCAACGAGACGACTGAAACCGCAACGCAGCGCACGTACAGCGCGGTGAACACGCCTGAGGTCGTGAGCATCGATGTGCTAGCGACGATGTCGGATGAGGACATGATTGACCACCTGCGAGCCCTCGAGCAGGGGCTCGACCGTGCAGAAACGAACGGTCGATCTGATCCTCGAGTGTGGCAGGAGGAGATTGCCTACGTCAGACGTGAACAGCAGGTCAGGCGAGTCAGGCGCGAGACGCATGCAGAGTTCGTCCGGACTGCGGGCGTAGAATTCGAGTCCGACGAGCGGCACCTGCCCGCCGGTGACTTCGACAACATGGCGTTCGTGTACGCCGCAACGGGTGGACGACCCACAAGGTGGAGCTGATGCGCGCAGATAACACAGAACACAACATCGTCAGGTCGTACCTTGACGCACTTCACAACTTCCCACAGCTCAAGCACCCTGAGGTGGTAGAGCTCTTCAAGAAGTACGATGCGGGCTGCACTCGTGACGCGGAGAACGAAGTCATCGATCGTACTTCGGAAGCCAAGAAGATCCGAGCGAAGTTGACGGAGTGCAACCTCCGTCTCGTCGTCTCGATCGCGAAGCAGTACAAGGGACACAACATCCCAATCGAGGACATCATCCAGGAGGGCAACATCGGCCTCATGAAGTCGATCGACCGCTTCAAGTGGGAGAAAGGCTTCAGGTTCTCCACATACGCAACGTGGTGGATCAAGCAGGCGATCGGTCAGGCGATCCTGAAGCGAAAGCGCATCATTCGTCTCCCGGCACATGCAGCAGCAGTGCAACGTAAGATGTTGCAGGCAGCGGAGGAATTTCGCGAGACAATGGGTTGTGAGCCCACGCAGGAAGAACTCCAGGGCATCGTCGGTGCAAGCGAGACAGTCGTCAAGGCTACGATGCACTCTGGCCGCGGGACGATCTCTCTGCAGCAACCGCTCTCCTCGAGCGGTGACGGCGACACCATTGAGGATAAGGTTGAGGACGAACGTCCCGGTTGCGATCCCTTCACGAACGTTGCAGAGAAGCAACTGCTGGAGATCACGCAGCAGGTGCTCAATGGTCTCTCACAGAAAGAAGCGGCGATCCTTCGTCTTCGTTTCGGTCTCGTAGAGGACGCAACGAACTCAGCGGAGTATCCGATCACTGAGGAGGAAGCCCGCATGGTCCTCGAGGCTGGCACCGGGCTCACATGATCCCATCGGATTTCTTCACGTATGTCGCAGCTGGCAGCTTAGCGATGCTGTCAACTGCGACATCAATCCGCCTGATCATGACAGCTCGCAGGCCGCTTGCGCCTGCAGTGCAACAGTCTCAATTGCACAGTCAGTATGCTAAGCAGTCAGAGATCGTGGCTGACGCAGGTGAAGGAAACGCTCAGAAGCTTACGCGCGAACTGACGCAAGCAACATCGATGTTCGCACCGCAGATTAGCAGGCGCATTTTCGTCGATGCTGATGACACTCCACCTCCACCTCAACGTAAGGCGCCGGTCGGAGACGCATGTTCCGCGCCTGTTCCTCCCAACAATAGGGTCCAATTCATCAAGGAAAGTCGTCACGAGCGTCAGCCTGTGGCTACGCCCGTCGCACAACAATCATCGAAGTCAACGCCTGAGAAGTGAACGAAAGAGGTTATGATGACACTGCGCAAGGGTTCACACGTAAACAGAGGATACGTAACTGTCACAGAGGACGACGGCATCAACTACCGCGAGATCGCTGACACGATGACAGAGCTTGGGTTCAGCATGAACCACTCGTCAGCGCGTAACTACGTCCTGCGCGTCATGCAGAAGTTCGTGAAGGCATTCACTGACGACATGGACGTTGACTTCGACGAAAAGAAAGTCTACGAGATCGCAAAAGATCCGGGCTTCCAACACGGAGTGGCCGATCTTCTTCAGATCATCGAAGCGCAACGTCGGCGTAGGAAGAATAGATAAGACAATGGCCAGAGAAGGACGTGGCACGCCCGGTCGGGTAGTCTTGAAGAACCAGCCCAAGTTGACATTGGCACATCTTCTCAGACGTCGGAAGACGACGCTTGCAAAATTTGTCACTGAACTGGGCGTGACAACCCACGGTGGTCTGCAACAATGGTGCGATCGTATGGGTGTGGTCGCTCCTACTGCAGAAGAGTTCGTTCATGCCTTTCCAGCAGCAGCAAAGGTGAACAGCGCACGGGAAGGCGTGGTCGTTCTTGAAGCGCCTCCTGTCATCGATGAACCAACAGGCACGCCGATCGACCCCGACGCGCCGGTGTCACAACCAGGCGTCTCTTTCACATCCACAGTGCCGTTCCTGACGGCAATTGACGGGCCCACGGTTGCCACATCAAAAAAGGCTCGTGCAACGAAGGTGGTATCCACCACTGAACATAAAAAGAGCGGTACACAAGACGATTGAGTAGGATCACAGCCAGGAGGCAGCCTCCGTTACGCAACCATGATGGACATCATCAAGAGTTTGGATACGTGGTTTGCCGACAGGCTCACAGGATTGAACTACGAACCTGAAACAGTCGCGTACGTCACGAGTGTGTTGAAGACGCTGAGTCACCCAACGGACGAAGATGTCTTTGTGAACCGTTCGATTGTAATTGCATACGCCGACGCTCGCAAAGCAGGTGACTTCACGGCATTCCAACGAATCGGTGATTGGGTGTTGTGGATCGATGCAATTGCGCCGGCTAGCATTGAACGCGATCGTGAGGTCATTGAATCGATTGGACGCCTGTCGTACTACACATGCCACAGGATCCTCAAAGGTAAGTGGAAAGTATACGAAGAGCTAGCGGATGAACTTCCTACGATCGCTGCTCGTGTGCGTATGCGCCTCATTTGACAAAAGTGTATAGCTGCGTGACGCAGTGGTACACTGAACCATGTTGCACGGTCATGCGAGTGTAAGTTTGCGCTCCATCGTGGTACGGTAGCTCCATCAACCAGGAGAACGACGAATGGGTACGAAGACGTCAATGTCCATCAAGACGTTCAAGAAGGTCGCTATCGCGCTTCCTCCTTGCACGTCAGTTCTGCTCCGCTCGCCGCACGGCATCGGAAAGTCGCAAGTGATCAGGCAGGTAGTTTCGTTGCTTCGCAAGAAGCACTGCGATGCGACGGTAAAGATCGTAGACATGTCGAAGTACAAAGACCTGAAGGACTTCTTCAAGGTCACCGACAGGCGCCTCAGCCAGATGTCTGAAGGCGACATGGTAGGTCTTCCGAGCACTGATGGTGAGTGCACTCGCTTCAATCCTCCCGACTGGTACAAGGCAGCGTGCAGAGAACCGACTGCACTCTTCCTAGACGAGTTGAACCGCGCTACGCCTGAGGTCATGCAGGCAGCGTTCCAGATCGTCCTTGATCGTGAGCTCAATGGGTGGAAGCTGCACCCCGAAAGCCGGGTGTACAGCGCGATCAACACAGGTTCGATCTATACGGTCAATGAGATGGATCCGGCGCTGCTCGACCGCTTCTTCGTCATTGATCTCGAGCCGGATGAGGAAGAGTGGTGCGAGTGGGCACGTGACAAGACTCCGGAACAGGGAGGCAATCTCGACCCGCTGTTCCCGGACTTCATCGCCGCGACAAAGCGTCCGAAGGGAGGATCATGGCTGTATCCTCCCAAGGAGGTCGATCCGGGTGAGGTCACAACGAGTCCTCGCTCGTGGGTCATGACGCACAATGCACTCGTGTACGCTGACGTCCTGGAGAAGCCGGAGAACGGGCTCTTCTATCACATCTGCCTGGGATTCCTCGGCGTCGAGGCGTCGATCGCATTCAGGGCGTACGCAAAGAGCATCGACAATCGAGTCACAGGCGAGGAAATCGTCAACAAGTACATGCAGGATCCCAAGGTGAAGACGAAGGTTGGTCGTCGCAAGCAAGGTCAGCTCAACGAGATTGTTGAAAAGGTTGCTGACTACGTCACCGGTGGCAGCGTCAATAAGCTCACTGAACAGCAGGGAAACAACATCTCGCAGCTCATCAAGGATCTTCCTGACGAGCTGAAAATCTCGCTCTGGAGCAAGCTCACTGCGTCCGGAATCGACAAGGTCGACCTCGCGAAGAGCATTCACAAGTACTGCGCTTCGACGGTCCTGGGAGTGTTCGGTGTCCCGATGGGCGAGCAAGGCGTGGGCGTCATCCCGAACGTTCCAGGCGTCTTCAGCCCGCCGAAGGCGGCAAAGTGAGGTAACGAGAGGCGTCCGGGTCGATGTCAACGGTACTTAGATCGTGCCGAGAAGCTTCGACCCGGACCTCTGGAGGACACGTGCGTACCAACGACTCCAGAAGGTCGTAGCAACGGGACGACGGTCAACAACGTACATGATCGACATTCCTTCGATCGAGGGGTTGGGAGTCATCATCGAGTGGTGCAAAACTCGTGGCGTGATGGTTGAGTTTGTGAAGACCCCCAACGGGGGTGTTTACATTCATGATGAAAAACGTATCAAGATTAGCTGTCATCTAGGTCCCGAGAAGCAACTTCACACGCTTTTGCACGAATGCGGGCACCATCTCGTTGAGACGAAGGAGCGAGATTCGACTGACAGGTTTGGCAACGGTTACCGCTCGAGTGACATTGATGTCACGCGCACGTTCGTTCATCAGGTTGACATCATAGACGAAGAATTCGAAGCGTGGGCACGTGGGCTCAAACTTGCAGAACGCTTGAATGTAGATCTTAGCGTGGAGAGATACAATCGTACGAAAGCAGACTGCATAAAGACCCACTTGAAAGCTGCATTGAAAGTCGACGGGTACGGACATGGCGTGGACAACAAAGAAGCAAAAACGCACGAGGCTTAGCGAACTCAGGGACGTTGACCGTGCGTTCATCAACGCGGTGATGTTCGAGTCCGGTATCCTTCCCATGGAAAATTCTCATCTTGACATGCGTCGAGCGCTATCACAGCTATCACGCGAGGAAGCCCGCGCGCTCAAGCGCAAGTTTCGCAAGCTTTGGCGCAAGGCAGCTCGAGCGAAGGTAAATGAGGTCCTGAAGCAGTCGGGGACATCCGCAAGTGAAACTGCATCGATCGGTTTGACGCACAGGCTTGGTGTAGGAAAGACGACTCCATCTAGGGACGAGAAGACAGCACGCAAGGACATGGTATGTGACATGATGTGGGAAAAGTACATCGTGCCTCTGCTAGAGAGATTTGAGAACCCTGATCGTGAACGCATGGCGAAAGGAACAAGTGCATGACATGAGAAAAAACACAGTGTTCTAACGTTGGGGGAGTGTGCTTTGGCCCCCACAAGTAAGCGCCCGGGCAGCGTGTAACACACGCATGCGGGTCACTTGATAAGAGAATGTGAACGCGAGAACTGCCTATCGCAAGTAACGTAGGGCCCGGTCATACGACAGCAAACGTCGGAGACACGGGCCCATTGTCGTACTGTGTAAAGTACACTCCACGGGTGGTAGTATTGTTCTATGCGGCACTACACCAACAATAAAAAGCCCATCAAGATTGCGGTGGACACTACGATCGAGTGGAAGGATCCGCAAACAGGACCGATTTCGTCCAAGCGAGCGATCCCGGCACCCTACAAAGCACCCGTCTCGTTGAAGAACAACGAGATCGCCTCAGCGCTTGTCACCGGTCACCCAGTGATGGCAAAGTTTGACATGAAGATTTCGACTGAGCGTGGTGTGTATCCGTTCGCTCCGCTCGAAAAATATCATGGTGATGATGGAAAGGCGCCTGTTCCGAAAGGATCGCTACTGATGTATTCAGGACCGGTAAGGGTCTCTGAACGCAAGGTAATCTCGGGTGTTCCTCATGAGGTACGTGTTGTCAAGCACACGTTCATCACGCCCGTCGGTCGCTGCATAGTCCACGATCTAAACGTGTTGAAGCTTCTGTAGGAGATCGAAATGGGAGACATCATCAACCTCGACACGTATAGGGACTCCTGCGATCAGATCTTTGAGCATGACGATGCTGACGATCGATCAACGATCTACGTCTATCGCGATCGACGTTCGGGAGAGATTGAGATCGTTCAGATAAATGACGACGGCGAAGCGATTCGCACTGTCATGACAAGCATCGAAGCAAGTCTTCTTGCCCGGGCACTTGTGCAACCCGCGGGCGGCTGTGGTAAGGTGGACCCATGAGCGACACGGTCATTGACATTCTCGAAGAGCTTGAGGCGACTGCTGGAAGCAATGCGAAGCGCGACATCCTGGAGCTTCATCGAAAAAACGAGCTCCTGAAGCGTGTGTTCGTGGCGGCGCAGGATCCCTACACGGTGTACTACGTCAACAAGTTCAAGATGCCCAAGCCGGGCGTGCTCTCACATGAGATCAGTGATGATGAATTTCTTGAGGATTTTCTTGATACGCTACAGACGCAGCTGTCCACACGGAAGGTGACGGGAAATGCAGCGAAGGCTCTGGTGGAGAGTCGCTTCAGGTCAATGCCCAATGAGACGCTCCAGAAGTGGTGCCTACGCATCCTCCTGAAGAACCTGCGTTGTGGCGTGCAGGAGTCGAGCATCAACAAGGTGTGGCCAGGCATCGTCAAGAGCTTTGCTGTCGCGCTCGCATGCACCCTCAAGAGCGAGTTCGTCAAAGGCGAAGGCATCAAGATCCTCGAGCCCGTGAGCTACCCGGTCCGTGTCGAGCCGAAGCTCGATGGCCTGCGCTGCATCGCAGTGAAGAAGCAGGGTGTGGTCACCTTCTACACCCGCAACGGCACGGTGCTCGATACGCTCCCGCGCATCAAGGCTGTGCTCGAGGCTGCACCGTTCGATAACAGCGTACTCGATGGCGAGGCCATGGCTGCTGATTGGAACGAGAGTGCCAGCGTCCTGATGTCGTCAAAGACGAAGAAAGATGACAGTAACCTCATCTACAACGTCTTCGACTGTGTGAGCATCAAGAGTTGGGAATCGCAGGAGGACGACGAACAGTATCGTCTCCGAGCTGCGAACGTCGGCGTCATCATGGACGCTCTTCCTGAAGGATCTCCTGTGCGGCAGGTCCCGCACATCATGGCGAAGAATGAGCTCGAGCTCAAGGCGTACTTCGCGAAGTGCATGGACGAAGGTTTCGAAGGCGTCATGCTGAAGACCCTCAATACGCCGTACGTCTTCAAGCGCAGCGAGAATATCCTCAAACTGAAGCCTTTCGTCACGTACGAAGGCGTCATCGTGGGTCACTATGAGGGACACCGCGGTAGCAAGCGTGAAGGACTGTGGGGAGGTTTCTACGTAGTGCTTCCAAACGGCATCGTCACCCGGTGCGGAGGCGGGTTCAATGACGCAGAACGTGCTCAGATCCAACTCGATACTCCAGATGCATGGATCGGCAAGATCGTGGAGTGTAAGGCGCAACCTGATCCGCTCACTGCTGACGGTCTGAGCAAGGACGGCAAGATGCGCTTTCCGGTGTACATGCGTCTCCGCTCGGCTGCTGATGTTGATCCGAAGGTCATTGAGGCAGGAGTGAGGTACATTGAAGCTACATGATTTTCTTTGCCACAAAGCCTGACAGAAACGTCAGTCCGGACGGTATCGCTCGACCCAGCATCCTTGGTTGGCGTTGGGTGTTTCACACTGAACTCTTTGGTCTGGGCTGGTCACAGCAGTACCAGGATGCGAAGACGCTCGAGTGGCACTTTATGAAGTCGAGTTACTACTTGATTACGTTCACAAAATATTGGTCGCTTGGACGTCACCACTGTTACTACGATGGGCCCCACGACAGTTTTGATCTGGGATTCGTACACCTCTGTTGGAGCGGTGACTGGTGCGACCGGTGTTACGAAGGTGAAGAATAACAGATGAAAAGAGTTGTAATCGTCGGGGCTTTTGTCTGTGCGGGTGTCGCGCTACCAGGATTTGGTGCCCAACCGATTGAAAATTTGCGTGTTGCAGCGACCGTAGATACACCATCCGTGCCTGTCAATGAATACGTGGGTCGGTCTGTGTGCCCGGATGACATGGTAGAGGTAGACAGTGAGTATTGCCCGCAGGTTGAAGAGGTGTGCCTGCGTTGGGTCGACATCAAAGGAGAACCCACAGAAGATCCGGATCAGATGGGTCCCGAAGTTGGTCGATGCGGAGAATTCAAGTTCCCAACTCGGTGTTTGTCAGAGCACACGTTGCACAAACATTTCTGCATTGATCGCTTTGAATTTCCTAACACTTTGGGTACCCGTCCGAGGTCGTGGATGACGTGGTACGACGCTAAGCGTGAGCTCGAGGCGATCGGAAAGCGTCTGTGCACTGACAGCGAATGGACGTTCGCCGCCGAAGGTCCTGACATGCATCCGTACCCGTACGGCGACGGTTACCATCGCAACAGGAACGCTTGCAACACTGACAATTTCCTGCCCCGGGGCCTGGACGTATTCAAGGCGACGACATCTGATGGGCCTGAGGCGAAAGCGCTCGACAACCTTCTTGAGCCGTCTGGGACACGTGACACGTGTGTCAGTCCATTTGGCGTGCACGATCAGGTTGGAAATATCGACGAATGGGTCGTCAACGAGAGCGGACGTCCGTACCACTCAGGCCTCAAGGGCGGCCACATCCAAGGGGTTCGGGGTCGAGCCCGACCGATGACTGTCGCTCACTATGAGGGATTCGCGTGGTATGAGACGGGTACACGCGGGTGTAAAGACATCCCGTGATGATGTACGATTGACGCATGGTTACACTATTCGGCGGACTTGTTTCGTTGGCATTCGGCATCGTCCGTGACATCTTTGCGGGATTCATCATCGCTAAGCTCTGGTTGTGGTTCATCCTCGGCAGGTTCACGGATCTGCAGGTGAACATGTGGCATGCAGTTGGACTCATGCTCTTCATCTCGATCTTTTCGTACGTTGCGGGCATTACAAAGAAGCCTGATCTTGACACGAAGACGTCTGACGACAAGAAGAAAGACGCTCTTAACGAGGCAATTGCGAACAGCATCTTCTGGAAGTTCTTAGACATTGCGTTCGTCTACCCGTGGTTCCTGCTCGTGTGCTACGTCTGGCACCAGTTCATCTGAGATCATTCATGCGGTTCGATAGCTACGGAGACAACACAATGCACAAGTACTTCTCAAGGCCGTTGGGACGCAACAAGGCGCTCGAGGTCGGTTATCAGACTGGCACGACGTTCAAGGGATTCGATTGCTACCTGCACATCAATTCTCGTGGCAACCACGCCGGGTTGTCGTTTTGCGTTCAGCTTCGAAGTTACATGTTCGAATTCAACCTTCACGACATCAGGCACTGGAACTACGAGGCCGAACGCTGGTTTCTTCATGGCGAAGAGCCTCAGTTTGAAGGCTATCCGCACGAGTGAGTGATAGGTACGATCATGATGATGGAGGGTGACATGCTTTAGGGTGCTCGAAAGGAGACCCTGTCCATGATCACATCAAAGCCCGCAGTCCAGGCAGACTGCAGCCACGTCAAGCGTTATGCCTGCATCTCATCACAGTGTATCCGCGATCACAAGAGGATAGCAAACAGGCGCCACCGGCGCGCACTCAATCGCATTACCCGGAGATTCGTCCTCGATCCTGAGAGTTTCGATGACGAGTGCTTCAACGCCCCCACGATGAGCACATGGGACCTCTGGTGAGTGAAATTTGTGGCCCCGAGGTGGTACAGTGGTGACCATGACTAGAGGTGTTCGACGAATTCCTAGACGCTTAATTTGTCGTGTATGTGGTAATGAATTTGATCATTATGCTGTTGGCAACAAGCGCGCATTTTGCTATACGTGTGCACCAACGAGTGATACTCGTCTATGTCAAATGTATGGTATTGGGAAACCTGCGTATGATGCGTTGTTGATTGCATGTAAAGGTGTGTGTTTGATATGTTTGAAACCGTTTACGCCAAACATGCCACCATACATTGATCACGATCATCAGACAAACACGGTCAGAGGTTTGTTGCATGCACGTTGTAATTTGAATCTTGGAATCATTGAGAATTTTGATTATCTAAAGCGCGTTCTACAATACGCAAACAAATCACACTGGCTAGCAAAGGAAGTTCATGATGATTGAAAATGAAGGACAAAAAGTTGTACAAATGCACATCATCGACCCGGGCGCGGAAACCTCAAAGGGAGAGTTCTCTTTTGAGATGCAACCTCGCTACAACCCTGGACGCACTGTCAGATTCTCTCTGATCCCGTCCGACGCAGAGAAGCTCTTCAAGGCCCTCGCGGCGTACATCGAGGTACAGAAGAAGGTGTAGGATGAAGATCATCAAGAAGGTTGACTGGTCGAACTGGAGACACCGGTTCACATGTGCCAAGTGCGAGTCAGAGCTTGAAGCTGACGCTGATGATGTCATGACACAGTTCCATGAAGGATACTGTGACATGCGAGAACCAGAATCGGGCAAGAGCTACTACACGTACTACCTTACCTGCGCTGTGTGCTATGCTAAGCATGAGATCCCGGATCCCAACAAGGAGATTCCTGCTATCATGCGTGTTGCATTGCAAGGTAGGAAGAACGGCAACAACCCTCAACGATGAAAAAGTCAGACCTCAAGCGAGCTAAGCACGAGAACCTGCTGAGGCTCGCAAGGTCGCTTAAGCTGCACGACATTGACGAGATGAGTCACAGGCAGTTGGTTGCTCTCGTGTGGTGGCTTCTCACACGACACGAAAAGAAAGCCCGCGGGATGACGTGGGATCCGTGAGGGACACATGAAACTGTTTTGATTGTCGAGTCCAGAAGTGGCACAGGGGTAGGTCGCATAGGTCATCACAAGATCGCTGAAGGCATAAGGGAGCGTGAGAAGGCTGACGTCATGTGTGAAGCACTCACGATGAAGTACGTGATGTCACCGCATGAGGATCTTCGATACGAGATCGTTGAGTACGATGATGCAGAACGTATGATGCCGGTCCGTACGAGATCTTGCCAGATCCTGTTCCTACGTTCGATACGTACCTCACATGCGTCGACGGTGACAAGCTTGCGATACTAAAACTCATCAGGGAATTTCACCATGGTGATAACAGACTACCTCGGCCTCTGGCTGACGTCATCAAGGCCTACAATCGAGTCCGGGCGGGCGAACGCGTGTGCATTCTACGCTGCGTCTCTCGCCGCGAGGCGTGTGAACTATACGAGAGGTTTGCAGCTGTCGGAGCCACGGTAGAAGGCATCTAATATCATTACGGAGACACACTATGGGATACATGCACATTGCGAACGCATACAAGGAACAAGACTTCCTCCTTTTCAAGGAACTCTTTGCTTCTGAGAAGGTGCACGGCACGTCCGCGCACATCTCGTGGAAGGAGGGCACCGTGCACCTTTTCGCCGGCGGTGAGAAACACGATAACTTCGTCAAGATCTTTGACGTTGATGCGCTCAAGGCTGGCTTCGAGGCGATCGGTCATCCTGAGATCGTGATCTTTGGTGAGGCGTACGGCGGAAAGCAGCAAGGACAGTCGTGGCGCTACGGAAAGACGCTGTGTTTCATTGCGTTCGAGGTCAAGGTGGGCGACTGCTGGCTCGACCAGGACAACGCATGTCAGATTGTCGAGCGCATGGGTCTCGAGTTCGTCCCGTACAAGCGCATCCCGTCCACGTTCGAGGCGATCGACGCTGAGCGTGATGCACCGTCCATCGTCGCAAAGCGCAGGGGGATCGAAGGCGATCAACCCCGTGAAGGGGTCGTACTGCGTCCAGTGAAGGAATTCAAGACGAACGACGGGTCTCGCGTCATCTGCAAGCACAAGCGCGCCGAAGAACGTGAGACAGCGAAGCCTCGCGAGGTCGGCGACCCTGCGAAGCTAGCGGTGCTCGAGGCTGCTGATGATATCGCGAACGAGTGGGTCACACCTACGCGGTTGCAGCACGTCCTCGACAAGCTCGATCCCGGGATCGGTCTCGATCGCATGAAGGATGTCATCGTCGCGATGGTCGAGGACGTCACCCGTGAAGGTGCAGGTGAGATCGTCGACTCGAAGGACGCGCGAAAGGCGATCGGGAAGAGGACGTCAGATCTGTTCCGTAAGCATGTCCAGACTTCCCTCTACGAGAATAAAGGCGGTTGATGGGTTACTCTCCCAAGATGTGCCCGGCAGGTGAGAGCACCGCTCGCGCTGAGAACCATTGGAAGGTGACGTTTGACGTTGTCGAGCTGAAGACGGGTGATCTGATTGAGGAGAGCGTGACACGGACTGTCATGAACGATGACGTGGGCAACCAGACGATCGTCTACAAGGGCGAGAAGTTCAAGGTCAATCGCCTCCAACGACAGAAAAGTGGCAACCTCAAGCTTGGTCAACCACGTTCGAACATTGCAAAGAAGAAGGACACATGACCAGGTACTTCTCTGAAGTAGGCGGATTGTTCTCGCTTCTCATGCTCTGGCACTTCTTTGTTGATTGGACGTTTCAGTCGCACAAGATGGCAATTGCCAAGTCACAGGACGCTCGTGTTCGAGCTCGGCACTGCGCTGAGTACACGTTGCTGTTCTTTCCGGCGTGGGCATGCGCTCTGAACATCAACGTCTTTGCATGTGTTGCAGTCATCTGCATCCTGTTCTTCACGCACTTTTTCATTGACAGTTACAGGCCTGTCATGTGGTGGGCGAAGCACGTGCGACATCACCCTGCGTTCGATGATACGAGAATTGACGACAAGTCCGCAATGATTGCAATGATGTCGACGCCCGTAGGGGCCATTCTCGTCATCACGATGGACCAAATCTTCCATCTTGTGTGCCTCGTGCCCATTGCGATCATTCTTACACTTCATTGACCCACAGACAATTGCCCGGGCAGGTGGTAGGATACCCTGTCTTGGACCCAAAAGGCCCACGTGAGGGCAACGGTGGGCCGCCCAAGACCACCTAAGTGGTCAGTGCAATGCCTAGACAGCCATGGTAATATCAGACCATGACAGGCGTGCTTGAACTTTTGCTCGTGTGTGCAGCGTTGAGCTCGATGTTTCCGTCGGGTTTCAAGTACGCAACGTACGTACTCATGAGCTGTTTTGCATCGTACTTCGTCGTCGGCTTCCCACTTGTGTTCCTGCTGAATATTGACTTCTTCCCGTCGATGATCATCGTTGGGATCGTTGGTTTTATCGGTGGGTGCGCCTGGACAGCGAAGGCGTGACAGTGAACCTCGTTCAACGAAAGTGGTAGGATACAATCATGTTCACGGTATGCGATGACAAAGTCGACTTCAACCTGTCACGTCACCTGATCCCGTTCCTCGCTAACAATCCGTTCTATTCGGAGTTGTCGCGTCACATTCACAAGCATTTCACGTTTGACATTCCGACAGCCGCTGTCTGCTACGACAAGTCTGCAGATGAGCTCGTGCTGTTCGTGAATCCGACGTTCATGACCGGCGGTGAGTGGGTCAGCCCGCACGACAAGAAAAAGCGTGTCAGGAAGATGGAGCGACTCACCAACTGGGAGATTCAGGGCGTTATCGAGCACGAGCTCGATCACATCGTCTTCGGTCACCTGAGCGCTCGTGTTCGTGAACCCTCCGACGGTTGGAACATCGCCACAGATTGCGGCATCGATTCTCTGATCGTGAAGAGCGCTGAGATGCCTCGCGACCTGAAACCAGGCGAGGTCGCACGACCGCTTCCGAGGTGTGCCCTCGTCCCTGGTCAACGCCCGTGGATCGATCCTGAGATCTTCGATACGTTGCCCAAGTGGCAGCAGGAAGCGACGAATGAGCTCGCGGACTTCATCGTAGGACTTCCTCCTTTGATGTCGTCAGAGTACTACTTCAATGAGTACCTGAAGATGCAGTCGAACTCAAAGTCGAAAAGGAAGGGAAAGAAACCGGGAAAAGGTGGCAAGGGAAAAGGCTCGCCCGGAAATGATGGCGATCCGGGAAAAGGCGATCCTGGTCCGGGAGGTGAGGAACAATCGGACGATGGTGGTGAAGGCGATGCCGGCAGTGGAGGTGACATCTACGTTGCGATCCCATCGATGGACGATCACAGCGCGTGGAAGAACATCACCGAAGAAGAACGTGAGTACATCGAGGGAAAGCGCAAGTCGCTCGTTGAGAAGGCTGTGCGCCACGCAGACAGCCAGACCGAAGGTTGGGGATCGATTCCGATGGACATCCGTGAGCAGATTCGTCGCTCAGTGTCGAACATCGTCGACTGGCGGGGAGTTCTCAGGCAGTTCGTTGGCATGCTTGTTCGCGGAACACGGACAACGTCGATCAAGCGCATCAATAGGCGCTACCCGTACATCCACCCGGGTCTCAAGAGAGGGTACGTTGCAAAGCTTATCGTTGCAATCGACATGTCAGGTTCTGTAGGCAATGAGATGCTTGAGATGTTCTTTGCTGAATTGACGCAGCTTACGAAGAAGGTCGACATCTCGATCCTCCCGTTCGACTGCAGTTGCAGTGACAAGGACATCTTCGAATGGAAAAAGGGCACGAACCCGCTACTCACCCGCGTCAAGAGCGGCGGAACGAATTTTGACGCTCCCACGAAGGTCGTGAACAGCACGAAGAATCGTGGTCGGTGGGACGGAATGCTAATCATGACTGACGGTCAGGCACCTGCGCCTGAGTCGAGCCGCGTTCGTCGGGGTTGGGTTCTCGGCCAAGGATGCAATCTTCACTTCCCGTCGAACGAGATTCAGATCTTTCTCAGCAAGGAACGGCCCATGACGGGCGCATGGAGGTAATTCATCATGAACATCATGCCTAAGCCTCACCCTCACGATCCCGAAAACCCTTTGTTCGGAGGCACTTTCGGTGTCTTCATCAAGGTCGCCTTCATGCTCATCGTCATTGCTGGAATGGTGGTCGACTGCGCCGGCAAGGGTGAGAAGGCTGTCATCATCTTCGTCATTACGTCGCTGATCTGGACGTGTTCGAAGATTCTCAACGAAGGTCTCGCAGCGCTGGAGACGATCCTAAGTAAGAAGGAGAAGGACGGCAACGACGAAGAATGACATCACTGTTCAAGGCAGGTCAACTCGTCACGCCCCATGAATGGTCAGCAACTTCTGACAATGGAGAGATTGAACTGACGAACATGCCCGGCGGCGCATATTTCGGCAAGGATCTGCGTCACATTGCAAAGCTCAAGGTTGGAAACGTTGCGTTGGTCATCGCCGTCAAGGGACTTGATGGCCGTGACGTGTACGTTCTTGGGCCTGACGGAAGTGGATGGACACAGGGTGCATTGTTGAAGATAGTGAAACAGCCCATAACAAAGTGAACGTGTGAAGCGTTTTCCGTGTACACCTCTTCTTGAAGAGGGTAATGTATACTCACGACGGTCCCATCATTGCTAACGGCTTAGGCAGCTGCGTTCTCATCGCAGAAATAGGGGTTCGAATCCCCTTGGGATCACCATAGATAGATTACGAAACGAGTCATTCAAATGATGTCGAGTATGCTAACAGGTAGGACGAGTGAGAGCGAACGGCGCGGAAGCGTCTGTTGCCTTACGTCCCATACCTCAGGCGTACTGCCGTTTCGATTGCCACGCCCCTTAAAGGGTTGAAAGTGGCTAGCCGGGAAGAGACTCCCGACGGAAGACAGAAGTAGACCAGCGAGTCGCCTAGAGGCCTAGGGCACCTGTTTTGGATACAGGTTTTCGGGAGTTCGAATCTCCCCTCGCTGACGGATGGAACGCCAGTATGACGTTCCCGTTCATTGACAACTTGCGTTCCTTTCAATGCGTAGCTCAACGGCAGAGCGCCTGCATCACAAGCAGGAAACCCGGGTTCGAATCCCGGCGCGTTGACACAATCGGGGTGTAGATCAGCGGCTAGATCACCTGCCTTACAAGCAGGCTGCCGTGGGTTCGAGTCCCACCACCCCGACAGATGAGAATAGTTACATTCATGCATACGTTGTACGAACAGGTCGTCATTGAGCTTCTTGCAGAATCAAAGATCGACTCGTTCACGAGGATGGTGACGCAGAAATTGATCCGTGCATGCAAGAAGGTGATGGACAAGGTCAACAAGCAAGGCGGCATCAACATGAAGTACCTGCAGTCGTGGCCGGCATTCATGAAGAGGCAGGACTGGTTCGGAACACCCGAAGGTCGTCGTGAAAGATCACGGGCCTTGGGAACCGATCCGAACGCACCTCCTGCGATGACGGTGCAACTAATGATCTACTTGCTCAACAAGCCTGCTCCGGTCGACAAGGTCGGAATATCAGGAGGATGGTCTCCCATCAAGGACCTGCTCTCCATCAAGATTTTTGTCGATTCAACGACAGGAATCATGAAGCCTCAACACCTCTCGATGATCCAGCAACAATCGTACGAGGTCATCAGGCACGAGTTTGAACACTCTGTCCAGTCGGACGAAAAATTGCTCGGAGGAATTCAAGCTAGCCAGGACTTGATGTCAATCCCAGACAGCGTATGGAACAGTCCTAGGACTTTCGCAAGGTACATGCTCTCTGACGCAGAAAAAGAAGCGTTCGTCGCAGGATTTTATCACCTCGCCAAGCGTACGCGGAGACCCTTCATCAAGGTCATCGATGAACATCTTGATGAACTCGCTACGGCGGCGGTCAAGAAAGGCTGTGATGCAGTCGAAATTCGTAACGTACTTGTTCAGGTGAGGTACGAGTGGCTCGAATACGCCAAGAAGAGATTCCCGAAAGCAATCATCGGAATGTAGCGAAGCCTGGTTATCGCGCTCGTCTGGGGGACGAGAGATCGTGGGTTCAACTCCCGCCATTCCGACCATCAGGGTGAAGGGGATATGGAGCCCCGCTCGCCTCGGACGCGAGAGAATGTGGGTTCGAGTCCCACGACCCTGACAACGTATGCTAGCATAGCGCAGAGGCAGGCGCCCCTCTCCCGTAAAGAGGAACACGTGGGTTCGACTCCCACTGCTAGCTCCAGAAACATGGTGAAGTAGCTCAGTTGGTAGAGCACCTGCCTGAAGAGCAGGGTCGCGTCGGTTCAATTCCGACCTTCACCGCTATCCACACATTGCGTAGGTGGTCGCGCGCCGGAGTGAAGCCCCGGAGGTGTTGGTTCAACTCCAACTGTGTGGACAACGAATACTTAGGACATGAAGATTTCCTTGAAGCAGCTCAGGCGCCTAATCCGTGAGGCGGTCGCGGATCATGCAAGATTGCCACGTGGTGCGAACAGCCGTGATGATGCAGACGATCGAGATCTTGACGATCCTGCTCGTGTGGGAGACATCAACGTCGAAGGCCTCAGTGAGGCGTTCATGGATGCATACAAGGAACCGGCTCCTCGAGGAAGAAGCGCTGGACCGAACGTTTCGACTGCACCGGCATACGGAGGAATCCTAACTCCCGAACAGGTACTGATGATGTTCCCAAACGCTGCGAGGAGATGGATCGTCATGCTAAGAAGCTTGGGTGGTCAACCCCAACGAATGTCTCCCAAAGAGCTTCTGAACACAATGCAATTTCGTGTTGATGAAGATGACAACCCCCCAACATTGTACGCAGATCCAAACGACAAACGTACTGATGGACTAAACATAACGCTTCTCAATCGCATCATGCGATGGGATGACATCAATCAAGAATGGGAAGCGCTTTCTTGAACAATCTGGTACATCAGATTACAATTTGACGTGTATCAGGTATCACGTAAGTCATACGCGTTCATCTGTCCATGCGGTAGTTCGTTTGAACTGCTTCTCACTGAGAAGCAGTTCAAATCTCCAAAGAGACGCAAACACTGCACACAGAGTTGCGCATCACATCATCGTCATCAAAGCGCAGAATCAAGGGAAAAAACGCGACAAACAATGAAGGGTCGACCTTCTCCTAGGAAGGGTATGGGCGTTGGTAGATCGCTTACCGGACATGATTTCAAGTGTGACTTGTGTGGGAAACCCAATCGTGTGTACGGCCGTCGAGGACGTCAAAAGCATCGATTTTGTAACGTAGAGTGCTACAAGGGATTTCATGCCGAACAACGGAGTTCACGCGAGAGTTACAAGTACTTGTGCCTCTTTACGTTCAACGTGTATGACTACCCAGAGCATTTCGATCTTGATCTGCTTAAACAATACGGGTGGTATTCAGCCTCTAACAGAGGAGGAAATTTGAACGGAGTGTCACGTGATCACCTGATTTCGATCGCTGATGGTTTCAAATTCGGGATCGATCCAACGTTGATAGCACATCCTGCTAATTGTCGTCTAGTTCGTCACACAGAGAATCAACGAAAGAATGCAAAATCATTGATCACGATTGATCAACTTCAAGAAAGAATTGCACAATTTACGTCGAGGTACGCGAATGATTCAGCGAGCTGTCTGCAAAACAGCTGTATGTCGGTTCAAGTCCGACTCTCGACTCCGACCCAGTAAACGCATGGCCTGAGGCACGATCCTCAGTGGTGTAACCGGCAGGCACAGCACGTGTTCCAACACGGGCCGCCCGGACGATGTCGTAGGCATCTGAAGGGCATGTGGGTCCGACTCCCTCTCTCGACTCAACGCTGACGTAGCGCAGAGGCAGGCGCCCCTCTTCGGTAAAGAGGAACACATGGGTTCGAGTCCCATCGTCAGCTCCATGCGGGTGTGGCCGAGAGGTTTCAGGCACCAGAGCGCCACTCTGGACACACGGGTTCGAATCCCGTCATCCGCTCCGTTTCAAGTAACCATCAATATTCGTGGCGGAAATGGCATACGCGGGCCGACAAAAAGGCTGGCGCCTCTGACGAGGCTTATGGGTTCGAGTCCCATCGAATGCAGGTGAAAGAGATGAACCTGGTCTCATGGTGGAACGGTAGACACGGCGATCTTAAAAATCGCTGCGAATGCGTGAGGGTTCGAATCCCTCTGGGACCACGACTGAGTAACTCTTGAGGCTAGTGTAACGGTTGCACGGGGCTGTCCAAGCCTAAGATCAGGTTCAAGTCCTGAGCGAAAGTGAAAGGTACGTGCTGATGTCGCCCAACGGTCGGGTTGGACTCCTGTAAAGTCCCGTGTGAGGGTTCGAATCCCTTCGTCAGCTCCTGAGTGTACTAACACCAGCCGGTGTGGTATGTTCTCTATATGAACAACAAACTCAAGATTGCTGCAGCCGTCGTCATCGTTGTCGTTGCAATGTACGTCTACAAGGATCAGTTCGAAAAGAAGAACAAGAAGAAGTAGTGTTTCATGGTGGCTGTAGCCAAGAGGCCTAAGGCGTCCGACTGTGAATCGGATATTCGCGGGTTCGAATCCCGTCAGTCACCCCGACAATGCGAAAGGACACCGAATTTGAACGGAAAACGAACTTCGCATTGTCACCAAATCAACGGTTTCCATCACCCGGAAAGCTACGGCAGGCCGAAAAAAGCTGAGCAGTAGCAGGTGGAAAATGGCCCCATCAATGCTAGAGGCCTAGGCGACCTGCCTTTCAAGCAGGGAACACGGGTTCGAATCCCGTTGGGGTCACAGACATCACACGCTATCGTGGTGGAACAGCAGTCACGCAACGGTGAGAACGTTGTGCCCAAAAGGGCGTAGGGGTGCAACTCCCCTCGATAGCACCTGGCCTGGGAGGCAAGAAATTGCTGACGATCAGCATAAAACGCCCTCGGAGGGAGGCGACCAGATTCCCTCCTCCAATGTCATCGTGGCGTAATTGGTAGCCGCGCAAGCTTGAGGTGCTTGTGGCCGAAAGGCCGTAGGGGTTCGAGTCCCCTCGATGACACAGAATAGTTACTGACATGTCGTTGACGTTGCTTCGTGAGGCGATCAGCCTGATCATTGAGATGAGATGGAAAGGTCTCTACAAGGAACTTCGCAGGAAGTACCCAAACATCCCTGAATACGTACTACACGATTTCTATAGGACTGGGATGGGTGAACATCCCCTGTACAAGGCATTCGATCGCCTCAATTGGCATCAACAGGTCATCATAGTCAACTTGAGTGACTTCGCTCCAGACACACGCAGGCGCATCCTCGAGAGACAATTTGGTGCGATAAATCCATACGAAGTTCACAATGACGAAGAACGAATGGCAAGGCACAAGGAACTCGCGGTCTCAACAGGAAAGAACGAACCGATCATCGTGATCAAGAGGGTGGACGGGTACGAATTGTACGAAGGTTGGCACAGGACAATGAACATCCTGCAGCTAGGCAAGAACGGTAGTCCACCAGAACAATGGGAAAAAGTGAAAATCAACGCATGGGTGGGATCGGGCAAGCCTCGAATATTTGTGTCCTAATTGTCACTCTATCACCGGAACACACAGATTTCGAGGAAGAAAACATACAATTGAAACTCGAAAACAAATTTCAGAATCTAAACGAAAAAGTAATGCCATCGTGGTGAAACAGCAGACACACCGGTTTCAAACTCCGGCGCCCGCGAGGGTGTGAGGGTGCAATTCCCTCCGATGGCACAGGGGTGGAGAAAGATGATCGCTGCGTACTATACGCGCAGAGGAAAGTCGGGACTCCATAGAACAGGGAACCAGCTAACGACTGGGCATCGCAAGGTGACGGAAGACTCAACAGAGAAAAGACAGCCGATGGCCTCACAAAAGAGGATCAGGTGATGGTGAAACGGTGGAGTAAGAGCCCACCACGAATGCAGCAATGCAGACGGTAAGGGGTCCCTCCCGGAGCAAGACAAACAGTGTGCGTTTGAGGGCTGTTCGCCCGAGCATGCGGGTTGTTGCTATAGATGTGTGGTGACACACATCACAGAGGAATGATCATCCTAGACAAAATCCCGCTTACGTACCACCCACGCCCCCGTAGTTCAGCAGAAAGAACGCCGGTCTTCGAAACCGGATGTCGAAGGTGCAATTCCTTCCGGGGGCACAATAACGACGATCGTCATCATCGACAATGATCGTCGCTAGTTAATGACAACGGATGATCGCGTCATTGACAGGGGTTCATAGAATCCCCTGCATGCACTCATGGCGGAATGGTAGACGTGCTGCACTTAGGCTGCAGTGCCCGAAAGGGCGTGGGGGTTCGAGTCCCTCTGGGTGTACGAGCGAGTAACCGTCTGATTCGCAAATTGAATATGCGGAAAACGTACACCAACGTTGAAGGTGAAAGCGAGAATGTGGTGGGGGCGTGGTGGTTACGTCCCATCATGCCGGGTTAGCTCAGAGGCAGAGCGGCTGTTTCATAAGCAGTGACATGCGTGGGTTCGAGTCCCATTCCCGGCACAAGTTTTAGATGTCCATTATCAAATTCCCAATGACAATTTGGACACAAGAGCAGAATGTTCGATTCAGCGTTGACGATCTTGATCGGTGTATCAAGATCAAAGCTGATTATGGGTTTGATGTGTGCATACTCGATGTGTTTTGAATAACCACATCGTTGACATGCTTGAAGACGGTGTTTGTTTCGCCTGTTGGCGTGATGTCGTACCTCGTGAAACGTTGCAGGAGAGCTTATTTGCCCTGTCTTATCCCAATAGAAACGCAACGTTCGATTGTCAATCTCATCGCTTCTGTTATCAAATTCTTCTCTGCATTTCACGCAGAGGCGAGAACGTCGACCGCAAACGTTGAAATAAACGTCACCGCACTTTGCGCAATTTCTTGGTTTGACCTTGTTGTGTTGAACACCACGATTATTGAACGTAACCGCACATTTTCGTGAACAAAACATAGCGTTATACGTATCTGTGTGACATTCTAGGCAAGTGTTCATGTATACGAATATACAACACGTGTCACGTAAATGGTAGTGGGTCCGAATCCCATCACCAGGACGCAAGAGTGTAATTCATCTGTCTGATGATGTACGATCGTCACATGTTAGGCAAGAAAAAGACGCTCATCGGTCAACATGCATTCCTACGTGATTTGTGCTGTGGACCTAAACAGGTCGGTGGTTGCACGATCATCGCCCTTTCGAAGAAAGGCCCAGAATACGTCATCGTTGAATGGTCAGAAGACGGGTGGTACCACTCCGACGGCGACGTTAGTTGTGTCAAACTTTCTGAACTCGACATTCGTTGAAAATCATCTCCTTGTAGCTCAGCCCGGACAGAGCAGCACGCTACGAACGTGAAGGTCGGGGGTTCGAATCCCTCCAGGGAGACCATGAAACAAAGAACAGGCAAAATTCGTCGTGAGAAAGTCGAACGTCGTTATCACGAGCGTCGTGACGATGAGGAGCGTCGAACCATACCTTCCGAGACGATCATCAAGAAAATTCTCGTCACCGGTGACAGGGAGTGGTCAGACATCACCTCAGTCGTTGAGGTTCTGAAGGGCTACAGGCCCGGCACAATCCTAGTTCACGGTGCATGCAAGGGTGCGGACATCATCTGTGCTGCAGTTGCAGAAGCGTTGGACTTTGAGGTCAGAGCGTATCCTGCTGATTGGATTCAGTTCAAGAACGCTGCGGGTCCCATCAGAAACCAGCAGATGCTTGACAAAGAACACAAGGCAGAAGAGCCCATCGATGTTTGCGTAGCATTTCACAATAACGTCCAGGACAGTCGCGGAACAGCAGACATGCTAGACCGCGTCGTCAAGGCGAATATCCCGTGGAGGCTCATAACATCATCTCCCCGTAGCTCAGCGGATTAGAGCACCGGTCTGCGAAGCCGGAGGTCGTGGGTTCGAATCCCACCGAGGAGACAATTATTCATCATGAACACATGGCAGTGAAACATTTTTTACAGGTGAAGTATAATGACGGGGTGTCGGCACCTATCTCGCCGGCATCATGGAGTCTACACAAGAATGAATCTAGCCACGGCAGCCCTCATCTTCGCAATGAACCTGACAGACAGCACGTGGAATTCTAACTGGGGTCCTTACGATTTTCACACGATGACAAATGTCGTCGATGCGATCGTGCAAACGACGACAGATCCTCAGAAGGTCGAGACCTTGATCAAGATCGCTCGATGGGAAACCGGTGGGTGGCGTGATGATGTAGTTTCATGCAAGGTCAGAGGCGATCATGGCGAGGCACTCGGCGCATTCCAGGTCCACCCGTTCAACGATCAAGAAAAAGCAGCTTTGTGTTCACCTGACGTCTCGAAGCAAGCCGCCGTCGCATTGCACCATCTCGACGAAAGCATTGCCGCCTGCCAGAAGGCAGGCATGAAGAACAGCAACCTTCTGACTGCTTACACACACGGTCACTGTCACAACGCGACTGACAACGTTGCCAAGATCCATTGGGGCGACGGTTCGAGGATCCAGGCGCTCATGGCGACGGAACTCGATGAAGAAGATGACGTCAGCGTTTGCGAAGAGGTCACAAGAAGCAGATGAGCGACGAAACACGCCAACCGCAGCTTCCGTCAGAGAAACCCGTAGAAATCGATCACTTCAGAGGTGAGTTTGGGTTCTTGAGCAATTTCTACGCAGCATCAATTTGGGTCGACGGTGATCGTTACCCAACAGTGGAGCATGCGTACCAGGCGGCGAAGTCATCCGACCCGGTGACGAAGAAGATGATCCGCGAAGCAGCGTCACCGGGCATTGCAAAAAAGCTCGGTTACTCTGTCAAGCTACCCACTGACTGGGACCTACAGAAGGTGACAGTGATGCGGAATCTGCTGCAGGAAAAATTCAAGAACCCCCTTCTTAGGTCAATGTTACTTGCGACAGAAGATATCCCGTTGGTCGAGGGTAACACGTGGGGTGACAAGTTCTGGGGCGTTTACAAAGGTGTAGGTCAGAACTGGCTCGGGCGACTTCTAATGGAAATTAGGGAGGAATGTCGGAGCGAAGAAGAGAGTGCAAATCCGTAGACCGACGTGGTATGTTGGTCTCATGCAGCTGCCGGCCGGATACGCAATCAGCGTCACTCCTAAGGAAAACTTCACTGACTACACCGTGAAGCTAAAGTTCAACGGCAAGGAGATCGGAAGTGTCAATGTAGTCGAAGCATCAGCAAACTGTGCGGGTCATCCCGTCAGGGTGTACGAGACGCACTCAAACCTCGATCAGGGGCACAGAGGAAAAGGATTGGGACTCGCCTTGTATTCTGAAGCGATCGCATACGGTCTCAGGAAAGGATACACTGTCACGTCATCGTACTCACCCAGCGCTCTTGCACAGAGGGTGTGGCGATCGAAGCGGCTCGCGGAAGCGTATCTCGTCTCAAGGTTCGCTCGAAGGTGGTGGGTCAGCAGGGTCAAGAAGGTCACGTAATGCCAACGTGGTGGAACAGCAGTCACAGCGGACTCAGAATCCGCCGTTCGAAAGAGCGTGAGGGTGCAACTCCCTCCGTTGGCACATAGCATGAGTAACCGCAGCATAATTTGTCCCGTTCACGGATCGTGAGCTGTCTCACGTAGGGATCGGCGGCAGGTGAAAGTGCTTTCTCATCTCCTCGTAGTTCAGCCAGGATAGAACTCCGGTTTCCTAAACCGGGTGTCGGGGGTTCGAATCCCTCCGAGGAGACAATCTTCATGTAGTTCAGCGGAACAGAACACTCGCCTCCGAAGCGAGAGGTCGCGGGTTCGAATCCTGCCGTGAAGACAATGCCCTCGTGGCTCGAACGGATTAGGCCGCAGCCTTCTAAGCTGTAGTAACGCAGGTTCGAATCCTGCCGAGGGTGCTGCACGGTGATGGTCACCGTGTGTCTGATGGAACGAAAGGACCAGGTGAAGACGATGGGACAAGCAAAGAGGACGAACACTGATCGCAGGTTCACAGGTGGTGGACCCCGACCCGACCACAGGAAGATCCAGCAGGAAGAGGGCACCGAGCGTCTGAAGCACTGGACGGGCTTGTCGCCTCAGGCACAGCTGGATGCGCTCGATTCTCGATTGGGAAAGGGCGTCGGTGCTGCGAAGCAGCGAGCTCGCATCCTTGCGAAGATTGAGGACGCGAAGAAGGTGGTCGAGGCTGTAGGAGCACCGACCGCGCCCGTCGCGTCTGCTGAGCCCGAGAAGCGAATGCGCGCGAAGGAGCGCCGAGAGCGTTCTCAGCAGAAACGTCCGGGAAAGTGACGCACTGACGGACGAACTTCCTACTTAGAGGAGCAGGCACCATGCACTCGCATGCTCCTTTACGATCCCATGGCACAGCGGTAGCGCGCCACCCTGACACGGTGGAGGACGTCGGTTCGAACCCGACTGGGATCACAACATCAACATCCTCGGATGCCGGTGTCGTAGTACGATCTTTGAAAAGCGGAGGAAACCATGGACGACGTGAAGCAAGTCATCGTGGTAAGACGTGATCTGAACATGCACAAGAACGAGCAGGCCGCTCAGATTGCGCATGCGTCAATGATGTTCCTTGTTGACAATAACGAGGCAGAACGAGGGGACGAGGTCCACATCAGGTTGACCCCCGCGGAGGCAACGTGGTTGTCAGGTTCCTTCGCTCCCGTCATCATGAGCGTTGAATCGCTCGGAGCATTGGAGGACCTAATCTTCCGCGCCCAGCTCGCTGACGTTGAGGTGCACCCTTTTCTCGATGAAGAGGACGAGCCGACCTGTGCAGCGTTCGGACCGTGCTCTATCCAGGAGATCAACAGGGTCGTGGGTAGTCTAAAGGCTGATTGAACAAGTGACATCTGACGTAGTAATATGTCTGATCATGAAAAAGATCATCACTACCTTGCTCGTCATCATGTCACTCGCAATCATCGGCGTTCAATCTTCACCAGTTGAGGCTCAGCCCGTGACATACTGCTGCGACACGAATGGAATGCGTCGGTGCGTCATCCCGCCCGGGCCGACAGGCGTGATCTGCTACTGCAATGGTATCCCTGGAAACGGGTTCAGCTGCTGGTGAACGTCGGTCCCACGTACGGGACATGGAATCGTGTGTGAATGGTTAAACAGCGGGTTTGCTAAACCCGTGAGCCGCAAGGTCTTGCAGGTTCGAGTCCTGCCGATTCCGCAATGTACATGAAATGTCCATCATGCTCAAGCCAGGTTGAGCAGCATGAACGACCCTCCCGAGACAATCCTTTCGGTGGCGAAGCGTGGGTCTGCCAACTGTGTCCGGCGATCATCTGTGTGAATTGCTACGTCAATCACATCACGCTCAAACACCCTGAACTGTATGCCCTCAAGGAGGAAAAGAGGTGAATATGTATCAGGATGAAGAGATGGTTCCTGATCGTCATGATGATGCTTTGCACATCTTGCGCGACAGCAAACATGTGGTGGGACACAGGGAGCGTCTACAGGACGCCTCCCGATGCGTGCAAAGGAGAAAAATTGCACTGTCATCACGATCATGTTGGGATACGTCCTCACACCGATGCTGTCGGCAACGTTGCGATCACTGTCCAGTGGTCAACCGACAGAATTCCCTGAGGTGCAATCTCATGCATCATAGTATATGATTGAACGTGGGAAATAATGCAGCGCTTACTCGAGAGGAAATTTCTCATCTGTTTGAAACAAGTAGAAATCTTCGTGAAGCTGCTGCGAAAAGTGGCGTGTGTCAACGAACGTTCGAACGAATTGCGAGAGATTGCGGTCTTTATCGACAAATTCGTAATCGATCAAGCGCAATAACACCTCTCAATGAGATTCTTGAAGGAAAATACCCAGGATACCCAACAGCGCATCTCTCAAAGAGACTAGTCAAAGAAGGTCTGAAAGAATACAAATGCGAAAAGTGTCAAATTGACACATGGAATGGAGAACCAATCTCACTTGAGCTTGATCACATTGATGGATGTTCAACGAATCACATCTTGAACAACTTGAAACTATTGTGTCCCAATTGTCACTCACAAACACCGACGTACCGCAGTAAGAAACTGACATTTGGAAGGTTGGTAGAGAGGCCTATTGCGTCCGCCTTGAAAGCGGAAGGACCCTAACGGGTCCCGGGGGTTCGAATCCCTCACCTTCCTCGGAGAATACATGCCTACTCGAAGAATTGATGACAACGCTGCCAGCGCTTACAAACGCCGCCCTGTTTGCAAACACCCAGAACACAATCCTCCAAGCATGATGGTGTTCACACCAGGTGTCTATGAACATGAATGTCCGGCGTGCGGCGACGTCATCACGTTCATGGTGCCTGAACGCGGTCATCTCTCGATGAGATAGGATTGTTCAAGGTCTAGACATGTTTCAGGACAAAAGAGTCGTCATCTGTATCCCATCGGGACGATACCGCTACATGCGTATCCTTCTCCCGTACTTGCTTGCTGATCGCTTCGCTAGCATCATCGATGAGATTCAACTCTGGGTGAACACGGACGAACCCGCTGACCTAGCGTACTTCGAACGACTCGAGGCGACGTTCCCGAAGGTCAAGCGCATCTTCTCGCCGGGCCCCCTCAAGAAGGAACTCTACGACGCCAGGCGAAAGCACTTCCAGTACAGCAGTTCGATCCACCTTTTCTACGCAGCGTGCGTCGCTCCGAACACGATCTACGTGAAGATGGACGATGACATCTGCTACGTACACGACGAGTTCTTCGAGAACCTCATGCCGGTTGTCATCGAACGAGCGCCCACGAACTTCGCATGCGTCACGAACGTCTTCAACATCCCGCATATCACCAAGATCCTTCAGGATGAAGGCGTCATCGGTGATGTGCTAGGACACTGCACAGGTGACCCGAGGTGCCCGTACGCATGCACAAACGGTGAGTTCGCAGCATACATTCACAGACAATTCCTCGACATTCTCAACGCCGGGAACGTAAAATCTCTGTACTTCGTCAACGCGGAACTTCCGATTCAACACCAGCGCATCGGCGTCATGGCATGGGCAGGAGAGAATTTTGCCCTGTTTGGAGGTAGAGTCGGTCCTAGGGATGAAAGTGATTTGACCAAGGGCATTCCGAGAGCACTAAAACGGCCCTTGTACCTCGTCGGCAATGCACTGGTGTCACACTTCGCATTCTCACACCAACGAGCGGTGCTCGAGGACCAGACTGACATATTGACGAGGTACCTGCGAATCTCGATAGGGTTGAACGGAGACATCGCAGCGTAGTAGAGTAATTATGAAAAGACACGCGGGTGTCGGTCAGTGGTAGATCACCTGCCTTCCAAGCAGGCGCGAAAGCATCGTGGGTTCGAATCCCACCACCCGCTCCAGATGAGTGCCTCACCTACTTCACGTAAAGGAACGATTGGTGAACTAGCTGTGACACAACAGCTCCTCGGTCTTGAATATGATGTTTTTAAAGAGGTCACCGGTTCATCCGAGATTGATCTCGTTGCATACAAAAACTCGAAATTCACGAGAATTCAAGTCAAGACTTCAACGTCTAAGAATGAGCTTGTTGTTTTCGAAGCGTGTAAGCAACACGATCACACTCGACCATACATTGGTGATGAGTTTGATGTGATGGCTCTTTACGTAACCGATCGAAACGTGGTTTTGTACGTTACGTTGAAGAAACTGACAGAGTACACTCGAGGAATGAGTGTTAGATTTGAGAAGTCTACAAAGTATTTCAACACAACGAATTATGCTTCTGATTATCTTGTCTTTCCCAACGATCAGTAACCCTTTGTGGGATGACCATCGGCCCACTCAAAATCCAAACTAGGCAGAAGGTGAAGATCGTTTTTGCGACCGTAGCGTAGTGGCAACGCGTCTGGTTCCCATCCAGGAGGTCACGGGTCCGAACCCCGTCGGTCGCTCAATGAACACCTGCAACGTAATGTGGTACAGTGCTATCCTGAAGAGAGGAGTTTCATCTTCAGGAAGTAGTTTGAATGAAGGAACGCAAGTTGAAAGAGCATTACAGGCGACGTGACACACGTCTAGACAATGAATTTGACGAACGAAGAGATCCGGAGAGCCTTGTGAAAACGTATCCGTCGATCGCATATGCGTCAGAGTGTCACATGCCCATCATCGCGTTCGACAAGCTCGACGGAAGCAACATCCGAGCCGAGTGGACGAGCAAGAAGGGTTGGCACAAGTTTGGCACACGTCATCGCCTCGTAGATGCCACGGATCCTATGTTCGGGCGCGCTCCTGAGCTCGTACTGAACAAGTACGGCGATTCCTTAGCAAAGGCACTCAAAGATGCAAGATATGACCGTGCCATGTGCTTCTTCGAGATGTGGGGACCTAGGTCATTTGCAGGGATGCATGACCCGACTGATGACATCACCGTCACGCTCTTCGATATCGCGCCTTTCAATCAGGGAATCATGATGCCCGGTGCGTACTTGAACCTTGTCGAAAGAGCGGGAATCGATCATGCTCGGGCTCTATACACAGGGCAGGTCACGCCGCAGTTCATTGAGAACGTGCGTACCGGTACGATCATCGGCATGACGTTCGAGGGTGTTGTCTGCAAGGCGTCGAACGACAAGAAGACGAAGATGCCCATCATGTTCAAACAGAAGTCGAAAGCCTGGCTCGACAAGCTCGGTGCCTACTGTGGTGACAACAAGGACCTGTTCAACGCACTCATATGAGGACTGCGGTTCCCATTCTTGGACCGCGGGTCGGTTGCCCGGGCGGGTTTTATACCTCCGCGACGCTCTGATACGGCATAACTGCAGGGTTCGACTCCCTGGCGGTCCACCAAATGAGTTCAACTCCGAGTGAGCAGACGAACAAATCTGCACGTGCTCCGTACTATCGTGACAGGAGCCAATGAAAAAAGTACGTGTCACACTCAAGCCCGGATCTTCAGGTAAGAAGATCTACATGTTCTCGAACTCTGAATCGCTGTACGTCTGGTTGAAGTCGCTCGAGGCAGATGAGCAAGTGGTCATGCCTGACCTTGAGGAGCTTTTGCTCGAGCCCGGAGGTTTCATGGAGGTCGAACTGTTGGGGTTCGAGTATGCGTTCGAGGACAAGGATCGTTTTCACAGGCTTGACGTCGTGAGGATTGGCAAGGCAATGCCATCAAGGAACGCAGCCGGACTCGTTGTCACTGTACACGGTGGCTGGGTCAACTCAGGTCTCCTTCCGTTGAAGAGCTTCTCTGACGCTGACATTGAGATTGTGCCGATCACCGAGGAAGAATCGAAAATTGATTTCGAAACGGTGAAGGATGACATGGACGATGAGGAACCCGACGAGCCCTAGCGCCAGTACGTGTTCGTCACCTCGTGCGTGATGATTCTCACGTTCGGGTGCTTGTGCCTCAGGCAGTTGACTGCTACGTTGTACCGGTGAGAGTCATCAAAGAACTCCACGAGGTCCAGGCCATCGCGCACTATCCTCTCGTCGATCCACTTTGCCTTCAGCTGCGGATCCGAGTTGCCGATTGCAATGATCTCAATCTCATTGTAGCCGATGTTAGAGAGGAATTGCCTGATAGGCTCACCGTTGCCACGCGCTGACATGACTGCTACGCCGCTCGGTCCGTACTTCTCATGCACTGTGCGAAGCACCTTGTTCGTCCACCTGATCGGACGAGGGTTGATCAACCGCTCGAAGTCGCAATAGTCGAGCGTATCACCCTCCTTCCTCTCGTAAAATGCATACTCGTGTGACGTGAGATGATGCGTGATGCCGTTTGCGTCAGTGACATGCACCATTGCGTCCGTCCTAACGAGCGTATCGTCAAAGTCGAACACGCGCAATCTACGAATACCCGGTTCTTCGAGGACGATCTCGCTGATTAACTCCCTCAGGAGCCTCGTCGATGATCCCATGCTAGAATTCTAACCGGTCAAGAACAAGTGTATCAAGAGGCCATGGTGTGTTATGATAGGATCATGGAACTGCTTGTCAAGGAATACCTGCGTCATCACACCTTTCGTGAACTCGAGAAGGAGCACGGTGTCAACGCCCGTCCGAACGTCATGTTCGATAAATTCACATTAAATTATGACATGATCGATGCGAAACCGGGAGATCCGATCTCAGAACAGTGCCGCGGGCTCGTCATCCGGCCCAGACCTTTCTCTGTGCGGGGCAACGATGACTCGTGGAAGGATCACACGGTTGGAGACGTTGAGGTCCTCGCATGGCCGATGAATCGCTTCTACAACTACGGCGATACGCACGCTGCGGACGTCAACTGGACCGACAAGGAACTTCGCGTCTATGAGAAGGTCGACGGCACGTGCATCATCTTGTACTGGGACCCGCTGCACGACAGGTGGTACGCCGGCACGCGATCCGTGCCAGAAGCGGACCTGCCCATCGTCAAGGATCATCTTGAGATTGGCAACATGACGTTCGCAGAGCTGTTCCTCCGCGCACTCGTCGAGACTCGTGAGGAACTCGAGATGGAGAAGGTTGTATGGCCCGTCCATGGGATTGACAATGTCATCCATCTCAACAAGGAACTGACGTACGTCTTCGAGCTCGTTTCCCCGTACAACCAGGTCGTCGTGGTCTATCCTCAGCCTCGTGTGTACCTTCTCGCTGTGCGTCATACCGCGACGGGCAAAGAAGAGCCCATCGAGAAGGTCAGGCTTCAGTGGGTACGCCGTCCCAAGACGTGGCCCATCAGGGACGTAGTCACGCTCTCAGCGTTCGTCGACAATGCGTCACCTTCAGAGCTCGAGGGTGCTGTCGCATGTGATTCGCACTTCCGACGCATGAAGGTCAAGAACAAGACGTACGTGCTCGCACACCGTTCGAAGGACACTGTGACGTCCTCGGTGCGTAACGCTCTAGAGTGCGTGATCCTAGAGAAGGTCGACGACATCGTGCCCCTCGTTCCCAAGGAGGTCGGCGACCGGTTGCTTCGCATGCAGTACGAGTTCGGCAAGTACTGCAAGGAAATCGACGCTCGTGTCGCGGAATTTCGCAAGGAGGCTGACGGCTCACGCAAGCACTACGCGTCGTTGGTCAACCTCTCGGGTGATTGGGGGGCGCCGTACTTCAACATGTGGGAGAACAAGGCCAAGAGCGCACGAGAGTGGTTCAAATCCAACTGTGAGAAGAACAAGCTGTCACCCGGGTCACTCGACACAATTATCGAGCGGCTGACCTTGTAGCCAATAATGGCGGCCCACGAGTTATTTCGTGGGCCGCTCGTGGGCCGTAGGTTTGGCCGACAAGGCCGGTCGGGTGACAGTTGCAGGTGTCCGGGATACTTAATACGAGAGGTGTCAGATGTTCATCATGATTGATCTTATGGGTGACGAGAATGATGTCATCATGGTACCTGCAACGCCTGAGAAGGTTGGGCCCACGGAGGATGAACGTATCGCGTGGGAGGAGGAGCTCATGAGGCGAGCTCTCATGCTTCAGATCGTTCCCGTTGAACGTTAGAACGTCAAGGCCGGGTACAGTGCAATTGCGTATGTCTTGACTGCCCTATCAAGGGTTTGAATCGGCGTTTCACCCGCGAGCGCCGCAGTTGCCATGAGCGTTGCGATGTGCGTATCAACAGTTGACATCTTTCCTGCAATGACGCCCTGAGCAGTACCTTTGGGAACAGCAACGCTCGACACGGGACCTCCTGGGACGACCTGAGGTCCAACGACGGCCCCGGCGCTAGAGTACCAGTGAATGTCAACGTGTCGGATTTTTCCGTTGTACATGTTGAGAGAGTAGTCCCAAGTTGACACGGTGATGTTCCATGCGGTTGATACGTAAGGTGTTGAGAGCGTGAATCTTCCGGCCATTTCAGTTTACCTCTGCGGTGACTTTGAATTGAAGCGCGATGACCGACGAAGTGCCAATCAACGTACCTGACGTTGTTTGTAAGTACACGACCGTGCCGGCCGCACTCAAGGTGAAGACCAGGTCTGCCATTGAAGTGCTAGCTGCGTTTGCAATTGGCACAAGTGTTGTAGTGGTTCCCAACTGTGTTACAGCGCCACCGATGCTTGTGAAAGTAGCTGAGAATTTACCATAGCACGAATCACCGAGCACATCCGATGCAGTTCCATCGCTGTAGCTAATCTTAGCTGTCATGTCTACGGTTAGAGTTGTCGTAGTACCGTTCCCAGTGTCCGGAAGAGTGACTGAGTCAGTCAATAGAGCGTTGGGACCAACGATTGCTTCTCCGATCCTAATGATTAGTTCGCTCTGTTGCTGTGAAATCCACGCATTTCCAGGTGAATACGGGTCAGGATAGAAGACCTCCGGGACGATCGTCTGTGACCCTCCCGTCTGTGTCTGGCCCATCCAACCCACAAGAAAGTAGGGTGAAGTTGACAAAGGACTATGTTGCCAGACGAGCGTGTCAGTGGGATAGTACGGAAAAACATCTGTGTTCCCAGCACCGGTGTTTGGGTAAGAAATATAGCTAGCAGCGTTGTCCTGAGGATTAAGCATGCATCCGTACATTGGGATGTACGGCATTGTTGTGTATGCATAACGATTCATCCCGCCAAGAGATGAAACGTACCTCGCCATCGGCCCACCATGCGGATAGACACCACCCACGGTTTTGATCACCGATAGGTCATACTCGCCGTTCGGACACTCAAACGAGGAAAACATGTTCGTTCCGTCTGAGTACACGAGCGTGGGATTAAGAGTGTTGAAGGTCGTACCATCGCCAGGATAACTTCCGGTCATGAACACTGCTACGTCAGAAGACGGCAACGTTGACGACATCACTGTGATGAAAGGTGTCCCTGTTGGCATGTAATACTGAACGCCAGAGAAACTATTGTCGCTGCCTGATACGATCACAGTACTGGGAATTACGTCTGTTGGCCCATCGTACGGTACATACTGATAGTAGCCGGTCAGATTAACGTAAGTTGTCCACGAGCCTGACGAACCACCACCCGTATTCCCGATCGTCAACAACCCACCAGGACCTCCGTCGGTGAGCGAAATTCCTGCTCCTGCTGCCAACGTTCTTTCATTCGCTAGTGAACCTGTTGTCGAAAATACGACGTAGCTAGCGTACGGGTCAACACCGGAACCTCCTCCACCCCCACCTCCGCTGCCAGTAGCTGCAGAGATAGTCCATTGCCCTGCAGGATTTGCGGAGAGCGTGACGTTCGTGCCTGGAAGCAGGAATGGATTTCCTGCAGAGACCTGCGTCAGGCTTCCTGTAAGACCTGTCGTTGACCTGATCGAACTTGTTGTGAAGAGTTGACCTGCTCCCGTATCCTGCAACGTTCCCGTGACAAGCAGTACGAACGCATTGCCAGATCCATTGTCGATCGTTTGAACAGACCCTCTGCCAACAAGCGATCTTTCATTTGGATTTTCACCGTCTGGATTGGTCACGACGTACGATGAATATGCATTCGCACCGACTGAGCTAGAGACTGTGAGCATTGAGCCGGCGATCGATGCGTGTGTTCCGCCTTGAGAGACAACGCCTAGCACTCCCACTGTGCCCGAGACCGTCAGTGCTGACCCTGCGATCGACGCAACTAGTCCTCCTTGTGGGATTACGCTGAGCACACCCACTGACGAAGATACCGTGAGCGCAGTTCCCGTGATTGATGCGGATGTTCCACCTTGCGAAACCACACTCAATACGCCTGCAGATCCAGAGACAGTCAAGGCCGTGCCAGTGATTGACGCAGCAATTCCGCCTTGTGGAACTACGCTCAAGACTCCCGCAGAAGATGACACAGTGAACGTTGTTCCACCACCGTTAGTGACTGACGTACCTCCTTGTCCACTGACCGACACAATAGAGCTCGAGACAGTCAACGCAGTTCCAGTGATTGACGCGGAAGTTCCACCATGCGGTACAACGCTCAACACACCCGCAGAACCAGAGACGGTGAGCGTTGATCCGGCAATCGACGCAGCGAGTCCCCCTTGCGGGATGACGCTCAGCACGCCGACTGAAGAAGAAACCGTGAAGATCGATCCGATGTTTGAAACGCTCGTCCCTCCGGAGCCTGTGACGTTTGTGACAGTGGGCGTGCCGCCCGAGCCGCTGACAACGATCTGACCCAATGAATTCGTAAGGACGGTGATGTTACCCATTCCCACAAGAAATGGATTTCCATTGGAAAGTTGAGTGATGCTGCCGGTCAAGCCCTGGGCGAAGATGCCCGAGCCTGAGGAGTACATGTCGCCGCCGAGCGCAAATACCTGCCTTCCTGATGCATTTGGCCCTAGGCCTTGTGTACCTGAGACGTAGTGAAAGATGTCAGTTCCAAACGCTGAGGCGTACTGTCCCTGGGAATCAAACGCGACTGATGACGTGGCATATGCCTGATTTCCACCGTCAACGAGGGGAGACTTGGGTCCAGCAGGGCCTTGTGGTCCTTGCGATCCAATCACCTGTATGACGGCATTGTAGCTCACTGTTCTTCCTTCACGTTAGCGTGTTTCATACGTATCCACTGTCAGAACGTTGTGATGATGACAGGAGGGCCAACCGATCCAACAGACGACGGCGCCCCAGTTGCGTCACCAGTCGTGTTCACCCAATGACTGTAACCGTTTGCTGCTGCAGTGTCAGTCCTGCGCATTGAGTAATACGTGACAGTGCCCCCTGACGATGGTGGGAATGGTAGTGGTCCAGTGTTTGCCTGCGTTGCACCTGAAGTTCCTGACTTTCCACCGAACAGTCCGTTCGATTTTCCATAACGATTTAAAGCATCTTTCAACGTCGAAAGGCGGAAATAGTGATGTCCACCGGCTGATTGCGTTGAGCCTGAACCAGCTGGCGTCACGCTCGAACTGGATAGATTTCCGTCTTTTGATGCGCGGACCGGTACATCCTTCACTGTGCCATACTCGTGGTACGCATTTCCTCGTGAACCAAAGGGATAACCTGTCTGACCACACGGCGAATTGCCTATGTTCTCCGTCTGACGGCATTGTGACTTTCCATAATCAGTCATCAATTTCTCCGATCAGAACGTAGGAACTGTCGCGCCATCCCATGGACCCACAACGAACTGTGCGTTCCCAGAGTTTGAGAGACTGATCCACTTCATGCTGTCAAACGTCTGGTTAGAGAATGTACCTTGTGAAAGCATCATCCACCTAGGAGTTCCTTTTCGCATGCGAGGATAGCCGGCTGTTCCTCCGATGTACAGCCATATCGGCTCTCGTACGTTTGTCGGCGTGAATGCAGTTGCAACTTGATCTGGAATGCCACCATTGGAAGTTCCCATGATGTAAGTTCCTTGATACGGATCGTACAGGTACGCCATTTGCAACCCATAAAAGTTGTCACCTTGTCCCATGCCACGACGACGAAACCCGCGCCATTGAGAATAGCTTGACCATATCACGTTCGGTAGCGAGTAATTGTCAGCATTATTTATGTTAGTTGTGCCGCATGCAGTGGCTACTGCGGTGGCCGGTGTGTAACTCGACATCACCTGACAAGCATACGGATCGACATCTCCGTCCTCTTGATTGTCTAGACGTTGGCATGCCATTCCGAGGTACGCAGATGGGTTGCCCGAGTAGTATGCAGACTGCAAGTAGATCCACGATCCGTCTTGCGATATTCCTTGTTGCTCTATGTTGTTCGCAACGAGCGTATGCGCACGAGCACCCCATTCACTACCAACGTTAGAGCAACCTGTCCAATAACCATACGTGGAGGTTCCGTACGTCGTTGCAGCATAGTATGTTGGAACGCCCGTTCCAGTCCAGCCTATCATGACCATGGTGCCATAGCGCGGCAATGCATTTAGCAATGAACCAGCATTCTGATAGAAACTTCCGCCCGGGGCGACGATGTGACTTATGCACCCCCACGACTGTGTAAGCGTATTCGCCATCGTAGAGAACCTACCGGTGACAGGCGTCGTAGCGCTTTCAGTCAATGGGTTTTGATCGATGCACTGGTAGTAGACGTTTCCCGTCGAGGATGAAAATTTCTGAATCATCATCTCGCGGACGTACACTACAGGTGGACCTGCCGTTGTTGTGACCGTCGCACCAGAAATTCCGCCCGTCACAGTGTCAGTGCCGGAATTATTCCATCCGTACAGGCAGCCTGACCAACCGCTCGACCCGGTGCCAACAACCCTCGGCGCGATCACCAAGTAGCCCTGACCACCTCCCGTGGGATCATAGTTGTAACCTAGAAGTTCACCTTGCGCGCCCGTCGAGGATTGGACAACATTCTCACCACGAATTAGCACGCCCGTCGAAGTGTTGTTACCGATGGGGACCTTGATCGTCGACGGTCCCTGAAGAATAATCCATGATCCGCTGCAGCCGTTACCCCACCAGTTCGAACTGTATGTTTGTTGAAGAGGATCAGTTTCAACCCACTGCAATGACGTATTGCTGTCGCTTGCAGTGCACCCTGGCCCATAGAGTAACACGTTGTTGCTTGAGACGTACTGAGCGATTGTGAACGTGTTGCTGTTCGTGAGCGTGTTCGTAGCGTTGAGAATTGTGATCCTCTTGCCAACATCAGACGCTGTGAATCCTGTGAACGTTGAGGTGGTGAAATTGATGAGGGTCGACTGACCGGTTCCCGAAGGACTCAGCGTTGAGAATGCGCCAAGTGTCCCATCTGCGCCGCCATACTGCTCAACGACAGTCAACGATGAATTTCCCGTCTCTGGGATCAATTGTGGCGCATATATGACGACGGATGTTCCGGCAGAATTTGCAGAAACGATACGATAGCTTCCATTGTTTGAAAAAAGCGTTGCGCCGCCGCTATACAATTGCGTTGAACCCGTGATGGTGACGTACCTGCCGGGTGATGCAGTCTGTGAGAAGCCTGTCACGCCTGTGATGGTGACATATCCCATGATGCCTGAATTCTGAACGTAACCGTACGTACCGTTGTACGGACCTCCTGGTACGATCGTGACGCCTGTCCCAGACCCAGAACCGTGTGTACCCGACACGTTCTGGATGTTCACTGCACCTCCAACGCCCCACAGGTCAAGCGCTGCATCCTTCACGAGTGTCAGCGCAATCGAACCATTGTTTGAGTCGGTAGACGCACCCGAAGGATTGTACACTTGAATGGTATTGAACGTTGGTTGCGCAATGATCAGGTACGTTCCATTGATCGTTCCGGACGAGTTCGCAGCACCAGAGATCGTCACGTTTTGTCCAACACACGATGCGTTGAACCCATTCGATACCAGGTAGCCGTACTTCCCTGAACCTGTAGTTCCCGTGTATGAAGTGTTGAGTGTGATCGAGCTTGAGGTCACTGCCGTGACAGTGTAGTACGTGTTCAACTGTGAACTGAACATGATCTGATCGCCGACGTTGATCCACCCAATCGTGTTGACTGATGTCGTGACTGATGATGACGCCGCCAGCGTGAATGTGCACGGGCCGCCAGAGTTTGGGCCGCCGATACATGACAACCTTGAGAAGATGTACGTACCGGTCGTACCTCCGAAGTTTGTCGTTAGTGGAATCGTCGTAGTTCCGTTTTCATTCGTTGAGCAGACGTAGAACGTCGTTGAACCAGGATTTCTTGTTGACGTGCTAGGAACGAACGTAAAAATATCGCCTGCGCTACATGCAGTATTGGTTGGTATCCCAGTAACGTTTGGGCTACCGTTGGTGCACGTGCAAGTATTTGGCTGTGGTACTCCACAGAACGGTATCGCAGGTATCGTGAGTGTCATCAATGACGATGAATACGCAGTGACGCTAGCGCCTGTGTACTGTTGCGCGGCGTTCACGGTGCTCGATATCGATCCGCCGTATACGTTCTGAGAATAGTAGCTCGTTTCGTAATAGTTGTACCACCACGTCGTGTTTGTCAGCGCCAGGCTGCTTGCTTTGTATTGCCACCCAGCAGCGAGCATCGTCCGCGTCAACTTCCAGATTGCGTGGAACAATTCACCATTGTTTTGTTCGACAAGGTTGACTGTTGCTGCGTTTGCCATGATTCTCTATCTCTCAAGTATCAAAACATGGGAGTTGTCGTTCCATCCCATGGACCAACTACGAACGTAGTGTAGGGTGACGATGAAAGTGCAACCCACAATTTGGAATCAAACGTTGTGTGTACACCCGTGTTTGATTGTATGATCTGCATCCAACGAGGAGTTCCTTTTCGCATGCGTCCGGACGCTAGCTGCGCAGTGAAAGGTGTCAGCCACAACCAGAACACGTCTCTAACACTTGTCGTTGCAATGTTCGAACCTATCTGATCTGGATTCCCACTGTTTGAGTTCTCTGTGAGCCATGAAGCATTTGCGTAATCGTACAATAACGCAACACTGAAGTAGTTGAATGTCTCGCTTGACAATCCACGCCGGCGAAATCCCTTGAACCCATGATATCCTGTGTTGTTGAACCATGCGTTCACGGCGTTCATGTTGTCAGTTTGCGATCCGACGTTTGTATTTCCTACATCTGCTGTACGACTCGCGGTGCTGCTGATCGCTGAAAGGCCATGTAACTGATGAACATACGGATCTAGATCGCCGTCTTCTTGGTTGTCCATCCTAAGATATGACAGGCATTGGTAGCCTGCACTATTGCATGATTGCAGGTACAACCACGTTCCGTCCGCAGAAACTCCCTGTTGTTCAACACAGTTCGCAGCAATGAGGTGCGCTTTTCCCGGATTTGTTGGCGTCTGCGTCCCTGGCCACAATGCAGCGCTCGTACCTCCGGCGCCTGATCCACCCGTTCCTATGACTACGTAGGTACCCGTCCATGCAGACGCAAAACCTCCTGTGACAGGCGATCCACCGGTTGCACCACCAGGTGGGATCAATGACGTTGCATACGACAATGTCGACATCGTTGAAAAACGACCGGTCGTTGAAGTTGTGTTGCTTTCACCCGCAGCGTTCTGATCAACACGTTGGTGATAGATGTGTCCTGTCGTTGCGCTGCCTTTCCAGATGATCATCTCGGAGACGTATGCTACTGGAGGTCCGGACGTTGACGTCACGGTTGCGCCTGACCAACCTCCTGTGATCGTGTCAGTGCCAGAGATGTTCCAACCATACAACGCGATTGAACCAGCAGACGCACCAGTTCCAACAGTTCTTGGAGCAATGACGAGATATCCCGTGCCTCCAGAAGAGTCGGTGACAATTCCCAACATCTCACCTTGAGCACCGGTGCCTGTCTGAATGACGTTTTCACCACGTACGAACGACCCTGTGGGAAGGTTCGTACCGATCGGGATCTTCAAGATCGTAGGGCCTTGAAGGTTGATCCATGCGCCTACCCCTGAGCTGCCGGCAAAGTATGCAGGGTACAGCATAGCATTGGGATCAACTTCGACCCATTGAATTCCGACGCCGTTCTGCGCATCGCTTGCAACTGCATTTGGGTTGTAGATGAGGCAACTGGATGACGACAACACAGTCACGATCAGGAACGTGCCATTGTTAGCACCAGACGAAGCGTTGATGATCGTGATCACTCGACCAACGTCGGCACTCGACAGGCCGCTTAGGCCCGTGACTGTCATGAGGGTCGACTGACCATTTCCTCCACTTGTCGTGACAGTCGAGAATGACGTTATCTGAGCGCTAGCTCCTCCAAATTGTTCAACGACAGCCAGCGCGGAATTTCCAGTTTCTGCAACCATGCCGGGAGCGTACACTGTGACTGTAGTTCCTGTCTGTGCAGTGATTCGATACGATCCGTTGTTTGTGCCTATGACGCTCGTGCCTGAGATTGTTGCGCCACCTTGCGAAGTTGAACCTGTGATCGTGAGATAGTCTCCCACAGAGTAACTGTTCGCGCTCGTGATGCCTGAAATTACTGCGAGACCTGTGCTAGCGCTAGCGGCTGCGATCGAAATTCCTGAACCGGAGTTCGATATGCGTCCTGCAGATGTCAAATTCACTGCGCCGCCGACGGCCCACTGGTCAGTGGCTTCATTCGCAGACGTGTCTTTGACACCGGACGTTTGTCCGTTACCCGATGACTTGTACCTCCAGCCGGCCGAGATGAGCGTACGGCTCAACTTCCACATCGCGCAGAAGTACTCTGACGATGAGCCAGAAGTGTTGAGGATGCTAAAGTTTGGATCGCAAGCGTTTGCCATGTGTTTTCAGAATATGGGGGCGCCGTTGCTAGTGCCACCATCGAATAGACCCACAGTGAATGATGCGTTTGAAGTCGGTGATAGAACTACCCATTCAGCACTGTCGAACGTAGAATTGACTGCCATTGCCGTGCCGTTTGTCTGATAGGACTCGACCAACTGTAACCAACGGGGTGTGCCCTTTCGCATACGACCTGACGCGAGATTGTTGGGAAATGGTGTCAAGTACAACCAAAATGGCTCACGCACCCACGTTGATGTCACTGCATGACTCACCGTGTCAGGATTTGACGTGTTTGTCGTTATCGGATAATTTGATGATGCATAATCTCTGAGGATAGCAACGCTGAAATTATTGAACGTTTCGCCAAGCAAACCTCTTCGACGGAATCCTGTGAATCCATGCGAGGCTGTGGAGTTATTCCACGCTGCTGCAGTGTTCATGTTGTCTGTCGTGCTCCCCGACCCACTGGTTGCATTCGTACTGATGATTCTTGTTGCAGCACCGTTCAATGAACCGTTATAATGTGCTTGGTGCACGTACGGATCAAGATCACCGTCTTCCTGATTGTCTAGTCGTAGATATGACAAGCACTGGTAGCCCGTCGATGGAACGCCCTGAAGGTAGAGCCATGTTCCATCGGCGGAAATTCCTTGTTGTTCAACGCAGTTCGCAACTAGCAATTGTGCCTTGCCAGTTCCAGGCGAGATGTTTATGCACCCGGGCCAATACGCCCACGCATTGTTTACAGGCGCGCTTCCAAACGGCGTACCCTGACCGCAGTATCCCATGACGCAGTACGTCCCGACCCAATTATTCGAAAATCCATTTAGCGTTGGGTTGTTCGAACCACCGGATCCTCCCGGCGCCATGTTTCCTGTCATCTGTGGAAGCGTGTTCGCCATTGTCGATAGACGACCCGTGTTCGGTGTGATTGCACTCTCGGTTGATGAATTCTGATCGATACACTGGTGCCAGATGATGCCAGAGTTGTTGTAGTTCTTCCAGATGACAGTTTCACGTACGTATGCGATTGGAACGCTTGAAGCAGGAGTGTTGACCGTTGCACCTGACCAACTTCCGGTGACTGTGTCAACATTCGCTGTGTTATTCCACCCATATGTTGCGACTGGACTAGCGTAACTTCCTGTGCCAACAACACGAGGAGCGATGACTAGGAAACCGGCGCCACCTGTAGCGTCCTGCACGATTCCCAAAAGCTCACCTTGCGCGCCTGAACTCGTTTGCGTGACGTTCTCACCACGAATGAAAGTGCCAGAAGGTACATTCGTACCGATAGGGATCTTCATGATCGTAGGACCTTGTAGGTCGATCCATGCGCTGCCTCCGGTAGTGCTCTGGATGTAGAGTGGGTATGTCTGGCTCAACGTGCTGTACTCGACCCATTGAATGCTGCCGTTGTGAGCATCGCTTGCAGTGGCGTTCGGGTTGTAGATGAGGCAACTCGATGATGATAGCACTGACACAATCAAAAATGAGCCGATGTTGCTTACGCTGGTCGGGTTGATAAGCGTGATGAAACGTCCGACGTCTGATGATGACAGTCCGCTGAGGCCGGTCAACGTCATGAGTGTTGACTGACCACTTGTTGTCGACGAGAATGATGTGATGCTAGCTCCGGCGCCGCCGTATTGCTCGACAACATTTAGCGATGCATTACCTGTCTCTGCAACCATCCCAGGCGCGTACACCGTGCATGACGTACCGGCGGTTGACACCGCAACGATGCGCCAGGAGCCGTTATTTGTTCCTGTTGAGTTGTTTGGACCGCCGGTTGCACTTGAACCCGTGATCGTCAGATAGTCACCCACGGATGCCTGTGTGGCGCCTGTGATGCCCGTGACAACTGACAATCCCGACGTACCGGTACCCGCAGCTGCTAATCCGACGCCTGCACCAGAGTTTGATATACGTCCAGCGTTGCTAAGATTGACTGCACCGCCGGCGCCCCATTGATCACCTGCAGCATCAAGGATGCATGCCCAGTTAATCGATCCGTTGTTTGAGTCTGTAGACGCCCCAGCGGCATTGTACACAGTGAATGAATTTGCAGTTGTGCTGATCCCTGTGATTCGCCATGTACCGTTGATCGTTCCGGATGAATTTGCCGCGCCTGACAACGTGACGTACTGCCCGATCATTCCTGCGTTCAACGTTGACGTGACAACTGCGTACTTTCCTGAACCAGTCGACCCCGTGTATGAGCTGCTCAACGTGACTGTAGATGATGTCACTGCAGTGACAGTGTACGTTGTGCCGGGTTGCGGACTGAACACGATCTGCTCGCCAGGCGTAACAATGCCTACCCATGAACTTGACGTTGTGACAGACGTTGACCCCGATAGGGTGACTGTTCCAGGTAGCGCAAACAGGTATGATGCTGCAACGCTAGACTGCGTTGTGCCGGTGAAGTTCGTTGCTAATGTTAGTGTATTTGTGTTTGAGATCGCAGCTGAGTTGAAGTACAATGTTGAAGGTTGAGACGACGTGTTGAACACGAATGCGCCGCCCACAGGAAGCGTTTGGTTCGCAGAGAAACTGATAGTTGTCGAACCGTTCGTGACAGATATCGTGCCTTGTATGTTCCCTGTACCGGTATAGTTGTTCGGCACTGTGATCGTCATGATGTTTGACGAGAACGCAACAACGCTGGCACCGCCGCCACTTCGTGCGCAATTAAATGATGATGCGATGTATGCGCCTCCTGTGCCCGACGTGCCAGTTCCGTACAAGTTCTGTCCGTTACCGCTGCCCTTGTACCTCCAACCTGCAGACAACATCGTGCGCGTCAGCTTCCAGATGGCACTGAACATGTCATTCGAAGAGAAAAGAGGGTAGTTCGTGGTGACAGCGTTAGCCATTCGTCATCCTCAAGCGTAGTACACGATCAACCGTGCGTTCGAGCACGTTGATGCATCAGTAGTCGTCGAACCTCCAACCATCTCAACCTGAACCTCATACATTCCTGGTGAACTCGTCTGAATGCTTCCTGTCGCCGTTCCAAGAGGTATGACAGGACTAATCACATCATACGGTAGAACCTGCGATGGAGCTCCTGAATTGTCCATGGAGCTACTTGTGATCACAGCTAGGTTTCTTACATCGTATAGCTGAACCTTCGTCTTTGTCGCACCAGCTGTGTTCTGAAGCGTTGCGATGAACTTCATGTAACGATTGAGAGATCCCATCGTGGCTGGGAACTGTGTGGTGTCGATCGACCTCGCCCCTGCGACGAAGAACGCTGAATTGCTCTCTGTCGTCTGATCACCCGCAATGAACACAATCTCCTGTTGAAAGTACGGAACGAATACTGTTGCAACGCCCGCGACGTCTGACACAGCCACGCCGCTCCCGGTGAAGTTCATTATTGAATGAGGGTTGTTGATGAGCGATGAACCGGTCAATTCAACATTAATTCCCAATGAACTGCTGATGATCAGGCTGCCGAGCGGCCCTCCATCATTGATCGTGATGTTCGAGCCCGCAGTGAGCAATCGAGAGTTCGTGAGCGATGGGTCGCTGGACGCAAGGATGTATGATGCATATGCATCGGCACCACCTGACGATCCACTTGTGATTGCAGATGGCCTGAACGGTAGCACAAGGCCAGCAGTCGTCGAAATCGCAAAGAACAACGGATTTGAGAAGCTTGTCGTCGCCGTAGGAGCAGTCGTAGTCAACAACCCGGGCGTTGCATCGCTGACAAAATAGTACTGTCCGGACTAAAGACCTGACAATCCTGTCACCTCACCGACCTGATACAGGATGAAGTTGTTCGCGTCAACGTACTGAACGACACCGATACCCAACGTGTTTGCGTTGTTTGCTTCAGCTAGCGCCCACGACGAGCCCGTGTAGTACACTGCCTGACCGGTCGTGAACCCGTGTGAAGCTTGATAGACTGCGAGCGAAGTTCCTCCGCCTCCCGTGGAAGAGATGATGATCTGTCCAAGTGACCCTGTAGAAACGGTGGTGTTGCCTGTTCCTACGATGAATGGATTGCCTCCAACGAGCTGCGTGAGGCTTCCCGTGAATCCTGACGTTGCAGTGATGATGGGCGCCTGCAATGAACTTGTCGTGCTGAGTAACGTACCGTTATCATTGAGTGTTCCGGTGACGAGCATGATGTACGCTGATCCAGCGCCGCCGTCGAAAGATTGTAGTGATCCGTGCGTCACCAAACGTCGCTCGTTCGGATTCTGCGTGTCAACTGCAAGAACGAGGTATGATGAGGATACGTTTGCGTAGATCGAACTTGACACGCTAAGCGTCAGGTCACCACCAGGACCGTGATCAACGTACGTGATTCCATTGCCTTGCACGAGGCGTCGTTCGTTGGGATTACGCCCGTCAATTCCGAGCACGATGTACGATGATGATGGGTATGCGCCGATCGAGCTCGAGATGGTGACAGTACCACCAGGACCGGTATCGATGAGCGTGCTTCCTCCTGTCGCTAGCAACCCACGCTCGTTCGGATTCTCACCGTCAGGTTGCATGACGACGAATGACGCGCTGACGTTTGCGTAGATTGAACTCGATCCGATAGTTCCATTGACGGTGATCGTTCCACCGGGACCGCTATCAACAAACGTGATGCCGGCGCCTGCTGTCAACACACGTTCATTGGGATTTCTCGTGTCAGCTCCGACGACGACGTACGACGCAGATGCATACGATCCGATAGAACTTGAGATCGCAAAGTAGCTGAATGGACCACCATCGATCACGGATATTCCGCCTTGACCTACAACGTAACGTGATTCGACGTTATTCAGATCAGGCGAAACCTGCAGGTACGTAGCGTATGCATCAGCGTATGTCGTGCCAGATATCACGCCGGTATTTGTGATCGTGAGGTTACCACCTGCATCCGCGATCGAGATGCCCGATCCTGCAGTGATCTTCCTCTCATTTGGGTTCTCACCGTCAGCGTTGACAACGACATACTGTGCGTACTTGTTTGCACCAACCGAACTAGACACAGTGAAAGCCGTACCTGATGGCGTTACTGTTGAACCGCCAGAACCGTACACAGCTGTGACGTTTGAGTTCGAACCGCTGACAACGACAGTGCCACCGGACGCAGTGAACACATTGATTGAACCGGCACCGACAACGTTGAGTGCAAAGATCCAGTTATTCCCCGGGCCATTGTCAGCGAACACTATGCCGTCTCCGGCCGTGAGCTTCCTTTCATTCGGATTCTCACCATTGAATGCTGCGACGATGTAATTGCCGTACTTGTCTGCGCCTATTGAACTTGACACAGTATAGTTGCCAAACGCATCGTTAGACGCTGTTGAACCGCCGATACCCGACAGACTCGTGAACAGTGATGACGCACCCGCCGTGCCAGATAGGATCACCTGACCCAAGCTGTTCGTGGAGATCACGATGGTGCCAAGACCCACCATGTAAATCTGGCCATTTGTGAGGTGTGTAAGCGATCCTGTCAACCCACCTAGCGCAGTTAGAGAACCTGAAGTTGCGAGATCGCCTGAGATATGTTCTGCACCGAACACATGCATCGATCCCGTTGTCGTGAAAGCGCCTGAAACGAATAGATCGCCACCAAATACAGCAACCTTCCTGTTGGGTTGCCCGGCTGGGACGTTCTGCGTGCCAGAAACGAAGAACCACACGTCAGTGCCAATTTGAGACGCCGTTCGACCCTGTTGATCAACTGACACGCTTGACGTTGCGTATAATCCTGCACCTGTGTCAGTCCATATTCCAAACGCATTTTCGCTGATACTACTGGACGCAATGATCGTCAGTGAACCACCGGGTCCGCCGTCGATGAACTGAATGCCAGAACCGGCAACTAACAGCCTTGAATTCAACGCCCGGAAGGACGATGACATTAGCAAGTATGATGCATGATCATCAGCGTAAAGGCTCGATGACACGTTGTAGAATCCGCCAACCTCGGTCACCAGCGTTCCACCGGAGCCTGAGATGTTGAATGCGCCCTCGCTACCGGTCATGATGATCTGACCGAGGCTATTGGTGCTGACGGTGATCGTACCGGTCGCGATGATGTACGCTACACCTGGAGAGACCTGTTGCAGGCTCCCTATGAATATGGGTGACGTGACAGTTGACGTCGCAGTGATCGTCGGTGCCTTGACCGGTCCGGAGAACGTGCTTCCTGATAACGTCGCAACAACAGTATTGTCGATCATCAACTCGGCGACCTGACTGCCGAATCGATTTACGTTTGTGTTGCTGCCGCTCCTCGCAAGGATACCTCCGCCGTAAAGAGTCTCGATGAACTGATACGCTCCACCAGGCAATTGAAGACCCTGGTTCGATACGAACACCTCGTTGACGAGGCTGGACGATACGTACGTGACATATACGAATTCGCCCAAGAATGGCTGCGGCGGCGCGCCAGCAGGAAGCGTGGATCCAAAACTGACAAGACCGCTTGGCCAGCAGTGAGAATCGTTGGCAGGCTCTGCCCAACCGCCACCGTTCGATGTTGCATTTGCCGTGAGGGTCACGTGTGCCCCTCCACGGATCGGAATTGTCTTTGTGTAATTGATCGAAAAGAGTGCAGTAGTAAATTCAGGTTGATTCCCGATCCAGGATGGCTCGGCATTCAGGCAATATCGTGCAGGAGGATCAGAGACGTCAAGTATGAACTGAACCTCATTACCTTGAGGCGTTCCGTTGACCATCCAGAATTGACCATCCCATGTACCAGCTGCAGCTGCGCCCCATTCTCCGTTGATGGGTGAATCCCATGGGCACGGCGCCACAGCACCCCTGAATTGCAATGTGACAGCGTACAGGCTGCCTGACATGCCTCCCATCGTTGCGATGTCTGCAGAGCCGCTAGGACAGATGAACGTATAGACGCCATCAAGTCCGTAATTTGGACCAGGGACGCCTGGCAGCTCGACGAGGAGCCCGTCTAATGCTTGCCCGGCCTCGAATGGAGATACCAACGACCAGACGATTTGATTTCCTGGGCCATTGTCAGTGATCTGGATGCCAGACTGTGCCACAGCCGCAACATAGCGTGAGGTGGGTGAATCACCGTTGCTCGCACTAGCCATCAGGTAGGATGATGACGGATTAGCGTAGATCGAGCTCGAGATTGTGACGATGTTTGAGACTATCTCAGCCGTTGTTCCGCCTTCGCCAACAACGTTATTGATACCTCCATGCGCACCGGTTGCAAGTGTCCTCCATTGTCCATTCAACCAACACAGTACGAGAGAACTGTAGTTGAACTCAAGGATCGAGACGTTTGAGTTGTCGATCGTTTGCCCGGGCAACGCAGGGTAAACGTAGATCGGGACGGTCTGTGACGTCCCGGTCATATCCATGACGTAGTGCACCTGCCCCTGCCGAGGATTTGCTGGCAACGTCACGGTAATCTGACCATTGACGGGCACAACGTCAAGGTTGATGCCTATGATCGTGTCGTTGTTGGACGTGAGGATCACGCCCTTGTTGACGTTGTCAGTGAAGTACTGCGTCGTGTTGAACGATATGCGGCCAGTCAGCATCAGTTCAGCAGGGTTGCCGACCATGCCGATCTGCGTGTCGCCCGGGATCGCAACACGCGTGATCTTCCCCGTGTTCGTGTCATTGACGTAGACAAAGAACGAGCTGAGCGCTTCTGTCAGAGTCCCTGTCGGTGTTTTCTGTGCCATCTCGCGTCAACGCTCGCTATTCAGTACTTACGGACATCGAGCCGTTCTCCTCCTCTAGGATGTGATCACAGTGCGACGTTACCGAATATGTCCTTGTTGAACGAGATGATGCGTTTGTTGAGCGTCTGAACGTTGATGGGCGTACGACTCGTGATGACACCATCGAAAAACGGCAACGATGACGTGCACTCAAAGTGTTGATTGTTCGACCATGTGTTCGACGGATTCGTCAAGCGACCGTCTGGACTGATGAACTTGACATTCACGCACGCGTCCTTCACGCCTTGCACGAAGTCAGGATCATCAGGAGCATTCTCTGGAGATTCATAGTACTTCGTGTCTAGACGTTGCTCGAGCATGTCCCTGAATTGTCCGAACTTTCCACGACGCCAGTAGCACTTGCTGAACGTAGGGATTCCACTATAGACGCCGTACTTCCACCCTCGAATTACAGGAGAGTAGAACCATAGATTGTTGGTTGGCTCGGGACCGGCGCCTCCGTGCACATAAATTGAATCCCGGAACGCAACATCGCGTTGATCAGGCCAGTTCTTCACTCCTGTCAACGTAGACTCTGCGTACGGATCTGCAAACACAGTGTTTCTATCACCGTATCCGTAGAGTATTCGTGACGTATCATCAGTTGACGTTGATCCTGTGACATACAATCCGTATGAATTAATTCCCTGCGCAAGATTTACGTCAACAAACCAACTAGCGCCTACGCCCATCCCCAATTTCGACCACACTGTCGTTGACACGGGAAGAGATCCAACTGTTCCTAACAGATAGATTTCATGTTGTTCATACGTCCCGACGATCAATCCGTTCACCTCTGTCGGTGAAATGTTTGACACTGTTCCGTCTGCGTTGTAGACCTGCGTTGCGATGTAACCTTTTGAGATGTCAAGCTGACGTGCAGCATTTGCATACCGTGGTTCGAATGGAAATGCCATTGACCAGTTCGGTATCGCATTGGGTGTGCCGCTAGGGCTTGTTGTGTTAGTCAATGCTAGGTTGACTGATCCGACATTTTTAGTCGTAAGTTGTTGAGAATTCCCGATGTTATTCCCGAGAACGATGCCATTACCGTCAGCGATCAGACATGTGTCGATTGATGGCATCATCGAATCATAGAATCTCTCGCTTGAGTTTACGAATGACGACAGTCTAACGTCCCCAGCGCGCTCCCACCACTGTTGCAACCAATAGGCCTTTGAATTGCTGATCCCAAGCAGTTCCGGACTCAGAATATGAAATGTTCCAACATGAGGCCAGTCCGTGATCGCGCTGCCTGCAGGAACATTGTTGGCATTGAGCCAGCTGAGCAATCTGAAACGACCTTCTTCTGACATCGATCCAAAGACGGCATTGTCTGTGAAGCTACCACTGAGCTCGTTCCTGTACATGATCTCGAACTGATCAAGCACCGGTTCTGCACCGATGATCTCATGCACCACATCAGACGCAAGAGGCTGGTTCAATGTGTCATGAAATTCGACACCTTCCTGTACCTGACTACCGTACAGTGTGATGTTAATTTGTCCTGGAACGAGGCTGACGTCGTGTCCTGCGTTCGGGCGTTGGGTCGAGCTCGAGAAAGCCGTGTTGTATGTCGGGTTGTCTGATGAATCATGAGGTTGATACAACACCGGTCGCATCTTTGAGATGCTGAGGACCAACTTGTCACCCGGCATCACGAGGTAAGGTGATGGAAAGTGACTGATCAATGGGATTGCTGCTGAAACGTTTGCTTTCGCAATGTTGTCGAGGTCACCGAACGCGACCTGGTCTAACGCCTGTTTTTGTTGATCGGAGAGGACAGGCGTGTACAGTGGGTTCGGAACGACCAACCCTTCAGGATCGCTCAATCCCTGCAATGTCACGTATTCATTTCCGAGGATACAACGACCAGCCTGCTGAAAACCTGTACCTCCACGCCCAAGAGGAGAGATGTACGCGATGTTGACATTTTGTGTGCCATTCCCATCGGTCTGCAACACGCCGTTCGTCGTCAATGTTAGTGTAGGCGTGCTTGTCAAGAAGTTCGAGAGATCCGTCGCAGCTGCGCCTTCGGGCGATGCCATGAAATTTGTGATAAACTTGACAATCACGCCCGCGGAACTGAGCGCCGTTGATTCAATTGTGACTGATCCGGTGAAATGTCCTGTTGAATTGGGAGTGACAACTGCGCCTGGGGGCCCGGCATAGGATAGGAATCCAACAGGCCATACCTGCGTTGTCGAATCTGCTGGCGCGAAGCTCGCGAGCATGATTCCGCGCGTGTTGTCGTACGTGTGTGTGATCGTGCCTGTCATGATCAGGTCGCGAATTCCCGGTCCGGTTGCAGTTCCGTCAAGCGGAACTTGCCTGAATAAGGCGACAGTCAACGCTGGACCGGCGAAATCGAACGACGTCGCGGCAGGATTTTCACTTCTGTAGAACGCGCTATTGCCTGGAATGAAACATTGTGTTATATCGTTGAACCATCCCGGTCCGGCCGCGAATGGGATCTCAAAGACGGCTTTTTCAATCAGGAATGGTGACGTGATCGGAAGCGTGAACGTTTCATCATTATTCGCAACGTAGTCGTTGTTGTTTCGAATGCTCTTTGCGTATGACTTTCCGATCGCGTACGGCAACGCCTTGGGGTCGTACACTGCGCCGATCTGCGGATCGGTCTGTGCGTATGCACCGTAGCGATCAAGCGTACCTGAAGCAACGAGGTTCCCAATCGGACCAAATCCCTTCATGTCCTCAGCGATCTGCCAGTTCATGCCGTCGACTGCAGCATCAGTCCAATCACCTCCTGCGTAAGGATTGGGCGACGGAGGACCGCTAGCCAGATTTCCGATGATGTATGATGAGTTCTGCGGTACTTCCCACGCTTTCGTCGTGTTGTTGTAGTAGTAGATGCTTGACGTGATGTCGGGCATCGTGACGCTAGTGTCAACGTTCAATGTGAACTTGATCTGCGTCTTTGATTTTAGGTTCTGCGTGAAACCATCAGCGAGATATGTGGTGCTAGACCCCGTGGCGAAGAAGTTCGTAGACAACGTTGCCTGATCTTGTTCATAACGATTTGTTTCGTTAAATGCATCAACCAACGTCACCGGTCCATCATTCATGAATTGATCGATTGCGCTGCTGTTCGTGCCCCCCGGAGCGACAAAATCATTCGTGAACAAGTCTTGACGTTGAAGTGTTCCTACGCCGGTGCCACCGAAGAACCTTGGCAACGTTGATGGGTAGTTGACAATGCTTGATGATGAGTACGTAGGAGATCTGCGATCATCGAACGTAACAAGACCGGTACCAAGTCGACTGTCACCTGTTCGTGCGACGGTCGGTAACTTAAGCATCGCGTCATTCTTGCGAATGAGGTTGCGAGGAAGCACCTTTCGACGGTTCATCGGTGGAGAGAATGTGAAGGTGCCGCCGCCAGTTGAAACGGATGGCCAATTGTTGTATGGCTTTAGGTTCCATGCGTATGGTACGGGATGTGTGTACGATGGACCAGCATCATACCAGGAGTTCGCGTTACTCTGCCCGTCGTTATAACTAGCATCGTACACGTATCCACCATACACGTACTGCTGGCGTTGATCATCATATCCCAACCCTGACGAAAAATCTCGAAAACGATGCGTACCATTAGGCATGAAAATGCCGATCGTCGCACGTTCGCCGCTATTGACGGGTACAGCTAGAGGCGTTCTAGGTGCGTATCTAAACTCAATCGTTCCATTCTCGTACAGTACGACCTCAAATTTCAAGATGCCGCTAGCTGCATTGTTATAACTGCTTAGACTGTGCCATCGCACAATCAGACGTCTACCTCCCGCTGGTGAGTGATTGTCATTGTAGTATTTTACGCCCGGCGACAGTTCATTCACAACACTTGGCATGGGTTCGAGTCCCATGCCGACGCGCTTCTCCTTCTGACGGCTATACGTTGAACTAGTGTCATCATACAAACTACCATGCACGTTTCTGAGGTCAGAAAACCATGGACACAATAACACGGTGTTTGATGCCATCACAGGCAAGATGAAAGAGTTGTCCCAATCCTCATATCCTGTCGATCCGTTGCTGGACGGACCCGTATACTCAAGAATCTGAGAAAGACTGAATGGTGTTCCCGGGCCAACAAGCGCCATCCAGCCGTTGGTGTCAGCAACGAAACTTTTGTATGTGACGCCGTCAAGCGCAAAGTCAAATCCAATCGGATAAGTGAATGACATTGCGTTATTGCAGTATGCGTCGCCTATCGTACGAAAAGTTTCTCTGGGATCACCAGGTCCTTTCAACAGAACCATCTGTGAGTCGGTGATGTTCGTTATGCCTGCTGACGAATCAACGAGGTGCGTCAGGATGTAGTTCTCGAACTTTCGAGGAGGCGCTGTCCTTGTCGAGATGGTTGTGGCAGGCATGTCAGTATGTCATCCCTCCGAACGCAAGGGAGTCTGTCCCGACGCTCGTATTGTTATCATAGTACCACCCGCACGTAGCAGATACCTCATCGTAGCTGACGTAGTTATCTGTCGACCCTGTCATCAGCGACATCACGTTCAACATGCTGGTGCTTTCAGTCGCAGGTGCAGGAACGTTCCTGACGTATCGTACGTCTGCAAAGGGCGCACTTGCAACGCTAAAGAATGCTGGGCGTTTCTCTGGCATGTCTAGCGTTTTCTCACTCTGCGCGAGGACACCCTGATACATCAATTCATCGATCGTCTCCTCGTTGAACTGTGTGCTATTGAAACGAAAGGATCCAGTGATGAGGAACGTGCCAGCGCTACCAGACAATTGTGCGAATGCGTACGATGATGTGACGGGAGCATACAATCCGAACGCATCGCTTGGGTAGTACACGCCAGCGAGCGTGTCATTGAAGAAGACCCCGTAGTACGATCCTGTGACGTCCAACACTGTGTTCGTGAAGTACTCTTGTGGGTTCAAGCCCAACTGATCGTCAATGAACGGTGCTTGTCCAGGCGCCTTGCTTTTCGTCATGCCTGACGTTGCCCAGAAGCGATCGACTGTCACAACGTCATCGCATGCGCCTGAAGGATCAGCGTTTCCCTGTCCTGCGAACCCTCTGACCTGATTGACGCTGACGGGCACGTCACTGTTGTAGAACGAGGGCGTCAGTCTGATCGCAAGAGGTTCAATGATGCTGCTCATCACTGTACTTTCGAGGTCCTGATCGAGCCTGTATTGCACTGTCCTTCCATCGTTTGCCTTGACAACGATCGTCTTGTAGAGGAAGGTCCTTGCGTTCAGGTGCGGATTCTCTGAGGTGTTCTGCAAAGGAAATTGCAACACCGGAAAATGCATGTTCTCGTTGAAATCAGTGACTGTCTTGCTGAATACGTTGAAGGAGTCTGATGTGCCGTCTGAGAACGGGCTAGACACGACCTCAACACCTTCATCGAAGGTAAGCTGAGGCATCCGATGTCCGGGTTCACCTGACCAAATCTTGACGAATCCTGCGTCGTACTGCGCTTGCGTACTGATCTCGATACCTTGCAGGTACGGATACGAGCTTGACAGGTTAGAGAGACTGCTAGACATCACAGACTGTTCTACAGCTAACGATTGTCTGGGAAGGTTCTGGTTAGGCCCCTCGTCAAAGAATGACGTGTCATGCGTGAAGATTGGTTGGAAGATCGGTTGGAATGAACCGATGTGCGATCCCAGGATTGCAGATGATGCCGTGATGAAGCTTGTCGTTCCCATGTCAGTACTTTGTCACAGATCCGTCGATCTGCTGCAGGAGGATGACAGAGGTGAGGTTTGTCCGATTGGAGTCACCGAGGTAACTGTTGTACGTCAGGTACTCCTGCTTTGCGCGCTCGAGCATGTGAGATTCAACCATGAAATTGACATCCTTGAAGCTCGTCTTGCGCGGGATCAGCTGCTTGATGAAGGTACCGATCGACTTGTCGAACCACAGGAAGAACTCGTAGAATGCCTGAAAGTTCAGCTTTGCCTTGATTCGATTGAAGTAGATATCGCGCATTCGTGCAATGTCGGGATAATCAGGAGAAAACATTAATTCTGGATCACCGATCGCATTATCGATCGAGTCGAACGTTGCGAACATGGTGACGATGTCCCTATTCAACGCATCGATCAGCGAGAACTCAACGCTCAATCGCACGTCATCAGTCGGCGTTTCACTAGGATCGATCTCGTGCAACGGCGCTAGCTGTGCCCAGGGTGTCTGCTGAACAAGAGAGTAATCCTGGTACGAGCGCACCCTGATCTTTTCATCGCACGTCGCTTCGTCAAAGTACGGGCTGAGATGGCTAAGCTCGAATGTCTCACCAACGACAACATCTTGGTTGATTGGGAATAGGCTTCCCGTCAGGTGAAACCCGTTCTCGCTGAAGTCAGGGAACACGATGCTTCCTACGGGACCGATCGGGTTGCCGGGAGGTCCAAAGATCGTGGCGTGGGAGGCGGTCGAGATCGCTTGCCTGACGTCCTGTTGGATCATCGAGCTCATGCGCAATCTCTCCCAGGAACCTGATGCAGTGTTCTCATAGTTCCAGTTCGTCAATGGGTTCTCTACACCAGTTGACTTGTAGTACCTGACGTGTTCCTGCCACTCTGCCATGCTCAAGGCCTTTGACCAGAAGCGGACGTTGCTCAACAAGCCGTTGAAATCAGTTGCTCGTGCTGCAGCAGGGGCCGCAGAAATATTGTTGAGGGCCAGATACTGGCTACTAGACCCCGAGGCAACGAATTGTGTCGGACCAAATGCGAGGAACGTGCCTGAGACATTTGACGTTGAATTCAACGATCTAAGAACGTTGTTCTCACCGTACGGCGCTTCATAGAAGAACGATGACGTCGTCTGCATGTACTCGACCTTGCCGGCGTTCTGGTACGCGAGGCGTAGGAAGTACGACGATGACGCGATACTATTGAGACCATCGTCGTTGCGTTGGCAACCGAAACTCACATTCCAATGATCAAAGTTGAACATGCCAGGAGGCATGTCGTTGGAATTGAGGTACCCGGGGACGGGCGTGTCAAGTTCCAGACTCAACGTCGGCGAATTCGGACCATCGCCCGGGCGTGCGAACAGCAACAACCTAGGTTGCATCGATGACGAGATCGCGAGCAGGTTGACGATGACATTTTCGCTGCCAGGTGAATTCGAGCCTGTGGTGCACAACCGTGCAATTGACTGAGTCGCAGACGTCATCAATGGAATGGCTGCAGGTGTCCACTTCACGATGCCCTCCCACGTCCAGGATCCGGATGTGAGAAGGTTGTCATTTGCGTTTGTGGTGCCGATGTTCTGACCCAAAACATTCTTGACGAACGTTCCAGCAGGAGTTGGGTACCCAGGCTCCACACGAGATGCAACGAGAGGAGGAGATGTCACGATGCTCGCAGTTGAGTTGAACTGTACCATCGTTCCTGGCTCGAACTTGCTCTCTCGTGTGAATGACAGCTGCTTTGACGTCGGACCGCCGTATTCCCTGATGCGAATGTTGTTCCCAGGATCGATGCCGATCGAGCGCAGGAATGCCTGAATGCTGTACTGTGTCCCTTTTGACTTTAGAACGTGAGGCAACGTGGTAAGGACGCGACGTAGAAGCTGATTCTGCACCTGCTGAAGTGAATTCACTGATGTCGTGTAATTGTGCAGGTCGACGTTCTCTCCTCGGATGTACTGATCGATTGTCGAATCATTGAACAACGGAGGAAGGTGGAATCCCATCTTGTCCACCATGTCGAGCAGGAATACGTCAGGGATCGTCTCGTTCGTGTTATAATCAACAGTGCTCAGCGTGCTGAATGAATCGACATACAATTTGAGGTCATCAAAGAAACGTGCCCAGATGAAGAGCAACGAAACGAGGATCTGCACGTTACCCATCTGGCCTTGACCAGGGATGCCATCACCACCGTAAGGTTGACCTGCGTTGCCTTCAGGTGGGTCGATGAAGCCGTCCTGGAAGCCGCCTTCGAGGAAGTAGTGTTGTGGCACGAGGCGCGTGATCAGGTTTGGATTCTCCTGATCGTAAGCGCTAGCGCTCGTCAGAAGTTGCTGGTTGAATAGCATCGTGGGAGGGTATGCTGGGAACAGCACGTGTAGGCTATCAGGACGTTCATAGACGACTGGACTGAGTGGATCTTGCGTCACATCGAGGCGCAATTCGGGACCCACGGTGTATTGGATGCTGCTGGTGTAGTACGTGTTCCTGCCAACGACGTTTGTTCCGATGACGCTCGAGCTGAAAACACACGCAGTTTGATCTGCACCTGAACCGGGCGTTTGTCCGATTCCGATGCTGCTGCTCGTTCCCATGTTGAAGAAGCCGCTGATCATCGCATGAAGTGAATTTCCACTTGAGTCAAGGACGATGCTATTGACGCTATCGTTTAGAAACGTTGCGATGGGAGGCGGCGGTTCATTGAAACGATAGTAGAGAAGCAGGTCGTTCGTTGAGTACAGTGCCTTGCCAGCATACGCAGCGAGTTGTTGAGGCGTACGAGGCGAGTTGAAGATGCGAAATTCGTCGATCGTGCCGGACAACGTCTGCATGGGTGTGATAAGGCCCGAAGGAAATTGACCGATCTGTATCGCAGTGCCGCTTCCGATAAGCAACGGTGCATCATCGATTGCCATATCACCAAGTTCGACCTGTGTCTGGGACTCAGCATACGGAACTGACAACAGGAAAGACTCGAGCCACGGTAGACCTTGCGTGCGATTGAGTTCGACAGCGACATGATTGAACATTCCCTTGTTCAACGTGAGAGGAACAGTCATGAAACTGCTGCCTGACACCATCGCAAACGTAGCATCAACAGAAGACGTTGACAATGATTGCGTCATGTACAGCGTCCATCCCTGCGTTGAACCAAGCGTTCCTGCAGACGTCGATAGCATCTGGCAGATCGTTTGGACATCATTCTTGATTGGTGGCAGGTACAACTGCATCTCGATCGTGTACGACTGTGAACCGGTTGGGTTCAGTATAGGAACGCCCGTGTTCTGCTTCGACAGCGCAGGGTACAGTGCACCCGCCTTGTTCTCAACCTTGATATACGTGCCGGCTTGAGGTGATGTTTCCCCCACCTGTGTCCCGGAGAATAGAAGTTCACCCGCATATGATGGGAAGCTGTCAAAGACCCACTTCTCAAATCCGGAGAGCTTCTCTTCAAAGACCTCGACTTCCTGCCGCGTTCCATCAAATGGAAACTGATTGATGATTGCATCGAATGCGAGGTTGACCTTTGCCTCAGCAGACATGAAGAAGGTGTGATTCTGAAACTGTGACCAATCAACGTTGAGTTGCTGTGTTGATTTCAGACCGGTCCCAGGAACATCGTACACGAATGACGACGTTGACAGGATGTTCGTGTCCGACATCGCGTCGAGGGTGACAGCGACTGGCCTGCTACCTGTCACTGCTGACTGCGGGTATGCGGGGATGTACGGATTGAGAGGTCGTGTTGACATGGACGGAGTACTAGAGACTACGTATCAAACTCTACGCCACGCCACCTATTCTGAACGCTGGAGATGCAGACTTGTACAGCTGCTTGTTGTTGTCTGTGAAGACCATCACATCAATGATGTACGAATTTCCTGACTTGAGGTTGGACGCATCAAGGGTGAAGTACATGCCGGTGCTGTCACTCGAAACCCTAGTTGAGTTGTTCTTTGTGTCGAACGGTACGACAACCTGATCTGACATGACGTCACGCACCTGGTAGTGTACGTCCCTGACGACTATCCCAGGTAGATCAACAGGAAGTTTCAGCGCTGTTGTGACATACGGAGCGCTGTAATCGAAGATGTTCACCCTCAATGTCGTCTTTTCACAAGCGTCGAGCTCGTCTGCCACTCCATACACGGACACGACAAATCGATGCGGTGCAAGAGACTGTGCACCGCGTTGGGGAGGGTATGCCTTGAATGTGCTGCCTGTGAGGTATGGTAACGTTCCGTCAAGCGATTGCCAGATCGGTGTGAACGTAATGGAACCCGATGCTTGCCACTGAGGTTGCAAGAGAGGATCAGACGACAGGATGTCAACTGAGCATGAGTAGATACCAGTCACTGGGAACACCCCTCGTGTGTGCTGTGAACCCGTGAAGTACCCTGACCAGATCCCGCCAGACACGGGTGTCGTGAGTTGCAAGATGATGCTGTCAGCGCCCGTGATTGCGCTCGAGCCTGACATCAGGTTCGTTAGTCCGGATCTAACGTAGTTGTAGAGGAAGAGGTAGCTCGTCGAATCAAGGAACACGCCATCGTTTGTGTCATCTTGGATCGAATCGTCGAACTTGACGAGTATGTTCGGTCTCTTGTCCTCATTGTACGCCGAGCGGCTCGCGAACCTTTTTACGAAATATGTGTACTGGTTATCCTCCATCGAGGGGTCGAAAGATATTCTCAGGCCCTCGTCGGGTAGGGCACCAGCCAACGTGGCGGACACGATGGACGTAATGTCGACGTACAGGTCCTCTAGACCGGTCTTGAACGCCTGACTCGCTTCGAATAAAGGATCGATGATGTAGTCACACGGCGTCGGACCTGCGCTACCGCTGAATCCACATCCTTCTACTAACCACGCACCTGACGTCGAAGATCCCGTGAGCCAGTTACATACGTCACTGTCCGAGTAAAACACAACGTCACGACCAAGGCCTTCATCGAACGATGCTGACATCGGACACACATTCACAGTGAAATTGCTGGGTGTTGGTTGGCCACCATACACATCAGACATGCGTAAGTGACATGAGAAGCTCGGATCGCCAGGATCGACAGCCCCCGCCTCGACGAGCTCCCGGAGCGGGTCAAGATCAAATTGTACTAGAAGTCTACTGAGTTCCGTGTTAGGAACTGACGTCGTCCCGCTCGCTGTTGATGTCACGCCGTACAATTTGAACAGGTCGAGCGACCCCGCCGCGCCGACGTTCGCCGTGACCTGTGGTACGTTGTTGACGTACCTGTTCGTGATGTATGTGTCCTTGATTGGCTTGAGAACCTTGTACATATTACACCGATGATTGTCCAGTGATGTCGACCGTCGGGTAACGGACCTCAAAGATACCCCCAGCAGGCGGGAACATCAACCCAGATGACGTGTTTGACGTTGGATCGAATGTCACGTTGCTGTATTGCCTGTTATTGACAACACCTGAGACGTTGTTGAACTGAATGTTGTTGATCGACATGATCCCAGGTACGTTGAAGAGGATGTTCGTCAGATTTGACAACACGATCGGTTGATCAATGTGAAAGTTTTTGACATCGAAAAACGCCTGAAGCTGTACTAATGCATTGTTGATGACTGTCGTTTTGTTCAACGATGGATCGATAAGGACGCTGAAGCTGAACGTCAGGTCAACAATTCTAGCATCCAGAATATCAATTGCATCGCTGATCATCCTGTATGGATTGAGATACTTGACGAGGTTAGTCTTCAATGTGTCTGGTGAGATGATTAGTTGTCCGGACGCATTGCGAGAGATGATGTACAACTGCGTCGCAAGAGGATTGTTTGGGTTGTTCCTGACTCCTGCACGGAAGACACGACCGAAATTTGATGGGATCGTGTAAACACGTGCAAGGAGATCCTCGCGTGTAACGATTCTTTCTTGCGAATTTGTGATCGATGGGATCAATTGAACTAGATCGGCAGGCGTCGGAGGATCCTCTCCACCAGAGGCAGCGATAAGATTGTTGACTTCGAGACTAGCCTTGATACGTCCAGCAACTGCAGGAGATGGATTCCCAGGAAAGAACATATTGACCGTCTTCGCAGTTTGAATGTTGTTGATATTCACGTTATGACTAAGGCCACCTCCTGCTCGATACGTGATGTTATACGTCGTATTTGCAGCAGCGATACCTAACGTTGTCGTCTGCAACAGTTGCTGCGGATTGATGGGAATTCGCGAGAATGTCTTTGTGAATGGAAGCGAAATTGCAAAGCTCGATGGATCAGGGATGATATCATCCTGAAGAGACTGAGCATTTCCTGCGCCGAACGTGAGTGTTGTTTTACGACTTGAAATGTTGGTTGAGATGATGTACCGGTAAGGTGCCGGGATCACTTTGATTACTTGCGGTGCAAGATCATTGTCAGCAGCTGTGTTGAGGACGTTTGCATAAACAACGTCGTTCGTTAACGCGTCTACCTGATAGTAGATGTTTCCCAGTTGATCATTGACAGAAATGATCGTTGAAACATTCGCATTCTGTAGAGTGATCTGCATGTACGGCGTAAATGTCGAACCAACGGAAACGTTGTCAGTATACTCATTGCCTGACAGACACAAGCCAGACGCAGAAAGTATGAACGTCTTGATTTGGCCGGCGGGCGTTTTTGAACCGATAGTAACAGATGCTTGAAGCGTACCATCTGAGTAAGTTGCGTTGTAGTCGATATCTTCAGTGAGTGTGAAGATGACTCCACCTTTTGACACAAATGTCGAATTTTCTCTGATGACTGGCAATGCCGTCGGATCAGGCTGAACAACACTGTTGATGTTTGCAGCTGGTACCTCAATGTAGCACGTAACTGCAACGATTGCAGGAGATGCACCCGTGATTGGAACACCGCTTGCGTCTAACAAACGTTGAATGTTTCCTTGCTCGATCGCAGTCGTTGGGTTCAGTTCGCCATACTGGTGATCCAGATAGAACGACAGGTTGTCGCCCACGTACGCAGCAAAATCAAGGAACAGACCTCCCAATGAAGATTCAGAAAAGTCTTGAAGACGATCTGGATAGTACTGTCGAGCGTACTCTAGCAAGTTCGCACGTAACGCATCAAAGTCCTTCGCGAGGTACTTCCTCTGTCGTACTACTTTGAGATCGTCTCTTTGAAGTGTCATTTACGTCCTTGTCTAGGTATGCACGTCAGATAGCGTACATCGTAACTTGTAACTGTTGATTCGAGACGTTCAGGTTCGGAATGTTGTACGTGATCGTCAGAACGATGACGGCTGTGTTCTGATTTTGTGTCCTGTTGATCGATGACGTAAAATTCTGCAGGTCGATATACGGCATCCACGTCTGAACGGCTGATTTAATTGATGAGATTGCAGCTGAATCAAAGTCGTCTTGTGATACTAGATTTGTCGTCAATGGCCTCAGATTGGCACCGAAGTTGTACAGACCCAGTCGCTCTCCCCAGTTCGTCATGATGAGATTACGAAGGTTGTCTGCCATTGCGCTAGCAACACTTTTTGTCGTTGTGAGAAGATCATCCACACCCAATGATAAAGGCGTCAAGATACCAATTGGCAATGACGTGGGAGCAATCGCAGCAGCTTGCGTGGTAGCGTCAGCCTTCGTCGTTCCGGATGATTTGAATGAATATGTTCCCATGCGTTAAGTAGACTTTGTCATAGGCGTCAGTGATGCGATCACTCCAGAAAGCGCAGTTCCTGCAGCTGCGAGCGCTGTCATTGCTGCGCTCCCATCAGCAGGCGTTCCAGTTGGCTTCAAGTTAGACAATGTTTGTCCTAACGTATTCAATGCTGTGATGATGGTTTCAACTGCACCCGCAGCACTGCCTGCGACCATTGTGCCTCCAGACAAAGAGATTGAAGCAACGGTCACTGCTCCTGCTACGGCTAGCGTTCCTGATGCAGTGACTGCGGGTGCTGTCAACGTCACCTGAGGCGTAGTCACAGTCACTCCAGACGCCGTCTCTGCAATTGATGTTGTTGCACCAATTGTAGACGTGATACCTTGTGCGTTCGCATCTATAGACGTTGCACCGACAGTTACTTTGATGTCAGTCTGATTCATCTTGAGGTCGCAGACAGTCGTTGAGATGTCAAGGTCTTCAGGGTTGACAGTGATGTTGCACTTGGGAGTCTCAATGTCTACTGAGCCCTTTGCGATGGGTTGGATGTAGACGTCACCTGTCGACTTGATCCCAATGGTTGCCCAATCATCATTGCTCGTGCTATCAATGGGAAGATTGTTGCTGTCAGTCTTTCCTTGACTAGTCGTCATGAGGGCAATGTCAGAGCGTCCTATGATGCGAACGCGGTCTGACTTAGCGACAATGGCACCTGACTTTGCGGCAGACTTATCGCTCATCGTGCCGACAAGCAAACCGTCAGTCAAGAATGAATCGATGCCAAAATTTACGTCTGCATTCGTTTGCATCGCAACAAGAACACGGCTACGATCGTGGATCAGATCCGGATCGCCTTCCTGTGCAGCAAGGCTTGGTGTGTCCTTAGCAATTTCTTTACCGATGACCTTGTTGTCAACAGATGTACCACCTGTCGCGGGCGTTTGTCCTCGGCCTACAACGATATCAATTGATCCAGCACCGTCTGTGAATGCATCCGCATCAACTGCTTCAGGCACTTGACCATGTGTTGGGTCTGTCGTATATGTTGCAATTGGGCCAGTGCGATCGTTGCCAAGGACGATCAACGTATTATTGCTGCCTTCAAACGCAACGTCAGCGGGACGTTTTCTGTATCGAGGGACAGGTTCATACCACGTAATCTGTGATGAGTCTGATTTAGTGAGAATGTTAGTGTACACATCATCACCTCCCGGCATGCTGACCGTTTCAACGACGGTGTACCTTTCACCATTCAACGAATCAACGCCGCCATTTCGAAATTCGTAAATTGGCGCGCTACTGCCTTCTGCAGTCGCAGCAATTCCTGGCGTGAATGATTGATCTGCTTGCCTGTCAGCGTGTGTATAGTTGACATCATCAACGAAGCTGGGCTGAGGGACCTTGCAGATCCAATATCCTATGTTGCTAGGAGCGTCAGGATTCTCGAAGATTGCCCAAACATGTTCTCCGGGTTTAGCAGGAAGCGATATGTGAGAAGGGAAGAATGGATAAAAAATCATCGCAGCTTCACTTGCACCTGAGTCGACACCCATTACACGACGACCTATGATGCTATTTCTGGGTGCATTGCGTGCAAGTTGAGCATTGCCAACACCCAAGCTTCCTTTGTAGAATTGCATCTTCACATCATCGATCGCAGATGGATCGCTAATGACGTCTAAAATTATGATTTTGACGAACGTTGGGCGTGAAGAATCTTGTTTACGATATGCAGCCCGGGCAGTTGCTACCTGATGACCACGACCCTCAACTAGGCCTCTCGTGTCCTGATCGTCATACTTAGACATTGACGTTCCTCGATCTTACGTACCAAGGACGTATGTTCAGCGCCCCTTCTCGTTTTTCTTGATCCTCTCGAACATGTCGTCTGTGTCGATCTCTTCGCTCTCTGTCTGAGCTTTCGAGATGAGCTCTGCGAGCCTGATGAGTTGATCGTTCGCCTTACCCATCCGCTCTAGGAACGTCGCCATCGTCCTGCCATGCACGGCATGTTCAGTAGAGATCTCCTTTGCGATCCTAGCAAGACGCGTGAACATGGCGTAGGCGTTCTGCCTGTCTACGAGTGCATTCTCATAGATTTCACGCCACAATGCGCGTTTCTTGTCGTCCATTGACTCGATGGACTGCAAAAGTTCACCGAAGTCCTGGATCTTCTTCTCGACGTTGAACTCAGAGATCTCAATGATGTCTACGGGTTTGCTTTCTGTCTCGTCTGCCATGGCTGATCCTCACGCTTGTTTTTGTGTATTCCTGTGTGCTAGCCACATTTCCTCCGCAGCGACCAGCACGTGCATCTTTGCTAGCAATGGAACATCATCATTAACTACGAGAGTATTTGCAGCTTGGGCTAGCTCTGCAACGGGCATACGCGTTCCATCGTCGTTGTATCTCTGTATCCATGTGTTGACATCCTTGAGGGAGATGAGAACAGCAGTCTTTGGATCACTGTCGAACTCTACGCTGAACATCAACCTCTTTGGGTCGAGGAGGTTCTTTGGTACCCACCCGTGTGCCTTGATCGCTCCCGCAGCTTTCAAAAAATCATCGGGCGTCTTCACGATGAGCTCTGTCGTCCCACGCCAATCCCTGATGACGAGCTTATCCTCATCATCAGAAAGTTCAAGGACACGATTGTAGACCTCGCTGACAAGGTCGAAATACCGCTCTCTGTTCATCTGATCACCAGAACCTGAACTTGGGGTCTGCACGCATTCTCTTGTACGCCTTCTTGATTGACTGCATCGTTGTGGTGAGCTGTTTCGGCGACAGGCCGCTGAGCTCACGCATGTATAGCAGGATCGCCGACTTGTTCAGGAAGTCAATCTCGTCGATGTTCTCGAAGATGGTGATGATGCTGTTGATGCACGCGAGCTCATTCTCTGTCTTCGACTTAGTCCTGATCTCGTAGAGTAGCTCCACGATTCCCTTGGCGGTTGATTGCAGTTCGAGCACTGCATCCTGTCCTGGGATTGTGCAATGATCCTCAATGATCCGGTGTTCATTCGCAGAAAGAGCCTCAGGATCGTCTAAGCTGACGCTCCTGCGCATGCGCTGGCTCTTCTGTTTGGTACGGATGATGAGCCAGTTCTTAGCAACGACATTGAAGTATGAGAATGCGTTTGTTCCTCGCTCACCGTCAAACTTGCCAATTGTCTCGAACAAGAAGTTGACGCAGTCGTTCTTGAGGTCATCGTACGTATCGTAGAGACTCGTGAACTTGTGGATGTTGATCAAGTTCTCGACTAGCTTCTCGAACGCTGGCATGATCTCCTTGACGTATAGTTGCTCGCGCAGCTTCCTGTCCTCGCCTGCCTTTTGGTACGCACAGATAGCACGTTGCGTGTTTGCGTTGAAGTACTTGCGATCTTCCTTCGCCTTCGCCTTTTCCTCAGGTGTCAGTACTACCTCAGGGACGACAACAACCGTTGGAACCGGCGGTGAGGGACTCACAACGTTTTCCTTGTTTTCCGTTCCACTCACGCTCTTCCTAGTTCTTTTCATCGATCTTGTTCGCCCTTCTTTGAGTCTTCGTCCTCACCGTATGCGACGACGTTGTTGGCGATCGCAAGCACAGCGTGCTTGGCGCCTTTGATGTCTGATAGCAGATCGCGCACGATTGGATCGTCGATCGCGACAGGTAACTCAGCCGTCTTTGCAATGCGCTTGTAGACCTCTTCGAGCATGTCGAGTGATTCCTCGATCGTGTCCACGAGCTCCTCACGCTGGTCATTGAGTTGCAAGTTCTTTCTGATCACTTTCACATTGAGCCACCCGGATCCACCGAACAAGCAAAGCAAGATGAAGATGATGAACCATGACATCAGATGACCCCCTTCAGCGTCTCATCGTACATCTTCATGATGCTGTTGAGACTGTATTTGTCGACGATCGTCTTCTGTAAGTCGACTGCCCACTCCTTCGGTGTGGAGCTGCTCTGCACGAACTTCGTGATCCTCTTCTGAAAGTCTTCCTTGCTAGCGTTTGCCCATCGTGCTCCCTTGACGAAGATCTTGTTGTCGATCCTGCTGGAGTGAACCTCACCTAGCTGGTAATAGACGCTGACGAACTTGCCATGCTTTAGGAAGTCGAGGTGACCTGACCATCCTGTGGCGATGACAGGAAGTCCGGAAGCGGCTGCTTCAAGGATCGGCAAACCGTATCCTTCACCTCGAGTCAATGAAACGAGTGCCTTGATCTGCGGGTGCTTGTAGAGCGCAGCGACCTCACGCTCTGTCATGTCACCGTGTAGCAGGTGAACCTTGGGCATGGTCGACCCGCGGCGCGCTTCATTGACAATTCCAGTGATCAGATTCTTCGTGACGTTGCGATCGATCAGGCTGTTCTTGCCAACATTCGTCTTGATGACGATGCCAACTCGCGGGTCGTCCTTGAACGTTTCACATAACCACTTGATCGCGTAGAACGTGTTCTTTCGATCGCTCTCTGGGTTTGTTCCCGTCAATTGACCGAAGATGAGAAAGTTGAACGGCGTAGAGAACTCAGGCAGTGTGGGAAGGTTCTCATCACGGATTGCATCGCTGTATGCCTCAGGGATGACGTGCATGGGAGTGATCACGGTGCCAGAATTCACGAAGCTAGTCAACGTGTGTTGCGATGGGACGATGACGGTTGTCATTTTGTTGCATGCTGACAACCATTCCGGATTGCACCGATCTGTCTCAACACCCGCCGTGATGCCGATGTTGATGGGTGCAAGCGTTGGGTCCCATTCATTGGGAAGTTGCAGCTGAACTGTGACATCGGCCTTGTGATCGAGCTTGACGCTGTTTTCCATGATCTTGCCGACGAGGCCGTCACACATGTCCCTGTCAAGCATCCACGGCGTGTCGCCCCAGGGCAACGTCGCAAACTTCACGTCAACGTCCTTGTGTGTCAGCAGCCATCGCGCAATCTGTCGGGCGTGCGTACCATAGCCCGATTGCGTCAACACGGGCGACCTAAACAAGACAGTCTTCTTCATCAGATTTCCATTGCCTTCCAGCGATTCTGTCCCCGTTTCCAGTTGTCAGTGAGCCCTGTCAACGTCCTGTCCCAATCACCGATCATGTTCTTGATGTTGTAGTCCTTCAACGCATGTTGCCGTGCTCTTGCACCAATTTCAGCACGCTTCTTAGGACCCATCTCGTACATTTTCATGAATGCATTGGTCACAGTTTCATGCGACACAAAGTCCTCGTAGATGTATGGAGCCATCTGGTTACCGACGAGCGTTCGAACGTCAGGTTCAAGTGCGATGCCGTACTGCTCACCCGTCTCGTGGTCCTCGACCTGGCGTGTCAGACCACCGGTCTTGATTGAGATGATCGGTCGCCCTGCCATCATCATTTCCAGTGTCGGTAGACCGAATCCCTCGTTGCACGAACGGTTGATGAGCGTGTCGCCAACGTTGTAGAGTGCATTCATCTGGTCGAACTTGATCCGTTCCTTCGAGAAGATCACGTGATCCTTCATGTGAAGCATGTCGATGACGTGATGAAGATTTGCACCTTCGGGATCAAGGGGATCAGTGTGCATCACGAGAGATGCCTTCCTATGCCCATGCTTCTGCTGAAGCTCATCAACAAATTGTTTGAATGAGATGATGATGTCGTTCGTGCACTTTCGCCTGGCATTGCGACTGACATACAACACGACAAAGTGATCGGCACGTTCCTTTCCGATGATGCCGGCCTTCAGTCGAGCACGTTCAACCTCAGGAAGCGGAAAGTACACATCATCAGGAACTGCATGTGGGATGTAGTTCGTCTTCTCTGGGAAGCGTTCGCCGACCATTTCGTATGTCGGATAGTTGATGCAGTTGATCAGATCAGTCGACTCATATAGAACGCGATTGAATTCTGGCCACGGTGGGTTGTCCCACAAGTGATTGTACGCGATCGGACAGATCTGGTGAACCTCATCCTCCATCTCCCATACCCAGATGAAAAACCGTGGATCGGTGAACAGAAGAAGCACATCAGGGCGCTCCATTGCCAACGTCATACGAAGCAGGTTCTTGTCGCCGAAGCCGTTCGTGGGCTTTACGATGAAATCAGGGTTGTCATTCACCATGATCGGTTCGTAACTGTCGTGCTTGACAGCACCACCGAACACCCTGAATGAGTACTTTCCCGTCTGTAACAGACCGTTGATGAGGAATCGAGACTGCACTCCAACGCCGCTCGTCGAGAGAGGCATATCACAGAGCATCAAAATCTTCTTCTTTGCTGCCATGGCATGATATTACCCATGGTGTGCAAAGTGGCCACAAACAGTGACTTTTTTGATCAACCGGGTCTTGTGGACGTTAGATTGACTGCGTCCTGAACATCACGAGCGACTAGTAGAACGTCCATTCTTGTGTGAAGAACGCCGTTGGGCGTACCCTTTACGGGTTGGTGGGTGTTGACCGTGACTCTAGTCGTGGGCAGGTCCGGAAGAACCCGAGCGAGTGCATTCTGCATCCGTCGCCACGTCGCCTTGTCGAGCGTATGAACAGTGACGCTGACGGTGTTCGATTCAAACGTCCAGCACCTTATCGCAATTGCTCCGTTGTAGTAGAGCGAATTGTATGCCTGCTCACGTTTCGAATGTGCTTCATCGCTCTGGTCGTCAGGATCAACATCTGAACCCACAATCCTAGCAGCGGCATCGCCGTGTTCTTCACCGCGTTGGACGGGTTCGACCCCACCGTCATTCAGAACCCACCATCCCGTGATGGCACGGTTGTCGCCGAATCCCTCTGACATGGTACACGATATACGAAGTTGCCTCGCTGTTTGAGCTAGCAACACGTCATTTGCGCGAGCCTTCAACGTTTGATTCGCAGCGCCGGACGAAAGCATGTTGGAGTGAATTGTAATGCGTTCGCCTGGGTCAATGTTAATCTTGTGGATCGCATCCTGAAGCCGGCGCAGCGACTCAGCGTTCAGATCATTCATGGTGACTGACCACTCGTCGTACCAGTGCCTGATCGCGATCATGCCTTCTTCGTGGAGCTTGTGGTATGCTCGAGCGCACTTGTCACGATATGATTTGTACCCTGCGCCGTCATGATCATCATCAAACATTTCAGTGTACGCTGGAACGCCCGCCAGCGCTCCGCATGCATCATAGTGATCCTTGACCACAAGGAGCTTGCCTTCTGGCGTGATGATCCATGCCCTCGATACATCATCGATCGACTCTCTGATGAGGTGCCTGATCTCTCCCAACGTCAAGAACATGCATCTACGTATTCGTCACAGGCAGTGCTCTGTATCCTTGAATTCGCAGAAACGACATGACTGACGGTTCTTGATTGCCTGACCTCTCTTGATGCCTGCTATCATGCTGTCAATCACGGCAAGCGACTTTCCCATCGTGACGTCACCGACTGACGTTGTAACCAGTTCACAGTGTTTTCCAGGTTTTCCGGTGCGCTTGAGCAGGACGAATGCACATCTGACGTCCTTGGCATTCGTGCCGGTCTTCCTGGTCCAGAAGTTCTTGTAGAGGACTAGCTGAGCAGTCACGTGAGGATCTGACTTCTTGTACTTGTCCCATCCCCACGAGCATGTTTTGAAATCGAGCAACCACGTCAGTTCCTTGCCACGAGGCCCAGGCGCCGTGATGATGCAGTCGATGAAGCCCTTGAAAGCATGCGGCCATTTTTCCAGAGGCTCATAGAGGTAGTGCTCAGCATCGACAAACTTCCATCCCGGGAAGGTCTCATCAAACCACGCAGGTACATCAGCAATGATACCAACGCCTTCCTTGGCAAACTGCTTGAACGCCTTCACCGTGAAGGCTTCAGGCACAACCTTCTCGTGCTCCGTCCACATCGCATGAAGCGTTGTGAGGAACGCTTTCTTGTCCATCACGCCCGTCTTCATGTAATTTTCGCAGGCGCTGTGCACCGCTGTCCCAAAATCAAGATGGATGCCCGGCAATGCCAGGCCGATCTTGTCAATGTGTTTCAGCTTGTGACGATAGCTGCAGTCCTGCCAGTCCCTCATCTCTGAGAAACTCATGTGAGGCTTTCCTGTCGGAAGCATCTCGTACTTCGGTGCTTCCGCCGGCTTAGCGTTCTCGTCCATCCTCGGATTGTACTCCAGAAAGGTCAAGAGTTCATCTGGCGCCCCCGGTGGGATTTGGACCCACGTGTGTCGGATTTGAAGTTCCGCCGCCTGACCTCTAGGCTACGGGAGCGTGGAGCCTATGCGAACTCCTTCAGTGCAAGGGGTAGGTCCTCACACAGCTTTGCTGTCTTCGGGTGCGGCTCGATAGCGATCGCAGTGATCTGACCACCTACGTCTGGTTCTCGGAACGCCGACCATCGCAGGCCTGCGTCCTTCGCCTTTGAGATGAGCCTCATGAGCTCGACCTCGTCAGCTGCAGAGAGCAACGCGAGGTAGTTGGAGTTTGTGAACCACTCGCCATCACGATCCGGATGCTCGGCCGTGAATTGCCTCATTGCATGACACGATTGGACAGCCTGGTACCCAGGCGCGATGTCCCTTCGTGTCACGAGATAAAGCTTATCCCCCATTCTTACAGTAGCCATGGTCCGCCTCAGGCCCTTTTTTCTTGCGGCCGCGTGAGGGCCACGAGACGGTCCAAGATAGACCGAGGAGGTGGTTCTTGGGACTGGATTTGCTGCGAGGCGACGGTTGCTGTCGAGCACGGCTCGCTTGCAGCAACAGGCTCCGCAACGGCATCCTTCACCGTGAGGAGTTCCCTTACCCTTTCGAGAGTCCACTCGTCGAGTCGACATCCGTGCTGCTTTCCGTCGACCATGAACGGTTTCCACACGTTCTTGCTGTGTTCCTTGATGATTTCGAACACCTGCTGAGGATTTGGCCTGTTGTCCTTTGCGCACTTCTCGATCCTTTCGTAGGGAATACCGCGAAGCAATCCGTATGCAATGAGGTGAAGACGGGCGAACTTTCCCAAATCACGCTTCTTGTTCCACAAATTGCTCTTGCGCTCTTTCTCCGTCTTGGAGATGAGGTGTGTGAGTGACTGACCTGATGCTTGAAAACCGCGAACCTTCGCGCGGAGGACCTGAAGACCGATGTGATGTGACATGATGAACCTCTTTATGTGAAAGTGAAACTCAACGAAACCCGGAGAATCACTACCATGGGAGGTCCACGCGCTTTAAGCGCCTTGCATTCAGAGGAAGCCAGTCATGTTCGTAACTATAACCATCGTTTCTAGGATGTACACTCCTATGGTTGCCATGCGATCTTTGCAGGTCCGGAAACATCGTAGTCATACACGAAGACATCGACATCAGATAGTTCAGCAAGCACGATGGGCTCGATCTCGCTCCACTTTCCACCTGCAAGGCCACACCCGATGCGTGGCATGTGAATGCTGTCAAAGCCCAACATTGCAAGCGTGCGAAGGCAATCACGTAGTGCATCATAACGGATGGGAGGAATGCCGTTCGCGTCCTGCATGATGCCATGTTGAGCAATCATGTTTGCAACCCAGGTGTCGTTTGAGACCTTCACGCACCTGACGCTTCCGAGCTTGAAAGCAGGATAGGGAGGCGCGTCAGTTTCTAGAGGCAAATTTCCTTGGTACCAGTTGCGATAATCGGCCTCGGCCTTCGGCCACTTCTTCGTCACTGACAGTACGAATCCCCGGCCCCATCCACCGATATCATTGCAGATATGCGCGATTACCTTCTTCCCATTTCCTTGCGGTTCTGTCGCACTACCTTTCAAGTATGTAAGCATGGGATCCTCGACCACGGCGTACCGGGAAAGTCATTGCCACACCACCAACACTTCACTTCTGCATGATTACACATGCGATCACAGATTGGGCATGCATAGTCGTTCTCAGGCTTGCCTGTTTCTTTGGGCTTTTCATCGCAAGAATCATCCTGAGAAGAACAATCGTCATCGCATGCATTGCAATCATCGCAGCCGGACATGCCCAAGTTGGTGAACGTAGGATTTGCGCATTGCATCCTGCAATCAATGCACATGCCCACCGATTGTGCTGCAATATTGTGACCTAGATCTTTGTGACATCGAGAGCAATTTCTCATTTGCTATCCACGTATAACGTCAAACTGCGACGCGATCACGAAATTTGTTCTCAATGTGCTTCGCAAACGTCTCGTTGTTCAGGGCAAACGGACCACGAGTTCGTTGGATGTGTTCCACGATCTCCTTGCCTGTTGCACCCGTTAGTTCACGAAGTGCCAATGCAACGACTAATCCAGAACGATTATGACCTGCCATGCAAGTGACGAGGACGTTCTTTCCTTCTCTCACTGCCTTCACGACCTCGCGGGCGGCGCCTTCCCACATCTCCAGGAATCGTCGAAGTCGTTCAGGTCGAGCATCGTCGTCACCACCTGCGAGGATCACATGGACGCCCGGGTACAACGATGTGTCCTGGTGTTCCCTTGCACAGAGTACCAAGACGTCGATGTGTGCATTTGCGAGTCCAGGCCCACCCGGTGGGTAACCACCTTGGAATAGGCGTTCAGCGATCTTGTGTGCTTGGTATGACATGCTAAGACTTTACATCATGTCCGTGCATTGTGCCGTACCTCGTCAAGCGTGTACGTCTTCGTGATCTCACCGTTCTCGAAGACCGTCTCCATGATCGAATCACGGTGAGCATCAGGGAAGTGCTTGAACGGTCCCCACTTCTCCAGCTTCACGGTCTCGATCCCACGATCAAGCGTCCTGATGAGGTCAAGGCGACCTCGCTTGCTCTTCTTTCCAGGATCTGTGATGGGATCCTTGAAGATGTCAACGCCTTTGACGTCGACCTCCATGTAGCTGCATTTCATCGCAAACTTCTGCGTGTCGCGGTTGTGTTGTTGCAGGAGCGCACCACCCATTCCGAATGCGATGTTTGATGCGCTGAAAAAGTACTGGCGAGCTAGTGTGAGGATTTCATCGATTGACTCTCGATTGATTCCATCGCCTTGGATCACACGTACGTTGTTGAGGACCTTGAACCCTTTAGAATTGATCGTTGACCCAAACTTCTTGTCAAGCAGCGTGAGACAGTGCTCCACGACAGTCGCCGGATCGCCGCTATCGGGACGAATGACGACTGTCGCGCCGGAGTTGATGACCTCCTGCTTCAACTCACCTCCCCACAGGTGTTCGCATGCATTGAAGATATCGTAGCTGTCGCTGACGACCGCAACGAGCTTGCCCGGCCTCGCAAAATTTCGAAGCATGTTACGGTACGCATCAGCCTCGTGTTCATGTCCCCAACATGTGATCGTGGAGTGTTCTGCTGCCGGGATCGAGAATCCTGCCATTGAAGAGTCATAGTAACGATTCGCAGTCAACACGCCGACGACCGTGTCGCTTCCCATGAAGTTCACAAGGTGCGCCGCTCCACCGATCCCTGCGCTCTCCTGACTTGAGACGCCACGTGAGCCAAAGTCGTGCAGCTTGAAGTTGATCTCTGCCTGAGGATCATCGCTCGTCTGCTTGAGGTGTGAGAGGATCAATTTCTTGATCTCGCGGCTCTCAGTAGCGACTGTGATCGGGTACCAGATGCGTAATAGCATCGTCTCGATCCAACTGGTGATCCAGAAGCACCTATCACAGGTGTTCTCGACGGTGACGAGAACGTTGTGTGTCGGAACGACAGTGCCTTCGGGCACGGCACGGATGCGAACGGGTAAGTGTCCACCGTGGCTCTTCACAACATGAACCCATCCTTCCTCATTGAAAGGCTCACCGTGGGCCGCGAAGAATTCCTTCGCTTCCATTACCATGTCCATGGTCACCGGCTTTGTGAAGTACTTCTTGAGGTAATACTGAAGCCCGAACATGACCGTTTCGGTGCTGCGTCCTCCTCTGCTCTCGATGTAGGAAAAGACACTTGTGGTGTTCGGAGGGTACTGTAACCAGTGACTGGCCTTGTACGAGTCAGTATCAAGTATGATGTTAAAATCGTCGCTCATGAGTTTACGCTTTCTTTCAGTGATGTACATTTAGACTTGCATGAACCAAGAAGATGTGATTCGCAAGTTGTCGCTCATTCATGATGGGCGAATTCAGTTGAAGTTGGGAACGTTCGTTGGGGTGAATGAACTTGCCACTTTTGTCGATCCCGAATACGGTGAATTTGAGGCGTTTCCTCGCAATGTTCTGCGCAGTTCTCGACATCCGACGCACAGCAGGAAGCTGAAATCTGATGGTCGAAAGATGCTGAAATGTGAATTCGTCGTCATGCTTCGTGAGGTTCATGGTGATGCTGTCACCATTCTTGACACATTCCGAGGAGTGAACTTTCGCTACAAGTTCCTTGATGAACAATTCGGAGAATTTGAAGCTCTGGCGACTAACGTCCTCTACAAGAAGACTCGTCACCCGAAATTTGGTCGCGTCAGATTTCACAAGACCTGTGAGGAACGCTACGGCGTTTCGCACTTTGCTCACTTGCCGGCGTATCAGGTCAAGATGATCAACAAGACCTTCAAGCACGGACACGTTGACCACTGGAAGACTGGTGAGTCGTGCTTCTGTTCTAGCTCCTACGAGTTGGCGACTGTGAAGTGGTTCAATGACAGAAAGATAGATTTCCAGTGGCAACCCAAGACATTCAAGATGCCCAACGGGCGTTCTTACCGTCCTGATGCTTATGTCGTGGACATGGACCTGTGGATCGACATCAAGGGTTGGCTGACCGACGGGTCCCGAGCCAAGTGCGAGTGGTTCAAGACTATCATGTCCAACTTCGAGCTGTGGACGAGAGACAAGCTTCAAGAATTAGGAATCCTTCCTTCGTCACCCGTAAACTCGAAGTCATACGTCAGCGTATCGTGACACACTACGTTTCGGTTCACCCAAGTTACCCACTCGTCTGTGCGTGTCTCTCCTGACGCCTTCTCAGCGTGCTTCAACATCCGTTCTCTGCAGTCATCCACGTTGTCTTGCATGATGTCAACGCCGAACGTAGTGGACAATGCCTGCACCGGTGTAGAGCCCGTCTTCACCTTGAGGTAGACGATACACGACAGGAATGCACCGTCACCACAGGATGGGTCCAGAAAAGTTTTCGAGGGATCGGAGATGGTTTCCTTGGGCACTTGACGCAACATTTCGAGGGTCAACGAGCGTGGAGTGAAGATCTCACCGAACTTATCGACGCGTTCAGGAGTTCTCATGGCACCAATCGAACTGGTCTTACATGAGAAATGATGTAATCGTCCTCTGTATGTACATGAGGCGACATGTCAGGAACGACCCAACCTTTGAGCGGATGACGACCTTTACAATTCTGAGGTCGACACACTACGTAGTGTAAACACCCATATGCAAGATTCGAATTGATGATGCCTGCACAGTGCTGCCAGTCATTCTTCATCGATGCTGAAGTGATTAGTCTCTTGTAATCAGGCATTGATGCCACAAATGCGTGTTTCGGATCAACAGGAATGACAATCTGATTACAGATCAAACCAAGGGGCATTATGCCCGGTCTGTGATCAGATCCCAAGAGACATATGGGCTCATCCCCGGTGATGAGCGTGTCTTCAGGGAATTCGATGACTTCCCATTCACGAGCCATGAAGATTGACACATATGACTTGATAGCCTCACGCATCACTTCCAAGTGCAGTTTTTCTTGATGAGTGACATCAATGTTGAACTGATTGGGATCATACGTTTTGACTGCGTCCACGACTTCATCAGCTTCATATTCCCCTCCGATGTCTTGTTTTCCTAAGCTAAAATTTCCTAAGCTAAAAAGCTTACGAAAACCCATGGGGCCTGCAACGGGCAAGTTGACAGCTTGCATGAAATCACCTGTTCGTGAGATGACTTCACATGGATCGTGAATGAGCAACTGCTGCACAAGAGGTGACGTCACATACTCTTTGCTTTTCTCTATGAGAATCCGCGATTGCTGTTTCATCCCTTCCACGCGCAGCATACGTGCTGTATCACCGCGCGTGAACAATAGTGCGCAGAATATGCTGAGATGTTCTTTGTGAGAATCTGGTCTGTTATCGTTGATCGCTGCGTAATGCTTCCCATTAACGATGTGTTTGATTGAAGCAGCTGCAGCTGCTTCCGTCTTGCTGAGCAAGATTTCAACTGCAAAAGGATCTTCAATGTCAGGTATTGTGTAGTAGTTACGCTCTGTGAACGGCCCGCTCTTTGTCTGACCAGCATCTTGGAGCTTCCATTCACCAACAAGATTGGTTCTATCGCCGAGCAGCACTTGATGCTCGGCGTCTTTGAATCTCTTGATCAAAAACCTGGGTAACGCCTTGTGCTGATTTTCAGGTTTGTTCACCTGAACACCTCTTCCCACGGCTTAGTCAGGATCGCTTTCGGCACGCGCTCAAAGAGCTCCATGGGAAATCCCAATGCACCGGGCTTCATGAACTGTTCAGCAACGAACTTCACGAGCGGTGATTGCAGGAACTCTACCACTCGATCTCCTTCTTGTTTCGAGGAGACGATGTAGGCTGCAGTGTGTTCTCCAACTGAACACTTTCCATCATCGTATCCGATGACGAACGCACCGCTATCACTGACGAGTACTTTTTTGCTTTCGAAATGAGGTGGCTTCTCAGCCGACCAGTTGAAACGACCTTTCTTGACCTGAGCGCTAGTATTCGCCAACGGATACGGGTGTCCGTCAGGTTCAGTGTCAGACGGAATCGAAGCCCACCCTCGAAGTCTTGCTTGCTTCTCGATTGGTTCTTCCCGCATGCACACCTCGTAAAACTTAGCCACCTTCGCCAGTGTCTCAGGGTCACTTGACTTCGGGAGCAGACACAACTTCTGCAGCACCTCATGAAGCTCGTTCTTCTGTCCCTTGATCACGTGCCAGGCGTCCACTGAGGTGTCACCGAGCATCGGAAAGTGATCGACAGGCTCTCGGGTGTCCATCCACCACTTGATTTTGCTATCGAACATCAGTGACTGCGCCTGACGGTGAAGGCTTCGAGGCTTGAAGTTGCCCTGGCGCCAGTTGTGTGGGGTGACGAACAGCAGGTGACCGTCGTCAGCGGCGAGCTCGAAGGCACGTTCGATGAACTTCTGCCAGATCTTGCTACCTTCCTTACGCCCGTCGCCTGACTTGGGTGGGTTGAAGGGTGGGTTCCCGATCAGAACGTCGAATTTGCGATTCAAGGTACCTCTAAATATTATATTCTCGTGTCCCGTGAAGAACAAATCGAGGCCATCGTAGGGCACAAAGATCGGTTCTACGCCAAGGCTGCGAGTGAACGTGGCGACCTTTTCAGTGTGACAGACGAAGGTGACAGTACCGGTTGCGACGCGCTTCTCTCGACGATGAATGAGAACGGCTGCGAGCAGACCCAAGTCACTCAGCACGAGAACATGACCAGTGAGGTCGAGTCGCTCGACCATCTGTTTGCCGAGTGTGGCGTACAGGGTACACGCAGGCTTACATAGGTCGTCGATGTAAGCTTCATCAAGTCGAGCTTGAAGACTTTTCTGGGTGGCTCGAGTGGGCTCAGACGACGGCACAGGCGGCCTCCAATAGTTCGAGATTGCTCATTTTGCTGCACCGGTTCATGTCCTGCTCGTGAGCCTCGACGTCATCGATCTCCACGATGAGGTTCTTGACAATGCCCTTGAGATTTTCGGACTCGAGTTCAGCCTTCGCCAGTAATGGGAGCACCCACTCGGTGTTCATGGATTTCTTGCCGTGTCGTTCTTCGGTGATGTCAGCGAACTGGTAGTCGGCGGGACTGAAGCCCGATAACGTCATCTTTTCGATGAAGCCTCGAAGCCACAGTCTGAAGTCATCAGCACTCTCGTCACGGACCAGGACGTAGACTGTCGCCGTGTACTTGTGCCAGCCTTCTGGAGAATCGAGCGAGATGCGACCCGCTTTCAACGCCTCCGTGTCCCGCGGGTCTGCACGGACGATGCGACCGATCGCCTGCTGAACACCGATGACTTCCATGTTACGTGCCATCACCAGAGCATTGAAGCAGGTGATGTCGATACCCTCCTTGACGATGGAGTGCTGTCCGAGGAGCGAAGCCACTGACGTTCTGACCCTCGCGTAGACTTCTTTACGTTCTCGCCCAGGGACACCTGCATGCACTGTCTGCAGCAATACGTCAGGAAGTTCATCTTTGACCGCCTGAGAAGAGATGATAGCCTTCGCAATTGCGACTTGTTGGCTGAAAGTGACCACGTTCGCAGTACCAACAGTTTCCAACATGTCCCTGACGGCGACGATGCAGCCTGCAGCTTCTAGAGTAGCATCCTTCAGGTCGAAACCATTGCGTTCAGCTGTCTTCTTCATCTCCCGTGACAATGCCTTAGCTCGCTTACCTTCCTCGTTCATCCGGATGGGCTTGATGACGATGTTTGGGACGACGATGCCGTCAGCTCGAAGGCGAGCGTAACCGATGTCAGCTAACTTTGGGCCGAACAATTCTTCGTCGATGGTGCTGACGATGCGACCGCGCTTTTCTGAAGCAGAGAAGAATAGGTTACGGTCAGACCACAGCGTCTGCAACCAACGTTTCTGTTCCTCGATCTGCTGACACAGGTGGTGAAACTCGTCCCACATACAAGCATCGACTTTTCGGTCTGAATTCGATAGGATGGCAAACAGCTTCTTGACAGAGGCGTAGGTGACGAAGATGAGCACCTTGTGCTTTTCACAGTGCTTCAGGGCTTCGAACAGCTCACCCGGATTTGTGGTCTGGAAGTACGGAGCGTTGGCATCGAGACGTGCCTCATCACCCGTCCTGAAGTGAATGCGAGCCACATCGTCCACGTGAAACATCCCATAGCATGCGAAAGTCTCATCATGTTGCCGAAGCAGATCGATAGTGGGAGCGACGATGACCTGCAGCGAGTGACCGAGCGTGAAGAAACCATGTCGTAGGGCGTAGTACTCGATCAGAGTCTTTCCGCCTCCCGTCGAGACGATGAAGCGACCGCGATTCACTTCATCACCTGCAGGACGCCTTCGAATGCCTCGAGCTGGTGGAGGCGCATCTTGGGCGCTCGAGTGGTCTTAGGAGGCTTGGCACTAGCGAGCACCGAAATCAACAGATCGGGCCAGAAATTCGGGTCGCGGTCGATGAACTCGACCTGCTGTGACCGTCCCATGACTCGCATCTGGTTTCGAGCATGCTTGAAGCCACGATGAAAGACACCGTTGCTGGAATCTGAAGGCGAATGCTCGAGGTTAGTGAAGAGGATGCGACGATGTGACGGAATGCCCTCACCGTCAGCCATACCGATGAAGGTGCCGAGCTCGCTAAGCGAGAACAGGCGCATTGGGTTACTACGCCACTTCGACTGGATGATGCCCCTGTCACCGCTCAAATCGGTGTAATCGAAATCGAAACCGCACTGCATCGGATCTTGACTAGTGTGAGAGACATCGGTGACGCCGAGCAACGGGTTCGACGCGGTGCCGTAACGAGCGTAAAAGAACTCAGTGAACACCTCGAATGCTGCACCGACCCGGTCGTTGTAGGTCTCAGACCCGACTTCACCACCGTCCACTCCCCAACTGCGTATCGCCTCGTCCAGGCTGTCGTAGCACTTTACGTTTTCCAAGACGTTGGCCTGAGCGACGTCCAACGTTCGGAGGTGTTTCAGCTTGACTTTCATGATTCCATCCTATCACCAAGGGCAACAATGTTGCACCATGTACACTCGAATGAAATCATCTCAGAAACGGTCTACGAAGCGACAGCCCATCTTGTAGTGGTCTGCGAAGAACTCTTCCTCTCGGCGGTGAAACTCGTGGATCGTCATCCACCAGGCCTTCGCCATGTCGTCGGAACCGACGACCTTGGGAAGAGCCCCGTCCGGAAGCTTGAAACAGAACGCGTGGGTGATGACGCGGCCGCGCTGGTCGCGACGAGGACTGTCAAAGACTTCCTTGTCGATGATGGACTTCTTGAGGTCCTCGGTCGTCACCTTGAGCTTGGTCTCTTCCCGAAGTTCTCGGATGCAGGAGTCGATGATGTACTCGTCGGCGTTGATGTAGCCGCCTGGCCAGGCAATCAGCCCCTTGCCGTACTTGCCACCGTGGCGGCCGACCAGGACGTGACCGCTGCAGATGACGATGGCATCGGTGGTGACGAAGGTGGGCTTGTAGGGGGCTCCGAGCCAGGCCGCATGTTCGTTCTGAATGTCCTCATACTCGCCGTGGAGGCGCTGGAACTCGGGGGTCGCCATCCAGGCCTCGATGATGTTGAAGACGGGCAGCGGCACCATCTTCTTGACATCGACCTTGTCTTGGCGAAACAGGTTGTCTCGGACACTCGTCGCATCGAGTTCCGAAGAGACTCCCGACTCGACGTAGTCGCCCCATTGAGGGAACAGCTTCAAGTAGAAGCTCGTTGCATCCTTCTTGTGCCCAATCAGCTTGATGTCACAGGACCCGCCCGTAATATCATCGATCGCGCTCTGGACGGATGCCAACCACATGTTGTTGGACTGATAGTCTTTGGCATGCACGAACTCGACTCGAAGGTTCTCCTCCGAAGAGAGGCACGCTCGGACCATTTCGGCGCGCTGAGTGCTGGACCATGGGTTCATCGTGTCCCGCGCCGCGTTGGCGCTTCCAAGGACGATGACCAACTTCTGCGCTTGCTTAAGCGCAAAACGCACCAATTCTAGGTGCGCATTGTGAAAAGGTTGAAACCGTCCGATGACGACGCCAAATTCATGCATGACACTCTCCGTGTAGAATCCAACAAGCCCTCTCTGGGCTTAGCGTTGGGATGGTGAAGCACCATCTGCAAATACTGTATCTCTCTCAATAGGGTTTGTTCAACTCTAGATGACTCTTTGCATCCAGGGTTCAAGTTTCACAATGTAACCGCCTGAAAATTGTTTTTCTGGATGATCGGCCATCTGACGAATCAGGCCACGTAGGCTGAGATCAGTACGTGATTCATACGCGTTTAGCTGCTCGGGTGAGAATGTCCTCTGACGATCGTGGTGTCGACGGTTACATAGATCAAAATCGGCGTAGTGAATGTGCAAGTTGTAGAGGCGCTTGTTCTCACCTTGCGTGTCACCTCCACCTACGATGCGTGGTCCTCCCAAGTCGTGCCACCCACGTCCCCATGTCGGAGTGTCTTTCCACATGAAAGCGTTGTCGTATTGCGGGCAACGAACGCCTCGTGTGCGTTGTGATAGCAACGTTCCCTTCTTCGGATCGTACGCTGCATCATCATCTGTGTGCATGACGTTGATAGCTGTCAGGAACCTATGGCGGTCTGCACTCTCGAGGAATTCATCAATGTAAGTGGTCATGTCGTGTCCGTGCTCGTGGCCCGGCACGATTATGTCATCAGGGCTCTCCGCGAATAGAACACATTCGTAAGACGCGAGCAATTGTGTGATCACGCCCTTGATGTAACGATCGTTCTTGCCCACTGGCACGGTGCCAGGTGGAATTTCGTGGAAGTTGACCCCGACCCCGCGGCACAATCCTGCGGTTGAGTCCGTTGATCCGTCGCTGTGGATGAAAAGATCCTGTGGATCAGAACACCTCGTGTAGTGCTCAAGCCAGAAAGGTAGAAATACTTCCTCATTTTTGACTATCGCGAGGATGGCACAGCGCCGTTTCATCGGTTCTTCTTGCTGACTGCCCTACCCTGCATCTTTTCCCAGTCACGATCCTCAGGAGGACGGACTTCGAGGTTCTTTGCCCAGACGCCATTGAGAACTTTCGTATCAACGCCTAGGCCCTTCGCAACGTAGGCAAGCGCGTTGAGGTCCTTCGGGAAACAGTGTCCTCCGAATCCCCTGACGTAACGTCCGTCATGTGTAGGCACTGGCCCAGGCACAGCCCAGTGACTGTCACCCAAACGCTTGTCGAGCTTTGCGTACTCGACAACCTTGTCATAGTCAACGTTCAGTCCCTTGTCGTCCAAGGCTTCGACGATCTGAGCGACCTCATTCGCATATGCAACCTTCGTCGCCAGGAAGCAGTTGATTGTGTACTTCACCATCTCGGCAGTCGTTGAACTGGTCTTGACGATAGGAACTCCCTTGAATGCAGTCTGAAACAGCAACTTGACGTTGTTGATCCACGGCCTGGGACCTCCGAGGATGATCCGATCCTGGTTTCGCATGTCATCGAGAGCGTTCGCCTCAGTCAAGAATTCAGGGTTGAAGACCACGTGAAGACCTGAACCAACCAGGCGCTCATGAGAGTTCCAACGTTCGACAGTTCCAGGCGGGACTGTCGATTTGATGACAGCGATACTGACAGTCCCGTGCGGCAACATGGAACATGCATCAGACAATTCAAACAGCACGTTCTCGACGATCGATAGGTCAGCCTCTCCGTCTTCGAACATGGGCGTTGGCAAGCAGATGAAGTAGACGCCGCTGAATTTTGTGCCCAATTCATGCATAGCATAGACGAGACCCTTGGTCGTTGTGGCCTCAACTGGCTGAGAATCAGCCCGGGCATGCAGAATAGGAGCCTTGCCACCAGGCTTGCGGATGCCTGCCTTGTCGAGGGTGTACACGTCAAAACCACGCTCTGCGAACACGGTCGTGAGTGAACCGCCTACGAACCCCTGACCGATGACTGCGATTGATTTCATGTCTTCCTTTCAGATGATGTTGATGTCGAGCACTGTCACATCACAGACGTAACACGTTTCATCGTACACGACGGATACTTTCGCCTTCTCATGCGGCAACGTGCTATCCTTATAAACTCTCATGCAAAATGATACGTGTCATTTTGTTCATCTAGAACAGCACAATCGATGATGTTTTCAAAGAGAGCGTTTGCGCAATGTTGAAGCAACTCCTCTTGTTCACGAAGCTTAGCTTTGTTTTGCTTTTCACGAGCCCGCTCAATAAAGTCGATTGACATGTGCAGATGGTATCACATGTTCTGACGGTGTTCAAGCAGTCACTTCTTCTCTTGTAAGAGCAAGAGCGAGTTCAGGTTGAACGCATCAGATGCAAGGTTATTCTGCACTTCAGGTTCACCGAACAATCTCTTTGTCTCGGGCCAACATGCCTTGCCTTCCTTCATTGTCAGGTCATCATTCAATTCAAGCGCACCGTGCCGCACGACAATGCTTGTATCGCAGATCAATTGCGGCATCTTGTAGAACAGCTCGTTGATGTACGTGTCATTGTGCGCAGACATCGAGAGGTGTCCCAGGCAATCGTAGTATGAACGATGGACGATCGGAAAGAAATCCTTGTTGCGCTTGCCGCTGATGTCATCGACGTATGATCTGATGAACTTCAGCTTTCCATCGTCAAATTGACGCACTTGATCGTCCCACCTGCGTGTTGTCATGATTGCATCATCATTCCAGATCATCATGAAACGTCCTGATGCGACCTTTGCCATCTCGTTGTACATCAGGTGAAGATCTGCGTAACCTTTCCCGCGCTCGCCGATGAGTACTGTCGTGTTGAACGAGTGCTTTGATCCATTCATGAGGTGAATTCTGGTTGCATCATCGTCAGAATCGATCCGAATGATCACCTCAATGTCTTCAGGGTTCTTCGTCATTGCGTCAAGCGAGTTCAACGATGCCTGTAATCTCTCAACGCGTGCTCGGGACGGCGTGAGGAGGCTGATGAGTTTCCCGCCTTTCATTTTGTGCCTTCGCCGAGACGAATCACGACGACGTCATCCTGATCGGGAACGTACCTGTGTGGATCAATGACGATGCTACCTTTCGGATAACGTTTCTTTGCAAACTGAGCGTGCTTCGTACCGATGAAGTAGATCGCTGGGTGGAATCCATTCCTCGTGTCAGCGTTGTCCCCTGCAGTCACGATCGGATCGACCATGGTTACGTTTATGTTTCGCTCACGAAGTACGCTCTCCAACAAACGAGACGGACTTCCTACCGTGAGGTTTGTCTCAGGCTTGAACGACTTTCCCATGATGTACACCTGATATGCTGGGTACGTTTGAACGTACTCTTCAATGATGTCTGCGAACCAGTCTGTCTGACGTTCACGCTGCATCATGATCGCCTCAAATAGATCGTACCCAAGGTCGAGTCTCCTCGCTAGCCACGATAGTGCGATGTTGTCACGAGGATGACACCCTCCACCGTCGCCCATGCCAGCAGTGAGGTACTTTGTGCTGATCAAGCGATCGTCAGCTAGTTTCAATGCGTCAGTGACTGCGTCGACGTCCGCGCCAGTCTTGTGACAGATCTCCATGAGTGTGTTTACAAATGCGATCTTTGTGCTGATGAACGTGTTGTACGCGACCTTGATGAGTTCAGCGTTCCTGATCTTCGTTCTGTAAAAGGGTCGATCGTGGATCGTCTTGTAGAACTTCTCAGCTAGATCAGCTGTTTCCACGTCATCGACACCAAACAACACGAATTCTGGGTTTGTGAAGTCATGGATAGTCGTTCCCATTGCAATGAAGAAGGGGTTGTAGCACAGTTTGATTCCTCCATGAAGATGAGGCATGATCTCACGATCAACCGTGCCAGGAAGCACGGTTGAGATGATCACAACTCTAGCTTCCGTGGGACCGCCGTACTTTTGATTCGATGAAAGAACCGAGGAGAGGCTTTTCATTGCAGCGTTCAGGTACCGGTAGTCAAAGTCAACACGTTTTTGAGGAAGACGATTGACACCTTCGTACCTCGGGTGATGGGGTGTCTGGACTGCTACAAAGATCAGGTCACATTCGACAAGATCTGCTACACCCACAAGCCTGATCTTCGTGTTCGTGAGTAGATCCTGTGCACCTACCTCTTGATAGGGCAACACCCGGGTGTTCATGATGTCAACAACTGTAGGACTGGGATCGTATCCCATCACCTCGTGTCCTGCAGCCTCAACTGCAAGTGCGCACGGAAGTCCCAGCTTTCCCAATCCTAAGAATCCGATCTTCATGATGTCACCCTTCGAACTGTTTCTTTGCATCTTCGAACGCAGCAATGAATTGTTCATCACAGTAGTTGAAGTTTTGCCCACTCGAGAACTTATCCCTCGCATGCGCTCCTAACAGGGCAAACGCTCTGGGTCTGTCGTGGTGCTTCATCCATGCTTGTGTCACTTTGAAGATGATTGCCTGCTGGTTCTTCAACGCCCTGTGAAGTCCGAAGTGAAATGCTTGTCGATCAGTGCAATGTGCACAGTGAGTTCCCGCAGGTCTTAGTGATTGTGGAAGTTCTGCTTCACGTAAGACGATGTCATGGTCAATATCAACGCCACGATCACAGTACAATCCATCCTGCGTTTGTCTGAACGTGACCTTAGGGCTGAAAACATTGAGACCGTTGATGTGCGCATCTGTCATGTAGTCAAACAACGGTGCTTGCAGGCCTGTGATGCGTGGATTTGCCTTGAACAGTTCAGCGATACATGACAATGTGTTGTATTTCATAAGGATAGTGTCAGCATCGACCTTCACGAATAGGTCATGATCGTTCTTACACTTGTTCCACTCATCCCACAATGCGTTGTGAGCTTCCTGTTCGTTATACCCTGCGATGACGAAGTGCGTTACGTCAACATCAACCTGCTGACGTACACGCTTGACACACTCATCGAACTCGCCTTCCTGAGAGTACATCGTACCGACAAAGATCCTTGTCATTTCATTATCTCCGCGAGATGCCAGTCACTCCTGAGCGCATACATGCAGATCTGATCATAGTACTTGCCATCACGCATCAAGGAGTGAACCAAACGTCCCTCTTCCTTGAAGCCTATGTGATTGTACACCTTTTGACCTATTACGTTGTACGTTGCAGTGGTCAATGATGCGCGCTGAAGCATTAGACCGTATGATCCGAACGCATAGTCGAGCATCCTCGACCACATGTACTTCGCAAGGCCTTGACCACGAAAATCTTTATGAATGTCCGCGCCGAGGACGCACGTACCATTGTACGTGTCGATTGAGTAGAATTTTGCAAACCCAACGGGCGTTCCCATGTTTCCATCGACTGAATCCTTCACGAAGATCAGTCTATCTTCCTTGGGATTCTTTTCAATCGTCGACCACCATTTCATGTGACTCTCGAGAGTGATGGGTCGAGGGTCGGTCAGGTTGTGCAGCACAACGGGATCATTGTGTAGTTCAACGAGCCATTCATGATCCTCCGGATACACGCAGCGCAAGCGCATGTCAGGAGGCGTGCTGGGACGCTTCACTTTGTAAGTTCCTTCACACGAGTGGCAATGTGCTCAATGTCCTCGCGGTCGAGCCACCATCCACATGGCAACGAGAATTGACGTGATGAAAATTCCCTTACACCTGGAAGTTCGACAGCGCTGTCCTTGAAACAGGTGTACGTATCGTTCGGCACGTGAACGAGCCCAGCCATGATGCCTTCCTCATTTAACGCCTTGAGCAATTCATCTCTTTGACGAGAGCTCTTTTCAGGCACAACCTTCATGGTGTACACCCATGCTGATCCTGAGCCACTGTCATGCCAGTATTGAAGATTGTTCTTTCTTGTGGTCACGACCGTAGCACAATCCTTGAATAAGGAATCATACACACTTGCATTGTAGCGATGAGTCGCGAGGATGTGATCGATATGCTTCAGGTTGGCAAGGCCGATCGCAGCAGAAACATTATTCATGTTGAACTTGAAACCAATCTCTTCAATGTCAGCGTCCCACTGCTGACCCTTCCAGTTACCCTTGTCATCCTTCGTACGATCACGGTCTAGACCGAACCACTTCAGAGCCTTCGCACGTTGGTGATCGTTCGGATCGAGGCAGATGAGAGCACCTCCATCTCCTGTCGTGAAATGCTTGATCGCCTGGAAACTGTAGCAGGTGAAGTCCGCCCATCGATTGATCGGCGCCCCTCTGTAGAACGCCCCGAACGCATGTGCTGCATCCAGGATGAGCTTCACATTGTTTGCCTTGCATACCCTTGACAGGTCGGCGAGCTCAGGAGGTGTACCTGCCCAAGCGACTGCAATGACTGCCTTTGTTCTAGGAGTGATGCGAGCACTGACACTGAGTGGATCGATCATTCCCGTGTCAGGATCCACGTCTGCCCACACGATCTTTGATCCTACGTGTTCGATAGGCGCGTTGGTTGCGACGCACGTCATTGGTGTGGTGATGACCTCACCCTTGCCACACATGTACAGCGCAGTTGTCAACGCTGACGTGCAACTGTTTGTCAGAATGACGTTCTTGGCACATAGTCGACCGGTCAATCCCTTCGTCAACTGCGTGACCTGTTCACCCTCATTGATGAAACCTGAAGTGAAAACCTTCCTGATTTCCTCCAGCGCTTCATCGGAAGGAACGTGCACCTTGAAAAGAGGATACGTCTTCATGTCATTCCTTACGATTGGTTGCGATCTCTTCGATCGATGCGCCCTTGAAACTCTCAAGAGGTGCATCCAGCACGCCCAACGTGTTGAGATACCGTTCAAGAGAAGAACGATCCATCACGATGTCTGAACTCGAGTACGTGAACCTCGCACCTGTCCCTGCGTTGAATGCAGGCTTGATGACATAGTTGAATCCAACGGGAGGTTGTAGCTTGCGAGTCCGTACAGACTCTGATTCATTCACCAGATCTTCGTGTTTCTTCTCGCCGGGCCTCAACCCGATGATCTTGATAGGCTTGCCATACCTCTCTGAGAAGATGTCAGCAAGATCGCCGATCCTCATTGAGGGAAGGCACGGTATCCAAGTTTCACCATTTGCGCCATGATTGATCGCTTTCTCAATCAGACTGACGCTGTCGTCAAGCGTCATGCAAAATCTCGTCATTGAGGGATCGGTGACAGTAAGGAATTCGCTGTTCAACGCCTGGTGTTTGAACAGCGGGATGATGCTACCTCGTGATTCGAGGACGTTACCGTAACGAACTGCAAGGTAGCGTATCAGCCTTGAACCAGTGTCAGCCTGACTCGTGACGATACGCTCTGAGATTGCCTTACACATCCCATAGACATTGACCGGTGCGCATGCCTTGTCAGTGCTGACGAACAGGACGGTCCTGATGTCGATGTCATCTGACGCGGCGTTCGCGGCATCGATGATGTTTTGCGTTCCTATTACGTTCGTCTTCACACTTTCATCAGGCGTCAATTCGCAGGTATCAACTTGCTTCAATGCCGCCGCTATGATGATGGTGGTCGGCCTGTATTGCCTGAGGACGTCCTGGACCCGAGCTCGGTCCCTCACGTCACCCACGTAAAATCGCAGCCTGTCGAGGGATGGAGCCAATGCCCCGGCCGAGAGCTCATTTCTGATGGTCCAGTGCTTCGCTTCGTCACGTGAATATACAGCGACTTCTCTTGTCCCGACTACGCCCGGAGGCAACCACCTATCGATCAGTTTTCGACCAAGAGAACCGGTGCCGCCGAAGATCAGGACCCTTGACATGCTCAAACTTTACTTCAGACGGACCACCGTGTACTGGTCACGTGGAGCGATGAATGCCTGGCGTGTGGGCAGGTACCCCTGTTTGGCTAACACCTTGGGCAACGTCCATGATCCTGTGATGACATTTTTGTCATGGGGCTGCTGCTCACATGTAAAGATGCCTCCATTGATGAGGGCATTTCGCGGGTATGACGAATGATAGAGTTGTTGAAAGTCGAATTCAGTGAAGCTGTGCATTACACGTAGTTTATTGAACGCGTCTCTCATCGCAACGTATCGGTTGAGAGCGGGTAGCTGCGTCAAGAAGTTCGTTCTCCAGAACGATCCCTCACCGACGCGTTCGTGTTTCACGCCTTCGTTCGTCACACGATTTGTGTGCACCTGCCAGATGTTCTTGTGGGAGCCCTGTACAGGTCTCTCCTTGTTGTAGAGGCGAAAGTTCTCTACTGAGTACTCCTGTAATCGTACGGCCCCTACGTCAGGATGTTCGTCCATGAACGTGACGCAATCTTGCATTCTGTGCGCACCGTAGTGGATCATATCCGATTCGATGATGTACGTGTACTCGGGCGGATTCTGCGCTAGCGAGTCGAGCCACCAGTCGATTGCTGTCCAATACCCAACGTTACGGTCAGCACGATAGACATTCTTGAAGGCAGAGCAAAGCTCACCCATACCAACGAACGTTGATGCGTTGTCAAAGACAGTGATTTCGTTTGCCCACTCAGGAGGACAAGAATCCTTGATGTTGGCGATCACCCGTTTCAACACATCGTAACGCGACTGCTCGAGGCAACATGTGACCAGTAGAATGCTTGGTCTCATAGTGATTCAATGAGTTTCCTGTAGGGTTCGTATGCCTTTGGGATCCTCATGTGTTCTACGTTTGGAATTGCAGGCGTCGCAAGCAACGTGTTGTCGTTGACTGCTGACGGAGGTAACACCTGCGATGCAATTCCGATGTCTCGAGAGACGCAAGGCACGCCCACCAGCCCACACTCGATGAGACTTTGTGGTCCACCTTCCTGCCGCGCGGTGACGGGATACAGGTCAAGCGTCTGGTATAGCTCATTGACGACTTCTTGTTCTGGCATCTCGAAGTACGTGCATCGGATGTTCATCTCTTCAAGTCTGGACATGATGTATTGACGGCGCCAGCCTGCGAGAACGACATGAATCGGTCTGAAGACGTTGAGCGCTTCGAGATAGTTCGCGAGCAGGTCAGGTCCCTTCTCGAGCTTGGGTAGGTAAATCCCCTTGGGAATACCTGCCCCCTCTGTGTCACGCTGAAATGAACCCACAAGATAACCGTTCACCGGGAGGCCGTGCTTCCTCCGGAGGTTAGCGCGATCATCCGTTCGCTTCCAGATCCTATGATTTGCCCAGTACGGGATGAGCTCGATGGGTTTTGACGTCAATGGTCTGACGAAGTCCAACGTGTGAATGTTCATCACGTGATACATGTCAGTGATCATGTCACGATGCTTGAACGCTAGCCTCGCAGCGACGTCAAATTTCTCAGGAACGATGTGATGGATCGTTGTGATCACTTGCTTCTGTTGAAGAAGCTCATATGGGAGCTGATCAAAACACCAATCAGCATGTAACCAGATCACATCTGCTTCACGAGGATCATCAACGCTGATGTCAGGGTTGTCATCATACCACTCCTTGTCGAGGCGGTCAACGATCCAACTCTCGTTGGGCGCGAGGATGAATACCTTGTTCATTTGATACTTTCAAAGAGTTTCACGTATTTCTTTGCGACTTGCTTGATGTCGATGTTGCCCGTGTAGAACTCACCAAGACGATCGCGAGGGGGAAGGTCATCGACCTGCGTAACGTCGATGTCGGGAGGATCATCATAGTCAACGAGCTCAAAGTTGTAAGGTGTTTGCTCCTTCAAGACGACACCATAGTCATTGCCGGTGACGTTCCTGATCAGTTCACGTGTGCCACCGACCTCACTGCATACCACAGGAGTGCCTTGCGACAATGCTTCGACCACAACGTTCGGACAGTGATCTGCCCATGCAAGATGAAGCATGTAGTTTGCTGCAGAGTAGATTTGCAGGTACACTTCCTGTGGAACTACCCCTGTGTAGAAGATGTGTGGATGTGGCTGCATCTTGTACGGATTACGTCCGCAGATGATGAGACAGCTGCTTTGATTCTTCTCGCGTAGACGATGAAACAATCTGATGTTAGCGTCAAGCCGCTTCTGCGGATGCCAGTGCGAACTGCTAACGTACATCTGTTGGTACATCTGTCGCATGTCAACGAGCGCAGGTAGCGTTAGTTCCTTGATTGGATCCAAGTTGATCCCATTGTGGATCACAACGCCTTTCTTTTTGTCGCCCCACCATCGCAGAGTCATCTTGCGATCAAATTCTGATTGCCACACGACTGCGTCAGCAACGTTGTAGAGCGACTTCAGAGGCTTATTCTTTGTATGAAACTCGCTTGGCTTGCTCCACAGGCCATCGAGCCTCTGAACGATCCTCTTCGCAAGCTTTGCACCGATCGTGGGCTGGATGAAAACGAGTGATACGTCAGCGTCTGTTCCATCGCCGAAGATGACATCGTGACCCAGCTCGAGCAATGCTTTCGATAGCCTGTACGCGAACGTATTGGGCCCCGACGCCGCCAGGAGGTTTACGCTGTCAAGATGTACCTTCATGTCACGATCGCTTCTTGATCTCCTGAATGATCGGCACGGCAAAGTCCGTGCCGTTCAGGATCGCAGCAAGGATCGCAAGGTGTTTGGTTTCAATGTTCTCCAATTTCGCTCGTTGTGTGAAGATGTCAGGGTCAAGTTCTTCTTTTCCATTCACGAGGATCCCATCGTAATATGATTGTGCAAGAAAATTCATCGCCTCGTTCGGGATGTGGATCCCGGACTCGACGAGCACCTCGATCAGGGAATCGAAGATGGTCGTGTAGATCTCGACGCAGGACACCAGGTTGAGCTTGCGCTCTCCCGTGATGAGGGGCTGCAGCTTCGTCCCTAGCAACTTGCTGATGGTCTCGTGCAATTCGGCCGGCTTCATGACGTGCTCCTTCGCCGAAATTCTTCCTCGAGAAGAGGTCCCATGACCGTCTCATTGAAGAGATTTTTCAGCAGCTGGACGTCATTGTACGGCAGATCCGACAACTTGTATTCATGGATGATGACCTGGTCAGCCATCATCTCGCCACCATTGAACTTGATTGACTTGAAGAACTGATCTGTCAACCATGCACGGGCATTTGGACCGATCTTGTACTTGCTAGCAGTGAAGACGCTATCAATCGTTGTCCTGATTGATGCTCTGATCTCGCGCATCAGATTTGGAGTTAGAGATTCATTGATGAACTTTTGCTGGACAACGTTGTTGAGGTGCAGTTCCAGCAACTCTGCAAACCTGATGCGCTTATTTTCGTCAGACATGCGTACACTGTACAACGTCGTGTGCCATTGATCACGCTGGCAAGTTTACGATCGACTTGAGGAAGTCGTTGTACTCTGCTACAGATTCCTTCCACGAACGCAGATGTATTGCGGGGACGCCCGTGGGATGCAGGTGATGCTCGAGACGATTCTTGAGGTCAGTCCATGACACGTATGTCGAATCGCAACCTGCAAACTCGACAGCTCCACCGCCGTCTCTGTGTACGTACGTGGGTAGCTCACATGCAAGTGATTCGAGAATGTGATTGGGTCCTGGGTCGAACAACGACCCTGACACGTACACGTCGTGCTTGCCGAGCTCCGCACCCAATGCATGGCCGTGAAGAGGTCTAATGACCTTCGTGTTCTTGAAGTCACATTGGTGCCGCCCGACGTACGTGAAAGCAAACTTGTCGGGCTGCTCACCTACCAGCTCGTCTATCTTCTCGTAGACGTCAGCACCCTTCATGCGATTGTCGCTCCAATGATGGGCGACGATGTTGAGCTTGCCGTTGTTGAGCTTTGGTTGCTGCTTGAAGATGCTACGTTGAACACCGTTGTAGATGACGGTCTGTTCCTTGCAGGCCCACCCCTTCTCATTGAAGTAGTCCTTTAGCCAGTTTGACACGAACACCGTGCCATCGACATGCTCTGAGACCTTGAGCAGCATCTCGTCCATGCCTGTGGTACCCTTTCGAGCATCACATTCGTTGACGCGAAGCACGATCTTACACGTGGGCTTCACGTAGAGCTGGTACATCACTGCCTGATCGATGCTGATCTGTGTCGGTCCCTGGTTATCAAGACCCACGATGAGCATAACGTCCGGATTGATGTTCATCGATGGATCGTCACACAGTTCGATGTCACCACGCGACCCAGCTGGAAATCCTTGCGACACAGCTAGAGTTAGCGGATCGTGCTCACCTGTAAACTCCCAGTACGCGTTGAAGAATTTTGCTCCGCCGCCCCAAGGGCCTTGCACGGGACCTCTATTGATGTAGACCTGCATGTTCTTAGTCTACCACGGTGAGCGTCAGGTTTTCACTCTACGTACCCACGCTTTCGTAGGAACTCCGCTTCGTCACGTTGGAAATATGCGTCAGGCGTCTGGTACGTTTCAGGGATGTCCTCGATCGTGTAGTGGTAGAACACTCGCGGAATGAACCCACAATTCGTTGTGTTGTGCAGGACTGGCAAATAAATCGCCTGGTCCCCGGCGCGCGTGATGTACTCGCCGTCCTCACCGCGGAAGTTCTCGTCCTTCACACCATTGATGACGTGCTTCCTGAACGTCTTGAGGTGCGAGCTCACCCAGGGTTGGTTGTACACGTCAATCTCCGGAAGCAGAGGACCGCTGATATTCTTGTCCGTGTAACCCCACCTGTGTGCAGACCACGCGGCCTCACACTTTGTGTGATTGTAAATCGCATTGATGTACTGCAATGCATCGAGGTCAGTCAACCAATCATCTGCATCGATGCGACAGATGATGTCGTCATCCTTACACATCGAGATTCCCTTGAGAACGTTCGCGACCTCCCACCTCTTTTCAGCATTCCATACGACCTCAATTTGTTCGGAGTACGTACCGTTCATCAAGCACTGGAATTGCAGTACGATCTCCTCCTCAACTTTCTTGTGTTCCTCTGACGAAACATCATCGATTAGGATGACCTTCCATTTGTCATAGGACTGCCCACAGACAGAGTGCAGCATCCTGCCCAACGTCTTAGACGCATTGTACATCGGCGCGACAAAGACGAATCGATTGTCACCAGTTTTCGTAGTGTGAGACATCAATCTCCTCCCCACATGAGCACTTCACACGAACGCCTTCACCGAGGCTCGTGGGCGTGATGCAGTACGTATATTCTCCACCGATTGAGCCAACATTTCTGGGCACGTCGTCAGTCTCCATGTGCTTTTCTCGATTATGAGAACGTCGCCAGTCACGGATTTCCTTTTGCTGCTCCTTTGTGAGGTAGAAGATTGGATCACCTCGACGCTCCTCGACCCTTCTCAACTGTTCGGACGTCCATACCGGTGTTGCTGCGCAAGGTCCTTCGTGATCTTCGTTACGAGAACACGACCATCCGGTGGGAGGTCTCCTACATCGATACTCACCAATCATCACGTGTAGTTCCTTCCTTGCTGAGCAGCACCTGTCCGTAGTCGACCTGGTCGTCAGTGAGGCGACGATCATCGAAGAAAATACGCCTGTCCATGATGATCAGCTCCTTAGAGGAATCGTCAATTTCGTCGATGAGACGATTGCACTGGATACCGGGATCGTTCTTTGTAGACATGTGATAGTCATCGAACAGGAGGAACTTGTTCCACTTTTCCTTCGTGTTCTCCCAATCAAACTTCGTTCCATTGTACGAGTGATCACCGTCAATGTAGACAAGATCAAACTTCTCGTTGATCTGCGGAAGGATTGCAGCTGATGTGCCGCGAGCAAAATTCACATACTTGAACCACTCTTGAGGTAGCACCTGCTGCAGCATACCGAGGTACTTCTCATCGATGACCGGGTCAATGGTGATGATCTTGCCTTGCACACCTGCATCGTGGAACGCTCTTGCAGCACAGAACGTTGAGTAGCCTCGACCCATGCCGACCTCTAACATCGAAGTCAGGTTGAACTGGCGAATGAGGTAGTAGATGAGGATCCCGCGCTCGTAGTTCGGGCGGAAGAACATGCCATGCTTCTTGTAGTTCGGGTCGTTGGGTTCCCTGTTTCGTTTTGCTGTGAACTCTCCGATGTGATCAAAGTCACCCATGACGATCGAGTCAAGGACGACACCCATCTCCTCGAGCTTCTGCCTGATGTTCACAGTTCTCATCATTTCACCCTGTAACCAAAGCCACCACGCGGTCCTACCCCATCGATGCGCTCAAGCTCTCCAGCATCGTACATCCTTTTCAGGACACTTGACAATGAGGACAGCTTGACGACTTGAGGATGAATGATCCTTGAGTGATCGAGCATGCGCTTGATCTCCACAGCGGTGTAGTAGGCGCTTGAACACAGGAAATAATTCTCAAGCGCCTCAACGATTCGTTTACGAAGTGTCATATCAACACACCTACTTCCTGAAGTCTCACCATATCCCACAGTTCTGCATTTGTATGGCCCGTGCAGAACCATTCCCATTTCTGACGACCTTTCGGTCTCATATAACCCTTGATCTCCACCCATGTATTTGCATGATCGCCATCCTTGATGAAAGCATCAATGATATACGTGTGACCGTCAGGCATCTCGAATGGAATCTGCCAGTCAAAGTCGATACAATTTGTGTTGCACCAATTGATGAAGGCGATCTCATATGAACCTCTGCAACATAAACGTGCATTCGTTTTCCAGTGATGTAGCGTCTGCACATTCGACATTGCTTTGCACGACTTCATTATGACATCAACGTTATATGCGATGGGTACCGTAGTGCCGTAACGTTCGATAAAAGTCGCTTCTTTCTTTGCACGAACTTTCGAATCACCCATACTGCTCGGAGAACCATAACGTTCAATGCACGTCTGACGAGCATTTGCCCGTACTTCTGGTAATGACATGAATGACGCAATACCATAGCGTTCAATCATCGTCTGCTTCTTTCGCTCAAGAACCTCAGGTGTCATGACTGACAATGTGTATACATGTGCCACACCGTGTCGCGCAGAATTCTGGTAACACTCACGAGTGCAGTATTGCATCAAACGCCGTTCAGGTCGTTTGCGTTCGAAAGTCTGATGACATTCATCACATTCATACACATAAATCGTACTTGTGTACGTTCTAGTGCGTCTAGATGATTGACGCTGTGTCGTTCGTTTCTCTTTCAGCACACATCACCTTGGGTTGTGTTCTACTGACGGTGATCCACGGTGTCCTCGTTCCATCCCACTTACGATGCCAAATCCAGCCGCCGATCTGTGCAAATTCTTTCGCACGTGCCTCGATCATCTCATCAGTGACCTGTGACCATGGAAGATCGAACATCATGTTCATATCTGCCGTGTCTACGTATTCGCCTCCCATCAACTGCACCCAATGTTTCGTCCAGTAATCACGGTACAACCTGATCTTCCTCGGAAGATCATACCACGAGTAATGGAAGACACAAGGCAAACCTTCTACGACTTGATTGAACCAACGCTCGTACTCTGTGAGAGCGACGGGTGATTGATCTGTACCCGACAATGCAATCCTGCGGGCGTTCTCTACGTCTGGCGTGTAGAAGTTGACGCTGAGCAACCGGTCACCCGTCTCCTTGTGCACCATGTCGCATCCGTCAGTTCCACCGACGGCGTACGGCTGTCCGTCTGCATCCGTTGCACGAAGTTCCTTTGGGATACCATGCGTGATGTGAGGAAGGTTGCGACTCAACCTCCATTTCCAAGGCTGAATGTCAGCACGAACCTTCTCTGGTCCTCCCCAATACTCGATGACAGGAAGAGACATGACATCAACGCCCTTTGGGATCACGCGGCACAGACCTGCAATCTTCGGTGCATCATCCTCGTGCACGATCTCGTCGCTGTCCATCTGCCAACAGTACTCACTTGTACACATGGCACGTGCTTCTGCTTTCTGCATGCCGTCGAAGATAGGATGACGCTTTGACTTCCAATCGCGTTTGACCTGCTTGACCTTGAGTTTCAGATTGACGTTGCCTTTGTTGTCTTGAGTAGCAGTTTCCGCTGCGATTCTTAGCAGAACTTCATAGGTGCCGTCAGTCGAACCACCGTCGACGACACACACTTCATCGCAGAATTGCAACATCGATTGAACACACTGTTCGAACGGGTATTGCTGCTTGACCGCGTTGTAGGTCGTCGTGTAACCTGAGATCGTGGGCCTGTACTCCATCATCTTCCTGATCGAGTTCCAGAAGAGACTGGGGGCCGTGAAGAGGTACTCCTCAATTGAGACCAGGTCATCGGTGGCGAACCACTCCTCGTTCTTGTGCTGGACAAAATCATTGAGTCGTAGTTGACATCCAAGTAATTTGGCCTCGATGACCATCCGGGGACAGGTATCTCCGCCTCTCGGAAGGTAGACAAAACCTTCGGCAACAGAAAGCCTGGCGAGTAGACTGTCGTAGGGCAAATCCCAGACAACGTCGTACTCCTTTTCATTGTCCTTACACCACTTCTCTGCGTCCTCAGCGCCCTTGATCCAAGACTTGGATCCCAACACAATCCATCCCTTACGTTCTTCGGGGGCAGATTCACGAAGCTTCTTGATGAGCCCAAGGGTCTTCTTTTCGAAGACGCTAGAGAGTACGACGCTGTCGTTTTCGCTAAGAAATGGGAACGCTGTCAGGTAGCGCTCTTTCTGTGCCTGCGACATCCAAAATAGTCCCTGGGCTCCCTGGAAGAATGAGCTGATCAGCTTTCCATTCATCTGGCTCGGACAGTCACATGCTGTACCAGTAGCGTTGAGGTGAAGCTCAGGTGACCTGGCACGACAGAACTTGTAGTCGTACTCGAGGATGGCATACTTCATGTTCCCGATGATTGTCGGGATGAGTTGCATGTTCAACTGCACGAAGTTGCCGAACACCCAGAAGAGCTCGTGACCCTGTCTGAGCAGATCCATCGTCACGTCCTTGGAATGCAGTCGAAATACCTCGAACGGACATTCCTGGATGAGTGCTTCAGATGTGAGTTCTGCCCCTCCGACGTAGTCGTCAACGAACATGTCTGCTACGAAGATGACTTTCGCTGTCTGCGGGATGTTGATCTTGAAATCGAAAACATTGCTAGCAAAGTCTACTGGTTGCACGTGTGGCCTCGAGACCATTGTATGCACTCGATTGAAACCTGTTCACGTTATTTGTACGTTGATGTTCTTACTCGAACTTCCTACTTACGTTCAGCACGACGAACGTGCACATTTGTCCATTTACATCTAGCAGGTTTAGTCTTAGATCTAAGATCTAGAAATTTCTGATCCGATCTGCTAGAAATTAGAAATTAGAAATCTTGATCTAGCGGAGGATACGTGGCACGTAAGCAGACACAGGTCAGTGTAGCGCGAAGGGTAACGTCGGAATTCGAAAAGAAGACGACTAGGACTCTTCGAGAGCAAAATCGCGTGTTGGCACAACAGAATGACGTTCTTGCTCAACTTCAGGACCGTCTTGATGCACCAATCCTCAACGGAGGCTACAATGACCTGGTTCAGGAAGTTGGTGAGATCAAGAGCATCAAGTCTCAACTCGAGTCTGCTAGTGTGAAGATCGATCACATCAATGCGTCTATCAATGACCCAGATCACGGAATTTACGTCAAGGTGAAGCACCACGACGTGTGGATCATGAAGGTGAACAGCACCTGGAAGTGGGTTCTTGGGACAGTCGGTGGGTTGCTAATCGCAGGTGGTGGCAAGATTCTCTTCGACTATATCGTTCAACACTTCCATTGACCCATTGAGTACGATGCCTCCATGGTGGAGGTGTACACTGCTGAGGAACTTTCTGCGTCCGTGAAACGCATTGTGTCTGCATTGACACCGTTGCAGTCGTGCGAAAATGGCAGGTTCATTGCTGAGGTTTCAGGCAAGCCCACTGTCCACACGCGCTTGCAGACGCTGTTCAACATCAAGTTCAACAACGTTCTTGATCGGATGGTGTACGAACTGATGATGACCCATGCCACACGAGCAGAGAAGCTAGGCCCGGGAGGATTCAATCGTGCCATCACGTTGCTGCTTGAGAAATTTCAAAGTCACCGTGGCAGTGTCCACCAAGAGAAAAATTGCTCGTCACGTGCAAACCCGAGACACGCGTCTGTCAGTGACGTTGACAAGATCGTAGGGTCATACACCTCATCAGGAGGAAAATTGACTGCAGCGATGGTGAAGGAAGCGATCTCTCTGGCGGGATTTGCAGGACGAATCATTGTCGAAAAGACAACGTCAAACACGCCATCTGTTGAGCTCGTCAGGGGATACACGTTTGAGCTTCAACAGCTGTTGCCCATGGACGTAAGTTTCATGCGCCCTCGGATCGTGTGCATTGACGGTTACGTCGAAGACGTGTCAGAGGTGCATCACCTGCTCGAAGCCTCCAGTGCTGCAAAAGAACCCGTCATCATATTCTCAAGGGGAATGTCAGAGGACGTCAAGCACACGCTCAAGGTGAACTACGACAGAGGAAGTCTTCGTGTTGTGCCAGTAGGCGTGCCATTTGACCTTGAAGGAATGAACTCGTTGATCGACATTTCAGTCGTGTCAGGATGTGACCTAACCTCAAGCCTGAAAGGTGACCTGATCAGCAGCATCAAGTTTGAATGTCTCCCATGTGTAGATCAGGTGACAATTTTCCACGGTCGCACGATCGTGACTAACACGTCTACCCACGACCGCGTCAGGGAACACGTTGCTGAGCTAAGGAAACGCCGCGAGAATGTCAGCATTGAGGACGTGTCCATGTTGCTCGACAAACGCATCAAGTCATTGAGTCCGAACCATGTCGTGATACGCCTGCCGAATGATAAGGATTTCGTCATCAATTCACAAGCGATAGACTACACTTTACGAGCGATCAAATCCATCGTTGATTATGGCGTGACAGATGACGGTCTGCCGATCACGACAGAACTTGCCTCTCAAGTGTACGCTGACAGATGCTACGAGATGCTCACGAACGTGGGCGCTTATCTAGCGTAGTACTACGGTCGACGAGGCCGATTTGTTCTCGCTGCACGTCCTGCTTTCTTTTGTGTAGCTGCAGGCTCCGGAGCGAATTTGTCCTTGTCAATCACGTTGGCACTCACCAAATGATCGATCACTTTCTTGATCTCGTCAGCACCCAGGTTCGTTGCCTTCGCAGCGGCAGCAACAACGTTATTGACAGTTTGCTTTGGCTGCGCATTCGTGCCGGTCGGTGCGGGAGGCTGTTGACCAGGCGTGTTAGGAGACGAAGGGCTAGTTCCTGTGCCCGCTGTTGCGGGCGCCGTGCCAGAAGCTCCACCAGTGGGTTGTCCCTGTCCGGCCTGTTGAGCTGCAGTCATGCCTTTGAAAATCTCTGCCGCACCAGAAAGTGCTCCCTTGACAGCTTGTGTGATTGTGCTGAGTTCTGAAAGCTTGATGCTAGCAATTTGCTCTGCTAGATCTTTGGGATTTTCGATGTATCGATTGGGCAATAAACCCTTCTTGATGATGTTCGACAGCTGGTTTAGGCTTTTTTTTACCGGTTTTGTTGTACTTCCACGAAGTCCACTAATGCTCTGTTTGTCGGCATTAGTTACGTCGCCACCTTTTGCAGCGATGATTTCAGCAAGCGTCTTGTCTCCCTTCATCTCATCTTGTGAGATGTTAAGTTGTGATTGCATGAGGCTTGGGAACGTATCGAAAAATTCCTCAAGTTTCTCGCAGAATTCACCTGCATCCAAGAGCGGATTGTCTGTCTCCTTACTCCGGAGTGCATTGATGATCTTCTTGAAGAAGCGACCCCCGCCCTCTTTCCCACCAACGATGTCGCTGATGTCAGACATGACTTTCTTCTTTGCGTTCGTCAATTCTCCCAACGATCCAAAGTTGACGCCGTTCAATTTCTTGAACAGTTCACCAGCCTGGATCACTTGCTGTTTGTCGAACGCTTCAATGATCAGTGCATCTGTGTAGTCCCATTGCTCATCAATGACATGCAAGCGTTCACGAAGATCGTTTAGGCGCTTGACTTCGTACCGTTCCTTGAGCGATTGTGCCATGTTTAGTTCACCTTGCTGTTTACTACGTCTAAGTATGCGGTATCATTAGAGATGAAGGTACCTCATGAGCAATCATCTTAATCCACACGATCAGATCAGCAAGGCAGCTTGGACCCTAATGGAGGGCATCAAGGACTCTGTCAACAACAACGTCACGACAGCAACACGTACTGCACTCAAGGTTGATCCTCAGGTGCTTGTCAAGTTGCTTGCAATCATCAATTCCTCGATCGAGGAAGGTTTTCACAAGGGTTCGAAGACGTTCTCTCGAGCTGTTGCGGGAGTGATCGAGAAGGTTGAAGAGAACGCAGTTGACCTGGCAAAGTAAGGTCTGACGCGTGGCGACCGGTCTGAAACACCTGATCACGTGTCGATGTATCTTGCCACAATTCAAACGTGCTAAGGATCCGCCCTCACACCAGTTCGTTGTTTTCTCTGTAATAGAGGACGATGGATCTGCTCGTGTGAAGTTCGCACAGTGTAACAACTGCGGAATCGTTCATAAGGTGCTTGACGTTTGTAAGTCCGAGATCGTTTCACGTGAATCGATGAAGTCGCTAGTGACGATCGAGGATGTACGTGTTGGCATGAACGCAAATCTCGTTGAGTTGTTAGAATTGAACAAGGCTGATCTTCCAACCTGGGAATCTGTGAAGTTCATCATTGACAACAAACAATGGGGGTCATTTGTTGTGCTATCGACGGATGAAGAAGCAGGTCTCAGGCAAGGAAAGTACCTACGCATCTTTGGTGAGGATCTTTACAAGGTTGAGACGTTCACCCGTGAGGAGGTAGTCAAGTGACAACATTGTATGGAGAGGCACAATCTGAGAAGCGCGCCGCGGAAAATCAGGTGTGTCGTCAGATCGTGCGAGAGATCAACAACTTTGGCGTCACGCAACGACAGACGCTTCTGGTCATCTATTTGCTAGCTTCAGAGCTTGAGAGCATGGAACAAACACGTGCTATCACGTCCCTGGTGAGAGAGCTCGGCGGCGAGGACCTATTCCTGATTGGGACACCTGAACCTGACCACGAGATTACGGGAGGAAATGATGGGACGCCAAACGTTTGAGAACAAAGGATCGGAACATGCAGCACGCACTCGCAATGGGATGCCTGCCGAAATGCTTGAGCAGATGTTCATGCCTCAGGTCGACAACACGAGGATGGTGTTCCTTCACGGTGACGTGACAGAGAATGCGATTTCGAACGTCATTGCACAGATGCTCGTGCTGGCAAACGTCAGTCAAGCGCCAATCTATCTGATCGTGTCAACGTACGGAGGTTCTCTTGATGAGATGTTTAGCCTCTACGATACGATGAGGTTCCTACCATGTCCTGTGCACACCGTTGCGTTGGGAAAGGTGATGTCAGCCGGTGTTCTACTGCTAGCGGCAGGAACAAAGGGAAAGAGACTCATCGGCGCGTCGGCTAGGATCATGATGCATCCTCTCAGCGCTGGTCTATACGGAAACATCTTTGAGATCGAGAATGAGACGAACGAGGCAAAGCGCCTTCAGAAGCTCATGGTAGACGCTCTTGTCAATGAGTCAAAGATGACCCAAGTTCAAGTTGAGAAAGTCATGAGACGTGGTCTCGATTACTACATCACACCTGACGATGCGATCAAGTTCGGGATTGTTGACAAGGTCATTGGTACCAACAAGTAGTGTACATTTGCCTCACAGAATGATACTGTGAGTCCAAATGACCTATCCGGACTACACGCCCTATTTTCCTTTCGAAAACATCCGTGATGAGCAACGAAAGGCGATAGAGTTCGCGCTTGATGCGTTTCTCAATCAGAAAAAGCGCTTCGTCATCCTCGATGCTGGTACAGGCATTGGCAAGTCTGTTATCGGCGTTACGCTAGCGAGGTTTCTAGAGGAACACGGTGGTCAATCGTACGTAAAGAACGTTGACGGAGAGAGCGACCCGGTGAAGGGTTCGTACTTCATCACAACGCAGAAGATCCTGCAGCAGCAATACATTGACGATTTTGGTCCTGGGTCGGGCAGGAATCTCATGCGATCGCTCAAATCTGCGAACAACTACTGTTGCCGCTTCTACGCTGACCTTCGATGTTCTGATTCACGTCGATTGCTCAAACAGATGGGCAAGTCAATTGACGACACGCCTTTCGCAAAGTGCTGCAAGAAGGCGTGTCCGTACGTGTTAGACAAGCAGGAGTTCCTCGAGCATCCACTTGGCATCACGAACTTTTCGTACTTCCTGGCTGAGACGATGTACGCAAAGCAACTTACGCCACGGTCATTGCTGGTCATCGACGAGTGTCACAATGTGGAGAACGAGCTCGGCAAGTTCATCGAGGTCACATTCTCAGAACGGTTTGCAAAGACGCTAGGTTGTAAGGTTCCCAGGCTAAGCACACCCGCAGAGGTGTTCGAGTGGGTTCAGGGACCTTACAAGAAGGCTGTTGCAAAGCTGATGTCGGGCTTGACGAAGCGCATGAATGAGATCTTCAAGTCAGACAGCGCCGACCACACGGGCTTGAACGATGTCGGCAAGCGGTACGAGATGCTCGACAAGCACATCTGTAAAATCAACCGCTTCATCGAGGTATACAACCCCGACAATTGGGTCATGAATTACGTGAGGCCCGACTCGAAGGACAACAACGCAGGACGAAAGTTCGAGTTCAAGCCGGTCGACGTTTCAGCCTACGGTGAGTCGCACCTGTACAGGTTTGGAAGTCGCGTGTTGTTGATGTCAGCCACAGTCATCAACAAGGACGTCTTCTGCAAGTCAGTAGGCATCAATCCTGACGACGCTGCATACATGCATCTTCCATCTCCGTTCCCTGTCGCGAACAGGCCCATCCATTACCTCGCGGTCGGAAGCATGTCACGAGCGAACATCGAGACAACGCTGCCGAAGCTCGCGCTCGTTGTGGGTCAACTGCTCGACCTGCACAAGGACGAGAAGGGCATCTGTCACTGTGTCAATTATAAGATCGCAAAGTACATCGTTGACACGCTCAAGTCGCCGAGGCTGTTGCTTCACAATTCAGATAATCGTGATGAGATGATCGATTTTCATCTGAAGTGTCCGGATCCAACTGTCCTCATCAGTCCCTCAATGACGGAGGGCGTTGACCTTGTTGATGACGCCAGCAGGTTTCAGATTCTCTGCAAGGTTCCCTTCCCGTACCTGGGTGACCAGGTCGTGCAGCTACGTAAAGAAAAGAATCCCGACTGGTATGCGTGTCAGACGGTACGTTCGATCGTCCAGGCGTTCGGTAGATCGGTCAGGAATGAACGGGATCACGCAACTTCATACATTCTCGACACTGACTGGGAACGGCTCTACAAAGCCAATCACCAGATGTTTCCAAGTGAATTTTTGGCTGCGCTCACCTAAGCCTACGGGACACGCTCGTAGCATAAATTGTTTTACGACTGTGTGAGAGCGATATAGATATTGATCGAGGTTAATAAACATGGAAACAGACAACAAGGTGATCGCGAAGTGGACAGAGCTCAAGGCAGTGATCGATGGACTGGAATATGACATCGCAAAGAATGCCCGTGGCGTTGCGGCTGCTGGCGTTCGCTCGAGGAAGGGATTGCGTACCCTGAAGCTCAAGGCTGCTGAGCTTGTGAAGCTCACTGTCGTCCTTGACAAGGACAAGCGTGCATCCCGTCCGCCGCGCGACAAGAAGGCAAAGACACCCGGGGAAGCTGCAGTCGCCTCAAGCGACGATGACGAGTGAAACGCCTGAACTGAGCAGTGATGAGGCCCCGGCTGCCGCAGCCGGGGCTTCGTCGTTTCTAGCGCCTAGTTATGTGAACAGGAGAGATAGCATATGCCGGCACCGAAAGCAGCACTTCGTGACATTCATGAACTTCGTCTAGATCCGACGAAGCCACACAAAGTTTCACACGTAACCGGTCATCTGGTTGATGCTGATGCTGCAGCAAAGATCGTTGTGAAGCCACCCGTAGTTGTTCCTGCAGCACACGTCGTGGTGCCTGTCGCACCGCCTATTTCTGTCGTGGTAGAGCCGATTGTTACTGCGGTTCAAGCGGACGAAAAAGAATATGTCGGTGAGGTTCTTGATGACAAGGGCGAACTGGTCGCAGAGGTCGACGTCAAGATCGAGACAGCTTCAGATGGCACGCAGACAGAGGACGTGACTGTGATTGCCAGCAGCAAGAAATCACGCGGCAAGAAGCCTGTCACTCCTGCGAGCTGATACTACGAAATCTTCCGAATCTTCTCGAAGATTGCTTTTTCGATCTGACAGATGCGCATGCGCGTCAGGTCGTAGATCTGACCAATCTTCTGTAGGGTGTGAGGACCGTTCTGTGCAGCAATCATGACGCAATTATGTTCCTCTTCACAAGGAATCCAGTGAGGACAACGTTTCCGTTGACAACTGACACCACATTGCGCTTGCACTGCGAAACAGGTTGTGCCGTCCACGACTCGGCTAGGTTCATCCTTGACGACGTTGAGGTGCTTCTTATTGTCTTGATCCATTGATTAGTTGTCCGCCAGTTGATATTGTTACCCAAGAAGGCCGTACTGTACAAAAACTCAAAGGAAACGAAACAGTTCATGATCAGCGCGCACAAGAAGGTAACACTTTCAGGAGAGCAGATGAGCGACAAGAAGACGTACATTCTGGATACAAACGTACTCCTCAGTGATCCCAATTCGATCTTCTCCTTCAAGGAGCATGACGTTGTGATCCCGCTTGTTGTTCTCGAGGAGCTTGACAGGCACAAGAGCCGGCCTGATGAGGTCGGTCGTAACGCGAGGGAGGTCACTCGTTCACTCGACAACCTGCGAGAAAAAGGTAGCCTGGTCACAGGTGTGGAACTAAAGGACAATGGCACGCTGCGTGTCGCTGTTCCTGAGACTGCCTCAGCGACCAACTTGCCCCCGGGTCTGCAGGCTGACAAGCCAGACAATCTGATCATCTCGTTTGCACTGTCAATGGCAAGCGCTGGTGCTATCCTTGTATCAAAGGACATCAACGTTCGCATCAAGTGTGATAGTCTTGGTGTGAAGTGTGAAGATTACCGCAAGATGCGCGTCGCCGATGACCCGCAGAAGTTCTACCGTGGAGTTGCGGTTATCGAGGTACCTGAGCAATCGGTAGATGAGTTCTACAAGAATGGTCAGATCGCTCTTCCAGAAGAGCAGCTTAGGTCAAACAAGATCTATCCCAACCAGATCGTAATCATCAAGAATGTCCGTGACGGACAGACGTCAAAGTCTGCGATCGCAAAGTGTCTCAATCCTGATGAGCCTCTCGTTGCGATCGCAAAGATCGATCAGGCGTACGGTCTCAAACCCAGGAACAAGGAACAGACGTTCTCTCTTGATCTGCTGTTTGATGACAACATCAAGCTTCTGACCCTTGTGGGTCCCAGCGGGACTGGCAAGACCTTGCTAGCACTTGCCGCAGGGCTTGAGCAATTGAAAGGCGCAGGAGATGTATCAAAGGCAAAGTACGACAAGCTAGTCGTCACACGTCCTGTGCAGCCAGTTGGCAAGGACATCGGTTTCCTTCCTGGAACGCTCGAGGAGAAGATGGAACCCTGGATTGCACCTATCAGGGACAACCTTAACTTCCTATTTGATTCACGTAGGACGCGTCCCAAGCCGCAGAGAAATGGAGCTCAGGGTCGTGGTCAACATGATGATGACTTCTACCTGCAGTTGATGCAGGATCGTGGTCTCATTGAGATTGAGGCGATCACG